TACTCGAAGTCCATCTCCATCATCTTCTTCATGTTGGCATAGTTTCTGGCTTGTAGGGCTGTGACTTCCGTGCCGTCAGGTCGGATGATGCACACCTTGTTTTTGACTTGTTGGATGACGCCTCGCTTCTGCCCAGCGACAATGACTGTGTCTTGGAAGTCGACGTTGCCTGGTAGGTCGTAGCGGAACAGGACCTCGCCTGTGATGTTGTCGTGAGTTCCAGCCTTGCCTTTTTCGGTGGCCCACTTCATGACCTTGCCGAAGGCGACCTTGCCCACTCCCTTCACATCCTTCTTCTTGACCTCTCCATCCCAGAGAATCAGGTCGATGAGCTTGTAGTGCTTCATGGCGTAGCCGCCACTGATGGCCCAATCCTTGAGGTATTGCTGGATGTGCGCTGGGGCTGTGGCCTTCTGAGGGTTGGCTCGTACCTGCTGGGTCATAAGCAGCGTGGTGTTGTTCAACCCGTACAGTCCCCGCGTGTAGGGGATGTACATGCTGAAGAAGCGCTGCATCATCATGGCGTGTGCGGCACGCTTGTCGTTGTCTTCGAGGGACTTGTCCAAGTTGGCCAGCGGATTGAGGCTGTTCAGTGAGTCGATGCCGATGATGCTCACCACGTTGGTGCTCACCAGTCGGATGACCATATCCAGCATCTCCTCGCCGTAGGCACCACGGATGATTTCCAGCCGTCCGATGCCTTGTCGGTACGGCATGAGCTCATCTTCGGAGAAAAGGGGTAGTCCCCGCTCCATGCGCGCTTGCTGCCACTGCTGAATCATGACTTCGGGATAGGGCACTACGAGACCAGCCTTGATGGCTTGGTCGAAGGGGAACGTCCCCTCACCGATGACGTAGGCTCCGACGAAGTTCTGTCCGTACAGCTTCTGTTGCATCGCCAGGTAACGCAGCAGCAGCCAGGTCTTGCCGGAGTTGTCCGGCCCGCTGATGAAGCAGGCTCCACCAGCTGGAGGCCCACCACCCAGGTCAATGTCCAGCTCCATGATGCCGCAGGGCCTACGGAGCATGTGTGGATTGGGCGCTTCATGCACCGGCACGGCTAGGCGACGCCCGTCCTCCGTCACGGTGTTGACGATGGCGTCTAGGGCTAGTCGGCCTTCTTCGGCGCTGGTGATGCCACCAAGGGGCGGGGCGCTGGTAGACGGCGCCTTGGGTTCCGGCGCTGCCTTCCTAGCCTTCGGCTTCTTGATGACCGAAGCCGCCTTGGCGGCCTTCTTCTTAGTACGGGTTGTCGTCTTTTTCTTGGCTGCCATCCTGGTTCATCAGCCCCTCGAAGGGCTTGCTCCCACATTTGGCACAGAGGATGACGTTGCCATGCCGGGAGAGCTCGCTGCCACACTCGGGACATCCCTCGTTGGCTAGCTTCTCGAGCTTCTCCTGGTCCACGCCGGACGTCTCATCCACTGCGTATTTGTCCATCCCATCCTTCAAGTCGGTACTCATGGCCAGTTCCTTTCTGAGCGGTACGCTCTTCTTGAAGGTTACACGAAGCATCGGCACGCCTGCCACCCTGTCGGTCTTTTCACCGAAGGAGGCAGGCATGGTTCCCCGCTGTTCTTTTACCCGAAACTGGCCGAATCCGTCGTACATGACCTCTCCATCCTCGCTGAGCGCTTCGATGAGCTGAGAGGCAAATTCTCGGGTGACCGTGCTGACCTGCGAAGGACTGAGCCCCAATGCGAAGGCGGTAGCCACATCCAGGTCCTTCTTCCTCTTCACTTGGCGGACCCCCAAGACGCACCTTTGCCGGCGTCCACTTCTAGGCGAACGTCGAGGTCTCGAGAGAAGGGATGCTCCATGAGGTCGCAGATTTCAGGAAGCACGCGCTCCACGTTCTCGTTAGGGCACTCGAAGACCAGCTCGTCATGGACCTGTAGCAGCATCTTGCAGCCGAAACGGTACTCGAGCCCCACCTTGTCGATGAGAATCTGTGCCATCTTCACCACGTCAGCGGCAGAGCCCTGAATCTGAGTGTTGACCGCTACTCGTTCTCCACGACCACGCTCGTCACGCCGGCTGGAGCGAATCTCCGGTACGTTGCGCCTGCGCCCGAGAATGGTGAAGGCGTAGCCCGTCTGCTCGGTTTCGTCGATGGCTTCTTGGTAGAACTGGGTGACGGCCGGGTAGGTCTTCTTGTACTGCTCAATCTTCTGAACGGCCTCTTCGTCTGAGCATCCGAGGGAGGTGGCTAACTTGCCGGGGCCCATGCCGTAGTTCAGCCCGAAGCCGATGTTCTTGGCGGCGGACCGAGCATGGATGCACTGCAGCACGTAGTCAGTCATCGCCTGCTCGCTGAGCTCGCCCTGCTTGACGGCCTTGTCGGTCTTCTTTGCTGCCTTCAGGTCCTCGTAGGGGATTCCGAACATGAGGCTGGCGTTGCCCATGTGGATGTCCCATTGACGGCGGAAGATGTCTATCATGTCCGCCTCACGAGAAGCGCAGGCCAGTAGGCGCATCTCCAGCTGCTCGTAGTCAATCGCGATGATGCTGTTGCCCGGCTCGGCGATGAACGCGTCTCGCAGGTGCCACTTGTCGTTCTCCAGGCGCGGTATGTTCTGGAGGTTCGGGTCGCTGGAGCTCAGTCGGCCAGTGCGCGCGACGTCCTGGTTGAACCGCGAGTGGATGCGGTCAGCTGGGTCTAGCAGGTCATGGAGGCCGACGATGTAGGTGCCATGCAGCTTCGCGTACTCACGAAACTGTAGGATGAGGTCGACCATCTTGTGCCTGCCCTGGTAGTGCTCCAGGAAGTGCGAATCGATGCTCGGCTCGCGGGTGCCACTCTTGCCTCCCTTGGTCCACCGCACGGGCTTCAAGCCCTCCTGCTCGATGAAGTAGCGACGCAGTTGTGGCGTGCTGTTGGGGTTGAGCGGGAAGCCGGCCAGACTGGTGATTTCACGCCTGATGCGGTCAATCTCCTTGCGCGCTTTGGGCTCCGCCAGCTCCAGTCGCTCACGGTCGACCTTGATGCCGTGCCTCTCCATCCGCCAGAGCACCTTGGTGTAGGGAATCTCCGTCTTGTAGAACAGGTCCCAGAGCGTCTGGATGTAGGGAGACGTGTCTCGAAAGAGTGAGTGGGTTACCGCATCCTCGAGTTGCTTACGCAGCTCATCGTAGAGGCGTAGCGTGCCCCAGGCGTCGTTGGCCGCATACTCGACGAGCAGCGCCATGTTTTCCCGCTCTGCCCGTCGGATGACTTCCTCGGCGCTCTGGCGCTTGCCAATCTTGCCGAAGGAGTCCTCGAAGTCGGCCCACGTCCAGCCCAAAATGTGCTGAGCCATGAACTTGAGCTTGTGCGGTTTGTCCTCGTAGAGCAGCGCGTGCATCACCTGGGTGTCAATGCACTTGCCCGCCAAGTGAGCGCCGACGTTGCCTAGGATGTGCATGTCGTACTTGGCGTTGGCGAACAGCCAGTGCTTCGCAGGGTCGTCGAAGACCTTTTGGAAGTAAGGAAGAACGTCCGCGCGCAGCGTTGCCCGCTTCCCCGGCCAGGCTAGTGACCAGTAGAGCGGGATGTCCTTCCAGACGCACAGGCCGGTAGTCTCGGTGTCGATAGCTAGCAAAGGTTGGTCGGAAACTTCCTTCACCAGCTCTGCGAATTTGGGGTCACTGACGTTGTCGCCGCTGAAGTAGAGAGTCGGCGGCAGGTCGATGTTCCATCCCATATGTCACCTGGTGGGCCCGCCCCGGAGGGCGGGCCCTGGTGGAGTTACTGTTTGTTCATCGTGCTGTTGAGATGCTGCAGCGCAGCATTGAGGTCCGCACCCGTCTGCACCTGAGGCGCTGCCGGCGGGGTGACTGCCGGCGGAGGGGGCGGCGGCGCCACTGGCTGCGGCGGAGTAGCCTGCACCTGTGGGACCGGAGGCATCGGCGGGGGCTGCGGCGGCATGGGTGCCGGAGCGCCCATCGGCGGGGGCTGTACGTAGACTGGCTGGCCCGCGGGCGAGACTGGCTGGCCCTGCATGTTCATCGGCACTCCAGGTGGAGGTTGCCATCCTGACTGAGGACCGGGTGCTCCTTGCGGGGCCGGCGGCTGCGCGGGTGCCTCGCCGCTCAGGTTCCACAGCTTGCGCTGAGTATCGATGGGCGTGGCTGCGAACTTCTTGGAGAGGTCGATGGGCTTGATGTCCTTCAGCGCTTCTGCGTCCTGCACCTGGACGGGTCTGGGGTTGCTGAAGCTGATGATGTTCAGGAAGGTCTGCTGACCCCGAGAGCCCTGCTTCATCACCTGCAAGTCCACGTCGAAGATGCTGGCGCGTTGTGGGGCCTGGCAGGCGCTGCAGGCAATCTCCTCGTGTGGGTAGAGCGTCTGACCACACTGCGCACAGTGATGCGGGAAGTTCGCCATCTGGTCCTGCTGCTCGGGCGTCATGGTCGTGTTGTTCGGGTCGAACAGGAAGGCTCGACACTGCGGATTGCCACAGAAGTAGCCTCGCGAGGTCACGCAGTTCTGATTGCCGCAGCTCACGCAGCTGTTGCGGATGACCTTGGCGTACTTGACCAGGGTGTCCTTGTAGGTGGTGCCCATCGACCAGGGGCAAAGGTGACCCTGCTTCCACGGTTTGCCTTGGTAGCGAGGGTCGTTCGGGCTGGCCTTCACCCATTCGGTGTACGGCTGGCCTTCCTTGTTGGTGCGAACCTGGCCGTTGCCATCGACCTGCGGGACCTGGAAGTAGATGCCGTAGTCCCAAGTCGTGAAGACGAATTGGTCACGCGCACTCATGCGGTTGGGTCCACGCGTCTTGTCGCCGCGAGCCTTCTTGGCCCTGCGCTCATCGACGTCCTCCCAGAACATGTCGCAGCCCAGGCAGGGTTCACGCTTGTCCTTGAACAGGAATGCCGGCCCAGCGCTGCAGATGGCGCCACGGTGGGACGAGGCATGGTAGTGCTCTCGCACCTTCAGGTAGGGCAGCACCTCCTCGTAGATGTCGCCTTCCTCATTGCAGACGAGCTGCTTGTAGTCGCCTCGAATCAGGCGAACGGTGTCCGGCGTGTGCTCGCTGAGCTGGAAGCATCCCTTCCAGTAGGGTTCGCCCCCACCACCTCGTCGGGGTCGGCGCTCAGTGGTCGCCGACTTCTGAATGAAGCTGCCCTGGCCGTAGCCCGGGATGCCCTGCAGATTGTTCTGGTCTTTACCGAATGACATTGTGTTTCTCCTGATTGCTCATCAACCACTGTTCGTAGATAGGCGCTCTCGCCAACTGTTCACTCGCCTCGCTGGGCGTTAAGTCATCTGGCTGCGCATCCTCATCGCCGAGCAGCCGAGTTGGGTACTCGATGATGTGGGTGGACAGTACTTTGCTAAGTCTGTGTGCGGCATCCTCATTGCACTGCCGCCCCGGCCCGTCGTTGTCCGTGAAGATGTACACCCGGGCTCCCAGGCGTTCAAGAATCCACTGTTGCTCCCAGGACAAATAACTTCCGAGGAGAGCGACCACGTTCCTTATGCCGCATTGCCACAACCACATTGCGGCCTTGAACCCCTCGACTATCACGAGGTAGGCGTCCGCCGGGCTCTGCCCGAAGGCGTCGGGGTACAAGGAGTTCGCGTTCCAGAGCAGGGCTCGTTTGTCCCACCCGTGTCGCGGCGGGTAGTGCCACACCTGGTACTCGCTGTCGTACACCTTGTACTTTGGCCACTGCTCTCCGTAGACCGCCCTGCCACTGATGCCTACCAGCTTCCCCTTCAGGTCTCGCAGCGGGAAGGTGATGCGCTTGTGCCAACCATCCCAGCCAACGTCGAAATGCTGCAGAGTGGACTGGGCGAAGTTGGGGAGTAGGTTCTGCGTATCGTGGTCGAAGAGCCCGAGCATGGCTTCATCCATCGGCTGGAGCTCGAAGACCCCGGGACGCATTGGGTCGGGCGGCGCTGGGATGTTGTTCGACGCAGCCTCGATGAGGTCTCGGTACTTCAGCTCGATGACCTGGCGGGTGAGGCCGAGGTCACGGAGGAAGGTGTAGAGATTACCCTTCGCCTTGCACGCGTGGCAGAAGAACAGCCCGTTCGTCAGCGACATGGCGAACGATGGGTTCTGCTCCTCCGTGCCATCCGACTTCAGGTGGAAGGGGCAGATGGCCATGATGTTCTCGGACCCCGAGCGCCTGACCTTTCTCAGGTGCTGGTAGCTCAGCATGAAGACTTCTTCTGAGACGTCCATCATCTACTGAGGTAGTCCGCCACGCGGTTCTGCATCTGCATGACGTCCTCCTCCCCTCGAGCTTTCTTGGCCGCCTTCTTCTTACCAGGTACTTTCGGGTTGCCACCCTCTGATTCGGCGTCTTGCTCCTTGGCCTTCTCAGCCTCTTTCTCGGTGATGGGCCCGGCGTAGTCGAAGTTGGTTGCCGGTACACCGTAGATGCGGAAGCCGTTGAGCTCGAACTCACGTGAGCCGGCAAGTAGGAGAGCGATGGTTGGCTGCTGTCGCTCGTTGATGACGCGAGCAATGATGGTGCCGTCTTGGCTGAGCGCGTCACTGAAGGCTACCTCATCCAGGTTGGCCTCTTGGTGCTTCGCCGCATCTCGGTTCGCTTGGATTGTGGCGAACACAGGCACACCCAGGTCTAGCGGGATACGCCGTAGGTCTCGGGAGATGTCACGTACGCGCTCGTTGTCCTTCTGCCTCCGGCCGCCCCGGATGTTGCTCATCAGGTACATGCCGTCGATGAAGGCCAGGTCGGGCTTGTGCGTCTCAATCTTCGAGCGGAACCAGGGGACGGTGTCTCCACCTTCTGGTGCGTCTTGGCCCGACAAGCACACTGTGGTCTGCGCCGTGCGAAGCGCGTGAACCATTCGGCGAGTGATGTACAACGACTCTCGTTCCTGGGCTGACAGGTTAGCTTTGCGGTACTCCTGGTAGCGAATTCTGGCCAGGGCTGCTGACACACGCATGAAGATGTTGTCGGGGGTCATCTCCTTCGTGTAGATGAGCAGCCGCTTACCGCACTCGTAGTAGTAGGCGATGAGTGCGGCCAGCACCCATGACTTCATAGACTTCGGCCGACCGTAGAAGATGATGTAGTCCTCTTTCTCCACACCGCCGGTAGCATCCTGCAGTGGATACCAAGGCCAGCTGGCGACGGAGAGGTCTACGCCTCTTTCCTTGAGCTCGTACTTGCCGATGGAGCGGTCGAACGCGTCTGAGAAGTGAACGTCGGTGTTCTTCGACGTGCCCAGATTTTGGATGTCTGAGGTCAGTAGATTCAGCCTGGATGCTGCTGCTAGTGGGTCGTAGTCCACCAACTCCAGAGCACCCTGTATGCCTTGCTTGAGGTCGATGCTGAGCCGGGCTTTGCGCACCTCACCGCACAATGCCTCGGTCGTCATGCTTTCGTCGTCACACAGCACGAAGTTCGGGTAGATGCTTCGCACCGCGTTGGGGCCGAGCACCGCGCCGGCAGTTTGGGGCATGGAGAAGTACGAGAGTAGGTGGCGGAAGAAGCCACGCCCCTCGTTGGTCAAGAAGTCTTCAGGAGTGATGCCCCACTGCAGTACGGTGTTGATTTCCCCGGTTCTGACAATCCGGCTGACGAGCTGCAGCTCCCATGTTGCCATTCCGTCGGTTACTCCTTCCGCGCGACCCTTATCCCGTAGGACCCCATGTGGGTTGCGCGGGGTCTTTCAGCGTAGGTGGGGGGCGTCGAACGTCAACGTTTTTTTGGGCGTACCCCAACCTGTTGGGGCTCGTCGCCGCGACGCCACAAGATGTCGGTTAGACCGACGGAGGCTCATCGTCGGAGGCGCGAAGATGCTCACCTAGGCCCGCCGGCGGACCTAGCTGAAGACCTTTCGTTTCGGTGGCCACGCCGGGCTCTACGCCCTTCATGTGCACCTTGGCGATGTCGCGCTCCATCGATTCACGCAACTGCTGCAGCAGCTTGGCAGTTTCATCTGACCACCTGATGCCTTCACCCGATACGTAAGAGCGTGTCTCTCCACTCTTCGTGTCTACCAGCGCGCCAACGGCGCTGATGCTGGGGCCAGGTGGTCGCTTCATCCAGTCGGCGCTCAGTCTCCCAAGCACCAACTGGTCAGCGTTCAGGGTTCCCTTGATGCTCATGTCTTCGGGATTCCCATGTCCTCGGAGCCATCGTCAAGCAGCTGCTTGGCGCGGCGGAAGGCTACTTCGCCAGCCATCATGATGTGAGCATCCGTCTGAGGGCACTCGATGGTGATGGAGAAGTTGCACTTCAGCTGGCCATAGTCGGCGCCGCTGGTGGGGCTGCAAGTCACTCGAGTGGTGGGCAACCCCTTCGTCTTGGCGTAGGCCGCTTCGTTGGCCAGGTAGGTGAACGGGTCCCCTCCGCCGCTGGTGGGGTCGAGACTATACTTCTGAAAGACTTCGGTCCAGCTCATGGAACCTCCACCTTCTTCGGCGTGCTGAAGACTGGGCTGATGACCCGCACCAGGGAGGCCAGGGCCTCGTCAATCTGACCTGAGGCTATGGAAGCGTCTATCCGCTTCTTGTCACACTCGTATTGGGTCTTGGTGGAAATCTTGCCCCCGAGCTCGAGGAACTTCTCTCGACCCACTGCTTGGTACAGCTCCTCCGGCTTGTAGCGCCTTTGGAACTTGTCCAGCTTGAAGTCACCACAGCTGACCTGCTTGGCTCGGGCGGCCTTGTCTGCCGCCTCCAGTTTGGTGTTGTAGTCGTCGATGAGTTCTTCGAGGTACGTGAAGAACTCGGGGTTCTGTTTGCGGAATGCTTCGAGCCGCTCTTTGGCGGCGTGGAAGTCCGCTACTTCTGGGACCTGCTCCACAGGAACCTTGTTGTGCTCACCCATCCTGTAGCTCCTCCTGAAGACGTTCGATGTCACTTGCTTCGATGCTGGGTTCTTCCAGCTGGTCGCCGTAGACCTCATGCACGAAGCGGATGTAGATTTGGCTGGCCTTCGCCATCGCTTTGACGAAGGACTCGACCGGATTCTTGAAGCGTTTGTCCTCCTTCATCCTCAGCACCCACGCTGGGTGGAAGATGGGGATGGTGAGGTACTCCACGCTGTTCTGCTCGACCGGCATGACGTACTGGCCGCGCAGTTTGCGGAGCCACTGCTTCCGCTTCTCGGTCAGCTGAGGGCTGTAGCCAGCGCCTGGGATTTTGGCTATGTGAGTAGTGCCATTCTCCGACATCATCGTGATGGACCGATTGAGCACAGCTTCGCTGGCAGCGACGCCAAGCGTCACGATGATGACTGGGTCCACGAGGTAAATCTCCTCGTGTAGTCGAGGCAGACAGCTGTTCACCTCAAGTTTGGAGGGTGGCTTGTCGATGATGACTGGCTCACGCCCGTGCTTGCCATTCCTCCATCGGAGGTTGCCCTCGAGGTCGGCGGCCTGCCCACAAGAGCGGCAGCACACCACGTTGCTGATGTAGGTGTTCTGCTCAACCTTGCACTCACGAAGTACCATGCGCAGGAATTGGCCAGACTTACCGACGAATGGACGCCCTTCAGCGTCCTCGTCTTTGCCCGGACCTTCGCCGATGACCATCATTCCTCGGACCGGACCTTCGCCGAAGACGAATTGCCCTCCAGACGAAGCACGGTACTGGCCAAGGCCGCACGCTTGGCAGCCCTCCCACTCACTGCGGAGGACTGCCAGCGACCTGGTGAAGTCAGGCATCGTACGGCCCGCGGCCCCCCGTCGGCATCTTGTCGGTCACCTCTATGCCGGACCTCTTGGCCCGAACCTTTGCGAGGGAATCCTGCAACCTGCGGCGAACGTCTTCCACAAGTTCTTTGTACCCGAGCCGGTCATCTTCTTCCAACTCGTCGAGGAAGTGGGCGGTGTCGATTGCAGAACAGCGGAACCACTTCTGCACGTCGCACATGCAGTCGTTGATGGACATGCACTGAGTGACTTTGCCCAGGCCAGCCTGCGGGTGTTGGACCATCATGTCCTTGAAGATGTAGCAAGGCTTCAGTAGGACCGTGTAGCCCTCTCCACCTCTGAAGAGGAACGACCTGGCATCGACTCCTCCTACTCCGTCAAAGCGGTTGCCCTTCGAGTTCACGAAGTATTCAATCGCTCCGATGTAGGACTCTCCTCCACGGAGAGTCACAACTGTCCAAACGCGTCCTTCAAAGATGTCGCTTTTTGCCATCGCTTTGTCTGTGGGTTGTCAACGTACTCGAAGTCGAACGGCCCACCTTCTTCGTGCGGCCACGACCTCAAGTGAGATTCGAGTTTCTGGCACATGCCATGCATCACGCCGATGTTGTCTCGGTAGATGACGATGAGAGGCGGTTTCTTACCTGCTCGGATGCGGGTCGGTCGACCCTTCAGCTGCTGGAGGCCGTTCTTGCTAGAGAAGGGCGTGCTCACCAACACGGTATCGAGCTCGGGGCAGTCCAGCCCCTCCTTGCCATATTTGGTGATGGCGAAGACCACGGGGCGTGAGTCCAGGAACTCCTGACGCCTTGCCGGCGGCACCCCGTAGGTCATCACTCCAGCGCTGCTGACCTCGTCAATCAGCGTTCTCAGGAACGCCTTCTGCCTCTTCTCCAGCTCTCGCAGAATCTTGCGATGTACTTGGTAGCGCTCCCAGTCTTGCTCCATGGAGGCCAGCTGCCCCTCCAGCTCAGCCTGCTTCGTTGGGTTGTGCGGCTTCTCGACCAGCTTCTTCTGCTTGGCGATGTTCGCCTTGAGCCGCTTGCCCTCCTTGTCGTCGAGTGCCAGTGGGGTGAGAGTTGAGCCGACGTCGGTGTTCGTCGGGGTTGGTACGTCTGAGTACAACGGCGTGTGCGGGCCCCTGGTCCACAGCGTCATGAGGTTGACCACCTCGTCCACGCTGTTGGAGAGCAGGAGCACCTTGCGCCCAGTACTCACGGCGTCGATGCAATCCTGCACCAGTACCCACAGTCGGTGACGCCACTTTCCGAGGTAGGTGTACACCTTAGAGGTGTGAATCTCACCATTGACGTCCGTGACGTCGCAGGTTGGGTCGGTCAGGTCCAGTTCCAGTCCAGTCCACTTGAAGATGATGCGAGACGGCATCATTTCTCGTAGGTCCTTGAACAGCACGCGTCCAACGTGCATGTCGGCGATGATATGCATCCCGTCATCACGTTCTGGGGTTGCAGTCAGCAAGAAGCGGAAGCCGTAGAACAACGGCGCACTCTTGGAGAACACGGGCGCGCTGAGATGATGTCCTTCATCCCAGAAGGCGGAGCCGAACCATGACCGGACCTCCTCCGGCATGGTATCCGCCCAGTTGGCGACCGAGTGGTACGTTCCGAGCACAAGGCCCTTCTTCCAGTCCTTCTTGCCGCCGGCTATGACGCCTACGCCACCGGGGACCACCAAGTGCTCTCGGATGTCGTCCATCCACTGGTGAAAGAGATTGGTGTTGTCCAGCATGATGATGGCTGGCATCTGACTGCGTGCGATGTATTCAAGAGCGATGATGGTCTTACCTTTGCCACACGCTAGTTGAAGTACGCCGCCCATCGCTTGCTGCAGCGCACCCATGGATTTCTGCTGTACGTCATCCCCGGTGGGGATGAGCTTGCCCTCAACTTTCAGGTGGTCGAGCTTGATGCGGGTCTTGAAAGAGACCTGAGTGAACCGGCGTGGGCGGCAGTCCACTACATCGAAGGGCAGAGAAGAGGGATTCCAGTACGCTCGTGGTACGAGCAGGTGGTGTGGTGCCTCCTTGTACAGGTACACGAGCTTCTCGTGGCCCGAGTAGTCCGCAATCTTGTGTGTCAGAGACTGCTTCACGCTGTTGACGTTCACAAATGACTGCGGAATCCAGAGCCAGTCGTCGATGTAGCCCTTGTTGGGGTCCCTTCGTACTACTCTCATCGTTGTTCCTCAGCCCGCCTTGGGCGCCTCGTAGGGCGTGACGGTTGAATGGTCGAAGAAGTTGGCTGCAGTGTGGCAGCCGGCCTTGCCCATGGCGCGCAGTAGGTTGTGCGCGAGCCTCCAGTACCAAGGCACGTCCACATTGTAGGGCTCCGGGACCGTCAGATAGCTAGGAATTTGCATTCCCAGCCCCGGAACGTTCATCGGTACGAAGGCGGGTAGTCCTGCCCACGACGGAGGCACCATCTGCGGGCCGGTCATGCCCTGCCAGGTTCCTTGTGGGCTCATGTTTGGGGGTAGAACAGGAGGCGCTGGGGGCCTTGGCGCACTGGTGTTCTGCCAGATTTGCTGTTGTGGTGGTGCGACCACCATCGGAGCAGTGGGTACACTCGGAACTTGGGGCAAAGATGGAATGAGATTCTGCTGTGGTGCGGCCGGGGCCGCCGCTGCAGCTTTGCGTCGGTTGGTCTCGGTGGCACAAGTACTGAAGTACTTGCATCGCTCTCGGCGATTTGAGCCATTCTGTGGGTGAACATAGGCCGGGTCATTCCCGCCGGCACACAGGACGTTGGTGGCATCCCAGCTCACGCCGTAGCACGGTACAGTCGGATTGGTCATCAAACCTCCTGGACGTTAGTCCTTCATCCGCTTCTCTTATCCCCGGACATCGAATACTCTTGCAGGAGCGGCGCCCCGCATTTACGCTGTTTTGGAGGTCTTCATGGAGAAGCTCAGCGGCCTGGTTCTGGACCCGGCGGACGACCACGACGGAGCCATCCTCCGCTCCATCTTTCCCGCCGAGTCGGACGTGCCGGAGCTCATCAAGCAGGCGGAGTACTTGAGCCCTGAACGGCGCACGAAGCTGCCGGACGACTTGTTCGCGCTGATTCTTCAGAGCGATGATGTGTCTCTGCGCAAGTACGCCTGTGCGGACGCAGGGAACACGGCACTCAGCACCGAGTACTTCATGAAGACGGCGCACAAGTTGCCGGTAGAGGCGCAGAAGGTCGCCGCCTCAAACCTCGTGAAGGCGTGTGCCTGGTATGGCATCGAGCCTCCCGAGCAGCTCGAGAAGGTTGCTATTGGTCTGCTGACCATGGGTGTTGGTGCCCTGGCTGCCCCAGGTGCTATGCGTCAGGCGAAATCCAACCTGCAGATGGCCAAGCAGTCTCCCGGCATCGTCAACCCAGAAGTGACCAAGGCCCCCGTGGTGCCGAAGATGAGGTGAAGCATGGTCGAGAAAGAAACTCGGCAGCAGTTGTGGCGAAGCATGGGACGCATCCTGCACAAGGAGGCGGAACTCGCTGAGACCTACGATATGCCGCTGAGCCCTCCACCCAGCAAGAAGGACCGCGGCAAGGAGAAGACAGTCATCGACAAGGTCGGCTCTCTGCAACCTCATGTGGACGTGTCCGGGCTCGAGCCGCCGGGAGAGGTGAAGCAGGCGTCCGTCAGTCGCTTCGCCATGCCTTCTCAGCAGCGCTACCCGCTGGACAGCTACGCCCAGGTGAAGCAGGCAGAAGCCTACTTCATGGAGAACTTCGGCCTGCTACCTCCGAGAGACCGGCATGAATACTGCGAGAATCTCGTCGGGCGGGCGGGGGAGCTGGCCATCGGCGTGAGCCCGCTCATCGAGAAGTACGGCTCGAGCACCTACGCTACCGCGGAGCAGGTGGGCATCGCCATCGACGGACGGCGCTCCATCCTGAAGGACCCGGAGCACGTGGAGCTTCTGGACAAGCTGGCACACATTCGGGTGCACACCCCACCTCAAGTCTTCGCTGATTCGCTGGCCGAGTTCGACAAGCTTGCCGGCATCGACGAGTACTACGGTCAGGACATCCCGGACCCGTACTACTCAACCTTCGGCAAGACCGCCGAGAAGCAGGAGAGCGAGACCAGCCCTGAGGGTGCCGTCGTCGTGGGCAATGAGTACGTCACTCAGAGAAAGCTGGTGGAATTCTCCAAGCGTGGGAGCGGCATCATCTCCAAACGATTCGGCGAAGACTTCCAGAAGGAGTTCACCCAGGACCCCGTGGGCATCCTCAAGTCCTTGCCGCGCGACCAGCAGCTCGTCATCATGCGGCTGGCCAACACGGACGAGGTGGTCGGCGTCACTGCGCCGTACGGCGGGTAGTCCATGGACGCTCCGCTCGATTTCGAGCAACGACTCAAGCGGGCGTTGGATAGCCTCGGCCTGCGCAAGACAGCTGCGCCCTACAAGGTGCCCGCGGGGGATGTCGGTCTACCCGAGGACGGTGATGTCGACAACACCGTGGAGGTGGAGACGACTCAGGGTGACCGCCAGGCCAGCGACGCAATCTCAGAGAAGCCGTTCCCGAATCCCGTAGGAATCAACCTGTTTCAGCACCCGAGCTCACATCCCATCGTGCTGGACCTGGCTCTGCTCAAGAAGTACGGCCCGGAGTGGATGGACTGGGAGCCGGAGATTCTGGCGTGGCGCATTCCTCAGGACTTCAGGACCGCGTCGGTCAGCGACCTGAACATGAACAAGCTGCAGGCCACGAAGACTCTGCACTACGTGGACAGCTACTGGAGTGAGTGGGAGGTCTTCGTTCCCTGCACTATGTCGTTCAACGGTTTGCTCCCGGACTTCGAGGTCATGCAGGTGCCGACGGTGGCGCAGTGCATGGTCAGCGTGGACGTGGCCAACCGCATTCGCCAGGATGTTTCATGGGGTGAAGAGCTGAAGGAGTACCTCTCCGTGGTGCACTTCCACGAGGGTATCTTCTGCCCCATCGAGCCACTCGAGTTCGTCAAGGTGGACGGTGAGGACTACCCTGTAGAGTGCGCAATAGTGCGTGAGTTGTGGCCACAGGTGCGCAAGACTGGGCGAGTCCCATCAACCAGTCCTGTTGAAGAAGAGCAGCTGCATCGACTGCTGCTCGTGCGAGAATATCTCGAGGAGAGCCGAGAGCTTCTTCGACAACAGCTGCCCCTCATCATCGATGCCTAGATTCAGCGAAGAGATAATGCTCGCCTTCGAGGACGAGCTGCAGAAAGAGGCGGCCGGCGCTGGTCAGCTCATGTCCTTTCTGCGCGCTGGAGGGCAGGCTGGGCTGCGCCGAGGCGCTGGCGTAGGCGCGGTGGGGGGCGGTCTAGCCGGCGGGCTGACCGGGCGTGAGGAGGGCGAGAGGTTCAACGTCGGCCGGGCGCTGGCGGGCGCCGCGGGCGGCGCGGCCCTCGGCGCTGGCGCCGGGCACTTCGGCTCGAGGGTGATGATGGGCCGGCGGGCCGGATTGGGGCTAGGGGAATCGGCTCGCATGGCGAAGCAGGACATCGCCGCCACCGTGCGGGGCCTGAGCCCCAAGAGGGTGACGGACGCCGAGAGGGCCAGTGAGGGGCTACGCAAAGCCATGGAGCGGGCTCCCACACAGAAGGCGCCGGTGGGCGCGCCTACGAGCGACACCGGCTACCTGCGGGCCTACCGACACATGGACGAGCAGACACGCATCCGGCGCGGTCTGCCACCCCGCTCCGTCACTCAGCCCAGCCCGCGGGCGCCCGCAGTGAGCGGCGAGGCCACCATCGCCAACCCGGGTGTGGCCCGCCGTAGGGCGCCTCAGACCGGCGAGGCTACCATTGCCTCTCCAGCTCGCCAGCGGGCGGCACAGCGCGCTGCCGAGCAAGACCTGCCCACCATCATGACCGGCGGGCCCACGCTCCAGTCAGCTGGTAAGACCACTTTGGCCTCGGCCAAGTATGCTGCCCCCGCCTGGTACACGGCGGCGCGGGGCGCCATGCAGAAAGCGCTGCCGGGCGCCCAGTCGCGCTTGATGGGCGCTGGTGCTGGCGCGTCCCTGGGAGCCGTGGGCGGGGCCGGGCTCGGCGCCGGGGTTGGCGGCGTCCGCGGCTATCAGCAGGCCCGACAGCAGGGCGCCACTAAGGGGCAGGCACTGCTCTACGGACTGGGTGGTGGAATGAAGGGCATGGCCTTGGGCGGCGCGGCCGGGTTGACCGCGGGCGGCGCGGCCGGCGGCCTGCTGCGCGGTGGAGCAGGGGTAGCGCGGCGTACGGCCGAGCTTGGGGGAGCTACCGGGGCCGTCAGTCGCTTTGGGCAGCGTCAGATGCATGCTCTCACTGGTGCTCTGCCCCAGGGCATGCCTCGACTTTCAGCTCAGCGGAGTATCGGTGTCGGCGGCGCAGACCTCGCCAGTCAGCTCAACAAGGCCAAGGCCGGTCTAGCGAAGGCTGCTCCAGGCTCAAGAGAGGCTGCCAGCGCACAGAAGCAGATAGGCTCTCTGTCGAAGGGCATGGAACATGCGCGTGCGCTCGAGCAGATGGGGGCTACCAACCTACCTGGATACGTCAAGGCTCTGGCGTCCAGGGATGCAGGTAAGGTGCTCAAGCATACGGCTGGCTCTCAGTGGCATGGCACTCCCGGTGTAGGGGGCAAGCTCATGGCCTTTGGGATGCCAGCTGGCTTCGTCGGTATGGAGACACTCGGTAAGCCGCAGCCTGGGCAAGAGGGAGAGAGCAAGCTTCGACGAGGGGCCAAGTCTGTTGCTACGAACCTGCCGTTCCTGCTTCCTATGGGTATGGCTGGTCAACTGGTTGCTTCCGGCGCTGCAGGTAAGCTGATGGGGCGCCGTGGCGGACGCGTCCCAAACCCGGAGCCAGAGGAGGCGTCGGCATCTGGGGACGTGGAGCGCATCTACTCACCGTCTGCGATGGGTAGGCCGCCGGAGGGTATGCTCACATGACCTTTCCCGGGATGTTCAACTTCAGCTGCGGAGCTGCTGGCCCGGGGCGTGGCGGCGGGTACACACCGGGGCGCATGCGCGGTGGGTTGCAGGGACAAGGTCTCGGTTACCCCAATCCCTTCTTCGACATCGCCCACACGTATCTACCGGCGACCGTCAAGGAGATGTTCAAGTACTGCCGGTACTACTTCCTGACCAACGCGCTCATCAACGCGACGGTCTTCAAGTTGAGCGAGTACCCCGTCACCGACATCATCATCGACCACGAGAACTCTGAGACGAAGAAGCGGTGGGAGGAGTACTTCCACGACCACCTGCAGTACCGGCCGTTCCAGGTTGAGTGCGGGCTCGACTACAACACGTACGGCAACTGTCTGGTCAGCCTGAGCTTCCCCTTCCAGAAGTACCTCAAGTGCCGCGGCTGCGGCTACACCGAGCGCGCGGACAAGATTCGCCCCTTCTGGAAGTTCACCAACTTCGGCTTCCGCATGACCTGTCCGCATTGTGGGACGACCGAGGAGGCCATTGCCAAGGACGTCTACCTGAAGAACGCCAGCGGCATCAAGCTGCTGCGGTGGAACGTCGAAGACATCGAGATTCAGTACAACGACATCAGCGGTGAGTGCACGTACTACTACACCATTCCCCAGCCGCTGCGCTCGGACATCGTCATCGGCAAGAAGGAAGTCGTTGAAGGCGTACCCCAAATCTTCATCCAGGCGCTGCGTCAACAGAAGGGCATCATCTTCAGCAAGGACAACCTCTTCCACCTCAAGCGCCCGACGCTGGCGTGGCAAGACCGCGGCTGGGGCATCCCGCTCATCCTGCCGGTGCTCAAGGATACGTTCTACCTGCAAATCATGAAGAAGGCGCAGGAGGCGGTGCTGCTCGAGCACGTCGTCCCACTACGCGTTCTTTTCCCACAGGCGGCCTCCGGTACCAGCGACCCGTTCACCACCATCAACCTGACCCAGTGGAAGGAACAGGTCGCCAGCGAGATTGCGCGGTGGCGCTACGACCACAACTACATCCCCATCATGCCGCTGCCTCTGGGCAATCAGAGCATCGGCGGCGACGGCAAGGCTCTTCTGCTCATGCAGGAGATGCAGATGTGGTCAGAGCACATCATCATGGGGATGGGCGTGCCCCGCGAATTCCTCATGGGAGGCTTGAGCTATGCCGGCACCAACGTGTCGATGCGGATGCTCGAGAACGCGTTCATCGGTTACATCCTGCGCCACAAGCTGATGGCCAACTGGGTGATGAAGATGGTCGCCAACTACATGGAGTGGCCCGAGGCGAAGATTCGCTTCAAGCCCTTCAAGATGGCCGACGACATCCAGCGCAAGGCGTACCTGTTCCAACTCAACCAGGCGCAGAAGATTTCGGACACCACGCTGCTCGCCGATGCCGACCTCAACATGGAGGAGGAGGACGAAATCATGGTCCACGAGACGGATAAGCGTCTCGAGTCGACCAAGAAGCAGCAGCTCGCGATGGCCCAGATTCAGGGAGAGTCTCAGGTCATCATGATGAAGATGCAGGCCAAGGCACAGGAGGCCATGCAGGCTGCTCAGATGGGTCCTCAGGCTCCCGGAGAGCCAGGCGGCCCCGAGGGCCCGCTGCCGGGCATGCCGCCCGGTGCTGGCGCCCCTCCGCCCGGCGCCGCGGGCGTCCCCATGGGCGGCCCTCCAGCGCCCATGCCGGAGGCCGGGGGTGGCGGCCCGACTGGCGGCATGCCTGCTGAGGCACAGAGCCAACTCGGCGCTGGCCAGGACCTGGGCGCGCCTCCTGGGCAGGAGCAGATGGGTGTGGACCTGGTTCAACTGGCGGAGGGATACGCGGCTCAGGTCGCTCAGCTCCAGCCGGAGCAACAGGAGCTGGCGCTGCAGGCCATCGAGGCTCAGAGTCCCGAGCTTGCTCAGCTGGTGCAGCAGTTCATGTCCCTCATGATGCGCGGCCAAGCTGGGCAGCACTTGGGCGGGGAGCCCCAAGTAGACATGCGCCCACTGCCGGAGAAGCTGCCGCCGCGGCGTGAAGCGGCGATGGTCTGAACTGAGGGCTAGAGAAGAGGACCCGCACGGATGGGTCCTTTCGGGAGCCCGCTGCTCCCTCTTCTCCTCGTCGCTACTTCTTGCTCATGGAGCCGGCGACGGCACCGGCGAGGAAGCCGATGGCGGCGGCAGCGGCTTCGGAGCTGGAGTCGCGACGGACGCGGTGCTCGACGACGGTGCGGGTGCGCACGACCGGCCGCTCGACGACGACGGTGCGGGTCACCGTGTGGCGGGGGCGGCGCCCGTTGTCGCGCGAGTGGTCCGGCGTGGCCTCCTTGAAGGTGTCGTCCCAGCGCACGCGCTTGCAGTGGTGGCGCCGCTGGCAGTCGAACACCTCTTCGGGGACGCGCACGACGGGCACGCGCTCGGTTTCGGCGAAGGGCCCATCCTTGCGGATGAGGTACCACTGCCGTTCACCGTGCAGGTACTCGAAGAGGGCATCGCTGATGCCGATGTCCCAGTTGCGCCAACGACGGACGGGATTGCCTGAGGGGGTTCGGAGATTCATCATTTGCTTCTTGCTCCTGGCTCTACGCCATACTGGCCGAGAGAACTCGGCTGTGAGGTTTCCCGGCTGCCTAAGCACTCGCGCCCGCCGGGAGGGCGCTTTGGTCGTCGGTGTTCTACACCTGCGGTGCTTGCTCCCGCAGAGTCTTTCCGGTCTAGCGGCGCGGGCGTCAGACTCGAACGCCGGAGAGCCTCATCTGGTCAATGTGGTTCCTCTCCATAATTCTTATCCCCGACTGAGCATCAATTTTGCAGCTAGAAGAAAGGCCACGTTGTTGTGGCCTTCCCTCTACTCGAACTCGTCAACCACTGATTGTTCTTCAGTGCAGATGACGATGTGCCCCCAGTCGGCCGGCTTGCTACGCCATCGGCTGGGTACGATGCACCAGATAACCGGAATGCCTTTGGGTGGCTTGTCCGGCGCGGAGCCGTCACCGTCAGTCAAGTAGATGATGACGTCGGGGCGTGGCTTCAGTTTGGCGGCTCGCGCTAGCGGTTCGATGAAACTAGTGCCGCCGCGGCCTACTGGGTCGAGCCTGGGAATGTCCTTTAGCCTCACCAGCTTGAAGCCGTACTGCTGCGTGTCTGCATCAGCCCACCAGACCTGCTCCACACCGGTCTGCTCCATCAATGCGATGGCTTCGTTGTTCGCCTCGTGCAGCTGTTTGGTTCCCATGGAGCCAGAAGTGTCTCGGATGAGGCAGGGTACCCACTGCTGGTCAATCATGCCGGGTCGTAGAATGCCCCGCAGCAGTGAGCGTTTGGAGGGGCGCCGCAGGGAGAAGTCGCTGCCGCCTGAGATAGCGATACCGGAGGCGCGCCGAACGATGCGGCTGAGCGTACGCTTCCAGTCGTTCTTGGACTTCTTCTTGGGAACGCTGTCCAGCAGCTGTTTTAGGTGTCCAGGTACGGAGCCGCGACCCTGCTGCTCGACGTGCTCCCGCACGGCGTGAACTACTTCTTCTCGGGCGGATTGAACCTCGTCTTTGCTCCGGCCGAGACCACGTGACTTCAGCTCGTCTTCGACGGGGTCGTTGCTTGCACCACCGCCTGCGGAGCCGCTTACGCCGGAGCATATGTCCCAGCGCATTCCATCCTTGCCACCCTGGCCCTTCTGCTTGGAGGAGCTCTTGCCACCCTGGCCCTGGTCGTCTCCGTCCCCACTGCCAGGCGGACTTCCCATCAGCCGGTAGACCTTCTTGGCGTCTGCCTTCAGCCGCTCGAGATACTGTTCGAGCGTCTCGCCATCTGGATAGCCGTACGAACCCGGGAAAGCACCCCATGAAGGCAACTTCACTCCGGCCTGTTGAAGCGGACCGTTGATGGCCAGGTCTGCCGCGAGGGTGACCAAGTTCTCATCCTCGCCTTGTTGCAGCAGCACCTCGATGCGCTCCATGTGTTCCTGCACATGCCAGCACTCGTGGAAGAGTACGCCGGCCAAGGTCTCTGGGTCACTCAGCTCGGGGTCGTCTACAACTCGTATTGGGTCGACGGAGAGGATGCAATCTTTGCTGACCCCGAGAGTGTTCAGCCCTACGACGAATACGGGGACCAGCTTGTACTGAATCGCCGACATGTACGGCGCGAGTTTCTCGAGCTCAAGGCGGGCGAGCTCCAGTAGGTCGCCCGCCTTGTCCTCATAGTCGATAGCTGCGCTCATAGACCCAGTGCGTTCGCGTACTTGGACAGGCCCTTCTGCCCGAGGCGGTAGACGACCTCTTCGGACACCTTCTTCAACTCAGGGGTTGCGTCTGTGGAGTCGAAGTAGACGTTGTGCTTGACCAGTGCGGCAGAAGATTTGACGGCCATGTCGCTGATTTTCTTGTCCATGCATCTGCCCAGGATGTCCCAGGCCGCAGGAGCGAGCTTGAGCTGCTCTTTGCGATTGGGTCGTCCGGTGAGGTACGTCACCATGCTGGTGAGCGCTGCAGCAGTGATGTCCAACCGTTGTGGGTTGGGCGTCCAGCCGTTGGTGAGCATCTCGAGGGGCTTGGGCAGGTCGCATTCGCGCAACCAGGTCAGCCACTCCTTCATGACACCTTGGCCCACACAGGCTTGCACGAGCTCACGCTCCAGTTCTCCTCGTAGCGCCTTGCGCGCCTCAGCGGCCTTCATCTGGTTTTCGTCGCTCGGGTCGGTGACGGGCAGGTCTGGGTACAGGCATGCGGCAGTAGCCTTGGCACGGCCGGCCCAGTTCCAGGTGCGGTGGCTAGGCCATGCACCGCCAGAGTCCGCATCATCCGGTTTGGGCTGCTGGTGAATCAGGGACGGCTTGCGCTTCATGAAGCCAACCAGTTGACCGCGTACTTCGGGCCATTCGTCGGGCCAGGAGTTAGTAACTCGCTGCTCTCCTTTTAGGACTGCCTCTACACGGAGCTGCGCATTGCCGAGCAGCCAGTCAATCCACTCGTCTGCGCTGGGCGCTCTGTAGGCCACATGCGCCAGTCGGTTGGCCAGAGGGGGCTCGAGGCCGAATCCGCCAGCGGCGTACTCCGGCGGGTTCATCGCAGTGACCACTCGCACTTTGGGTGGCAGGATGTGGTCTCCAACCCTGCGTTCATTGACCACGCTGAGCAGAGCAGCCTGGACCGCAGGGCGAGCGCATGAAATCTCGTCGATGAACAAGACACCGTAGCCGGTGTCTAGGAGCTTCCTCGCTTGAGGCAGAATGCACTCAATGACCACGCCGTTGGGCGTGGCGAAGGGGGCTCCCGTGAAGTCCTCCGGCTGCTTTGTAGCCGGGTAGACGGTTTGAACATTGAGACCTACTGCTGCACCGGCGGCCTGGATGCGCTCGGATTTGCCGATGCCGGAGAGCCCTTCGATGTTCACGGGCAATCCCCAGATGCAGGCGGGATTTGTCGGCTCGCCGTGGGGGACGAGAAACGCTGTCGCTAGGAACTGTTCTAGGCTAGCCATATTCATTCAGCTGTTCGTTGACTTCTTTACACCACGCGGCAGGCATGACGGTGACCACTTGCTGCTCACCGACAATGACCGCGAACCCATCTTCTCCGTAGAAGCAGAACGGGAAGTACCGTCCGCTTGGGGTGTCTACCACACGACCGCTACGCCTGGCGTCATCAATACGCTCGGTGAGCGTCTGCATGAGCTGGGCGTCGGAGTAGCGGCGGGCGTCAGACCACCTATCTCGGAATTGCGTTAGAGCATGGTGTGTGAACACCAGTGGCTTCATCCGCCTCGTCGATATCTGCACCCGCCTTCGCATTCTCCTGTTCTCCAGCAGCGTCTCGAAGTCCCCTCCTCACATTCGCCGTGGTACGACAAGTTGCTCCAGAGCTCTAGTATGGACGAGGTGTACTCCCTCATGCATGAGATGCAGTAGAAGTCTGGAGCCTGCGTCCCTTGAAAGCAAATCGTCGATTCACCGTTCGGCGTCTGCTTTGGACGTTGGAGCCTGCCTAGTGTGGACATGCCACAAGGCTCCCAAGGTGGGATGTCACTGCTACAAATTGAGCACCTGCAGATGGAGTAGTCGCACAGCTCGGGGGCGAAGTTCCCGTAGGTCTCTTCCATGTGTTCGCGAAGCTTATCTATCGTCTCGTCCCAGCAGACCTCATCCAAGAACGACGGCTCGTAGCCATAGTCGCCCTCAGAGTTCAGCACTGGTCGGAATGTGAGTATGTTGCTCTCGTCGATGTGACCGTAGACGACCTGCACGAGCACTACATCGCTAGTCAAGTGCAGCGCCTCTCCGCATGAGTCACACTCGTGGCCTGACTGGAAGATGATGTTCTCCAGCTCAGCTTCATCCGGCGTTAGGGCAGCCGGGTCCACATCAGTTTCCTCCGTTCTACTCGAGACCATCGCCTCGAGAGGGTGAGCAGCCGTGGGTCTGGGTACATCCCGGTTTCGGGGTCCATATCCCACAACAACATCTGCATCTCCTCGACGTCGGATGTAGCGTCTAGGTGAATGCGTCGGTCCAGCTGCAGATTGCTGGGTAAGAAGTGATGCTGGCACTGCGCCCTGAGGTCGAGCTCCCGCTCGTACAGGTCGTCGTCCAGGTCGATGGAGTCAACACAGAGTCCGTAGAACTCCGGGTCGTTTATACCCGGATACTCCTGGTTCGCCCAGAAGCACCACTCACCTGGTCTAGCCAGTTCCACCAGCAGCTCGAAGTCTCGTTGGTTGCAGAACGTGACGAAGCCCTTCTGGTCCACCAGTTTGACCCGCACCCCTCCCAGCGCTCTTCCGGGTATAGGGGCGTAGAGTTTGGTGACTGTCCACCTTCTTCCGAAGATTTTGGGGTCGTCGACACTCAGGCCGACAACCCCAAAACCCTCGCTCAGCATTCGGGTTCCTGGATAGACGTTAAGGCCGCAGTATGGGTCCAAGAGCACCGTTCAGTGTCTCCACTAGATAGAGGAGGACCCCGTTCAACAGCCCGGCCACGAACATCGACCAGAACATCTAGCTCTCCGAGTCGTCCTCGCCTTCGTCCTCGGCCCGGTCGTCCTCCTCGTCCTGGTCGCCTTGGTCATCCTCACAGCCCCCGTACAGCTCGTTGATGTCCTGCTCGAGTCCCGCCCCGACGTTCCTGTCTTCTTCTTCTCTGGGTCCGCCATACATAGCTGTCTCCTTTGCGGTGGAGGGAGTCAGTCTCCCTCTCCACTACTGTTATTCCGCATGCTGCGAATGCCTTGCGGGGTATTCAGGCAGTGGAGTACGCTACAATCGACTGACGAATGGCGCGCCTAGACCCTAGTGAATCGTTCGCCGACTTCCGAGACCGCACGCTCGAGGGCATCCGTTCTCATTTCCCTGTCAAGGGAAGAACGCAGACGCTGGAGCTGGATGACCTGGAAGTCGATAGCGCAGGTATGGAGTCCGACGACATCCGTGGGCAGCATAGGGCTAAGGTAGAAGGCGCTAGTTGGAGTGCGCCGGTCTACGCCACTATGTCGCTGCGCGACAACGAGACGGGCAAGGCCAAGAAGCAGCGCATCAAGTTGGCTGAACTGCCGATGATGACCAGGCGCTACAGCTACATCGTCAATGGCCAGGAGTATCAGGTCGACAACCAGTGGCAGCTCAAGCCGGGCGTTTACACACGCCGGCGCCAGAATGGTGAGCTCGAGTCTCGTTTCAACATCGTCAACAAGCCTCACTTCGACTTGAAGTTCGAGCCGGACAAGAAGCGCTTCTTGATGGAGCGTGGGAAGTCCAGCGCCATTCCTCTCTACCCGCTGATGAAGTCTCTCGGTATCAGCGACGACGACCTGGAGAAGACGTGGGGCAAAGAGATTCTCGAGCAGAACAAGGCAGCACGCGGCGTATCAGGCGCCCTAGAGAAATTCTACAAGGCGGACCGAAAGAAGTCGGCGCCGTCCAAGGAGGAAGCAGAGCGCTACTTCTACGAGACGATGATGCAGTCAGAGCTCCGTCCAGAAGCGACCAAGCGAACGCTGGGTAAGGAGTACAGCACTGTAGAGGGCGATGCCGTCCTGCGCGCCACGAAGCGGATGTTGGAGGTACAGAGTGGTGCCCCAGAGGACGACCGAGACTCTCTCGTCTTCAAGGACCTGCGCGGAGCAGGCGACTACGCGTTCGACCGACTGACAGACTACAAGACGCGCCGTAGTCTGCAGGGCAAGATGGGGCGCCAAATCAACAACGCCAGAAGCATCCGCGACGTGATTCGTCCTGGAACCTTCGACGACCAGATTCGTAGGACCTTCACCGAGAACAAGGGCGCGACCCGCGTGCCGGAGCAAATCAATCCGGTAGAGATGATTGCTGGGTCACAGCAGACGACCGTTATGGGTCCCGGTGGCATTCAAAGCGAGAACGCCATCATGGATGAGACGAAGTTCATCAACCCGACGCACTTCGGGTTCTTGGACCCCATCCATACCCCGGAGGGCAACAAGACTGGTGTGACGCTGCATCTGCCCATGGGAGTGAGCAAGAAGGGGAAGTCTCCGGTCATCCCGGTCTACAACCTGAAAACCGGCAAGGGTGAGCGCATCACTCCTGAGCAGTTCATGGACTCTACAGTGGCGCTGCCCGACCAGATGAAGTGGAAGGACAACAAGCCCACTCCTGTTGGCAAGAAGGTCAAGGTATCCACACCCGGCAACGAGCTCGATGAGGTGGACCCGAAGGACGCGAAGTACGCGATGTACCATCCATCGCAGGCGTTCAGTATCACGAGCAACCTGGTTCCCTTCATGGGGAACACCTCTGGCAACCGTGCCAGCTATGCCACGCACCACATCGAGCAAGCCATCAGCCTCAAGGACCGGGATGTGCCTCTGGTCCAGTCTGGTACTGGTGGTCAGCGGGAGGGCCTACGTACCTTCGAGGAGCTGTTGGGTCGGGGCTCGTCGCATCCCTCGCCGATGGATGGCGAAGTAGTCAAGGTGAAGAAGGATGGCGTCATCGTTAAGGGCAAGGATGGCAAGACCCGAGAGATTCAGCTCTACAACAACTTCCCGCTCAACGATGCCAAGGCCGTCATCGACTCTACTCCGACGGTGAAGGTCGGCGATAAGGTGAAGCAGGGCCAGCCTGTTGCTGACACCAACTTCACCAAAAACGGCACGCTGGCATTGGGTAAGAACCTGCGTACTGCCTATCTGCCATTCAAGGGCTACAACTTCGAGGATGGCGTAGTCATCAGTGAGAGCGCCGCCAAGAAGCTTACTAGTGTCCACATGCACAAGCCGGACACCAGGGTCGCCGACAGCGACGTGACCGACCCGAAGAAGTTCCGGGTCTTTCACCCTGAAGCGTTCACGAAGGACCAGTACAAGCTGGTCGGAGATGACGGTATCGTGCGTGTTGGCACAAGGGTGCAGAAGGGAGACCCCCTCGTACTCAATACCAAGCCCTATCAACTGCGCGACAGGACTGGTATCGCCGCTGTGCGCAAGAACGCCTCAGGTGCGCAGACCGACGCCTCATTGAAATGGGACTCGGACTACGCAGGGGAGGTGGTGGGCGTACACCGCGGAAAGAAGGGCCAGATTGGCGTCCACGTTCGCACTGAAGAGCCGATGCAGGTCGGCGACAAGCTGACTGGGCGGCACGGCAACAAGGGCATCGTCACCAAGGTCATCCCTGATAAGGAGATGCCTCATACCAGAGATGGCAAGCCGATTGAGGTAGCGCTCAACCCCGCTGGCGTGCCCGGTCGTATGAATGTGGGTCAGGTGCTCGAGACTGCGGCGGCCAAGGTAGCTGAGAAGACTGGTAAGCCCTACATCGTTGAAAACTTCGAGCATGGCGTCGACCAACTCAAGCGGGTGAAATCCGACTTGAAGAAGCACGGCTTGTCGGACACTGAAGAGCTCATCGACCCGAATACTGGCAAGAGTCTAGGTAACGTCCTCGTCGGTCCGCAGCACATGCTCAAGCTGCAGCATCAGGTAGACAAGAAGGCGTCGGCCCGCTCCGGTATGAGCCTCAAGGGTGAAGAGGGAGAGGGGTATGACTACAACCTGCAGCCGGTGGGTGGCAGCAAGACCGGAGCGCAGAGCGTAGGCAACTTGGGTATCTACACACTGCTCGCTCACGGCGCCAAGGCCAACATCCGAGAGATGCAGACCTGGAAGAGCGAGGGCGAGGATACCAGCCCGGAGGGGAAGCGTTGGGCGTCTCAGCACAATGAGGTCTGGCGCGCCATCCAGAGTGGAGACCCGCTGCCGCCACCCAAGCCAACGTTCGCCTTCCACAAATTCACCGAGATGTTGAAGGCGGCTGGCATCAACGTTGAGAAGCGTGGCAACACCATGCAGCTCAACCCGCTCACCAACCAGGACATCCTGAACATGTCAGCGGGGGAGCTCTCGAAGCCAGCGGACCGGCTTCGCCAGGGCAAGCTCGATGAGAATGGCGACCCCATGCCCATGAAGGGAGGGCTGTTCGACCCGAAGCTCACCGGTGGGCACGGTGGGAAGAAGTGGACGCACTTCAAACTGGCAGAGCCAGTTCCGAATCCGGTCTTCGAGGGAGCCATCCAGCGGCTGACTGGGCTCACCGGTAAGCAGTACGAGTCAGTCGTCAACGGTGAGCAGTCCATCGACCTCAAGACGAGGAAGGTCGTACCTCTTGGCAAGGGCGCGACGGGAGGCCCCGCCATCAAGAGCATGCTCGATGGCATCGACGTGAACAAGGAGCTGGAGCAGTCCATGAAGGAGCTGGAGGCGGTGAAGCTGCCTTCTGGATTCGCTCACGGCGCCAGCACCACGAAGCTCGACAAGGCGATGAAGAAGGTGAGGCACCTTCAAGTCCTCAAGGACAAGAAGATGAGCCCCTCCGACGCCTATATGCTGGAGAACGTACCGGTCATCCCGCCGGCGATGCGCACGGTCAGCGTGCTGAAGGACGGCGGCGTTCGCTGGGGCGATTTGAACCAGCTCTACTCCGACCTCGCCCAGACCAATGGCGAGATGGGCAAGATGAAGCAGCGCTCCTACTTCGGCGACAAGGACCTGAAGGACAGTCGAAAGGATGTCTACGATGGGCTTCGCGCTTTGGTAGGTATTGGTTCCTCGCCGGCTGAGAAGGAGGCCAAGAACAAGGGCGTGCTGCAACAGATTGCTGGCAGTCAGCCGAAGAAGGGCTACTTCCAGAACACCCTGATGAACCGTCGTCAGGACATGAGCATGCGCTCGACCATCGTTCCTGAGCCGGCGATGGGGTTGGATGAGGTGGGCATTCCTCAGGAGCATGCACTCAAGCTGTTCCGTCCGTTCGTCGTCAAGAAGATGATGGACATCGGCGTGGCTCCAACTGAGTTGGATGCTCAGCACATGCTGGCCGAGAAGAAGAAGGATAAGGGGGTGTGGCGGGCGCTGGACTTGGCGATGGAGGACCGGCCGGTTCTGATGAAGCGTGACCCCGCACTGCACAAGCATTCGATGCAGGCGTTTCGCCCTTACCGTACGAGCGGGCACGCTATCAAGATTCATCCGCTGGTGACCAATGGCTACAACGCTGACTTCGATGGCGACACCATGAGCATGTTCGTCCCCATCTCCAAGGAGGCAGTGGACGAAGCCAAGCAGATGCAGCCGTCGAACAACCTGTTCAACGAGGCGCAGGGTAAGGTTACCTACACTCCGACCTTGGAGAGTTCATTAGGCTTGTACAAGATGAGCCGCGTGCGTGGTGATGGTAAACAGCAGTACAAGAACCCCACCGACGTGCTCAAAGCCGTGGAGGCGGGCAAACTGCCGATGGACGAGCTCGTCACCGTCGGTAAGATGAAGACTACTGGTGGCCGCATCATGCTCTCCTCCGCGCTGCCTAAGCCGCTGCAGAACAAGATGCTGACTGACCACAAGTTCGTCCTGGACAAGAACGGCGTTCATCAGCTCTACACAGACTTGGCGAAGAACCATCGTGCGGACTTCGGAGAGGCGGCGAACAAGCTCAAGGACTTTGGTTTCGACGCTTCCTACGGCTCAGTACGCGTGGCACATCCACAGCACAAGGGACCCAACGCCATCGCGGCTATGGAGAACCCGAAGCAGAACGTCAAGTTCCTGCCGATGGGAGCGCATACCTTGTCGCTCGACGACCTGGAACCCGACCGTGAGGTCCGAGACCGGGAAATCGCCAAGGCGCAGAAGCAGGTGGACAAGATTCGCTCCATGAAAGGACTGTCCAAGCTCGAGCGCGACCGGCGCAGCGTAGCCATCTGGGAGAAGGCGGATGCCGACATCGCTCGGAAGCATGTAGGTCGCGCTGAGGCTAGAGATGACCGCCTGCACCAGATGTTGGCGGCCGGCACTAAGCCAAGTTGGTCTCAGTACAAGCAGCTCAAGCTCGCGCCGATGGTAATGCAGGATGCGGCTAACCGGGACATCCCGACGCCCATCAAGCACTCCTACTCAGAGGGCCTCGACATGGGCGAGTACTGGACCGGGATGCATGGCGCTCGGCGAGGTACGGTCCTCAAGGTTCAGGAGGTGCAGGAGCCCGGCTACTTCTCCAAGCAGCTCATCAACACCACGATGAACATGGTGGTGAACAAGGATGACTGCGGCACCAAGCGGGGCATAGCGGTTCCGGTCGGCTCGAAGGATATCTACGACCGTGAGTTGGCAGCGCCGGTAACAGTCAAGGGAAAGACCTTCAAGCCGGGCACGATTCTGGGACCGGACCTGGTCGCTCAGATTCGCTCCCACGACAAGAACGCGCAGCTCGTTGTACGGAGCGCGCTTCGCTGCGAGCACGGTGATGGCCTCTGCCAGCACTGCGCCGGCCTGTCCGCCGACGGCACCTACTACAAGAAGGGCTCGAATCTGGGTGTGCTCTCTGCCCAGTCATTGGGTGAGCGCGCCGTGCAGCTGCCGATGAAGATGTTCCACAGCGGCGGCGTCAAGCAGGGCGGACGGGGCGGAGTGGTCGGTATGTTCGACCGCACCAAGCAGCTGACTGAGCTGCCCAAGAAGATTCCAGACGCCTCAACCCTGGCCATGCACTCGGGTACCGTCGACAAGGTAGAGCGGGACCCCACCGGCACGAACGTATGGATTGGTGGGCAACGACATCACGTGCCGAAGGACCGCTCTGGTATGCCTCTGCACATTCCCTTGCCAGGTGAGAAGGTCAAGGGTTGGCAGCCACCTAGAGTAGGGATGAAGGTGGAGGCCGGCCAGTCACTTAGCGACCCCACCCGCACCTTCGTGAATCCGCACGACCTGTACAAGGCCACGCGTAGTATGGAGAAGGTGCAGAACCATCTAGTCAACGAGCTTCACGGCATCTACTCTGAAGAGGGCGTGCGCCGACAGCACATCGAGACCGTCGTGAAGGCTATGGGTAATCTCACCCGCGTAAGGAATCCAGGAGACGCGCAGGGTATTTTGAAAGGCGAGTACCAGCCGACGTCCAGGTTGCGGGAGCTCAATCGTCAGTTGTCCCGACAGGGCAAGAAGCCCGTGCAGCACTCACCCATCCTCAAGGGCATCGACGTGATGCCACTCACCGTCCAGGAAGATTGGATGGCGAAGCTGAACTACGCTCAGCTCCAGAGAACGCTCACGGAAGGAGCTGCGATAGGAGCGAAGTCGCATCTGCACGGTACTCATCCCATCCCTGCGGCAGCCTACGGCGCCGAGTTCGGTTTGACTGAGAAGCACAAGAAGAAGTATCCGCACTTGGCCAAAGTCCCCTCCTGGTCCTACTGATGGGTCTCAAAGAGAACAAATTCTTCGACCCGCTATCCTGGCGAAGCTTCGCTCATGGGGGCTGGTCTCAACCCGAGGGGTCCATCCCAGCCTACATACACGAGGCCAGGGTCATCGATGTCAATCTGACCAACTGGACCATCGATTGCCACACCATCTTCGACCAGAAGATGTTCTTGGACGTACAGGTCGCCTCCCCCTACATGCACCCAGCTCGCGGAGAGGGGATGTATGTCATCCCGGAAGTTGGTGCGAAGTGCCTCATCTGTATTCCATCGGATGGGCCTCCGCCGTTCGTCTTGGCCTTCCTAATGCCGATGGAGACCAAGACCAAGACCACTGCCGTCACCGACCCCATCGAGGCGAATGACTCGAACGCCAGCTTTGGCGGTGGGCGCAAACGCCCCAAGCCCGGAGACATCGTCGTTCAGGGTCGTGACGGGAACTTCATGCGGCTCCACCGTGGAGGGGTTGCGGAGTTTGGAGCCAGCCAGTTGGCCCAACGCATCTGCATTCCGCTCGGCAACCTCGTCACGGACATCAGTCAGAACTACAACCACTTCAACTCTGGCGGGGCCATCAACTGGGGCGTCCGAGATGGTGGTACGAGCAACCCGGAGTCGGAGTACAGACACACCATTCGTGTGTTCGCGGATGACGAGTACGCGGACATGCGCTTCGCCATGGGCAAGTTGAAGCGCCCGGTGGCTGAGCCAGTAGGAGAAGACGGCGAGACCTCGAACTTGGAGCAGCTCGGTATCGGAACTACCGAGGACATCGTGTTCGAGATGGTACTTGCGCCCGGTGGGTTCGATGGTGGAAACGGCGACCAGAAGGATGTGAAGGAAACTCGAGACCTGACCAAGCTGCGCATCTTCTTCGACCGCGGTGGCAACGCCATGGCTCGCTTCGAGGGAGCTGTGGATATGCGTGTGAAGAAGCGACTCAAGCTGACGGTGGACGAAGACATCGACATCATCGGCAAGAAGCGCATCTCCATCGAGGCCACGGAGATTCTGCGCCTGATTGGCCAGAATGGTCTCGAGCTTGGTACGGGTGGTGGAGTCACAGCCATCAACGGTGGTACGAAGGCTGTTGCCTACGTAGGCTCTCCAGTGACTGTTACCGTCCCCCCAGGGCTTCTGGTTACTACACCCGGAGGTGAAGGCTTCGTGAACCCAGGTCAGACCTTCACCGGATTCATCACGCTCGGCAACTCTACCATTCTCGTCTGATGCCCATCAGCCCAGACCCTCCTCGCGGCTTCACCCTGCTTGAATTCAACAAGGGGGCTGCGGCTGCAGTGGGTGCCATCAACCCGTTGGGTGCGCAGATAGACGCTCTGCTGTCCGCGGGCATCACTCCATTTCAACTGGCACTGGCCGCGCAGCTCAACGCAGCTGTAGCAGCACAGGCCAACCTCACTCTTCAGGTCACCGACCCTCTGGCTGCTATCCGCGCACTCCTCGCGGCGATGGCTCAACTACAAGCGGCGCTCACCGCAGCATTGTCGCTACCTCCGCTGGACATCAGTCTTGGCGCGGAGCTCACTGCCACGGCCCGCTTGGTAACTGACCTACAGGCGCAGCTTGGGCCTTTGCAGCTGGCGGTAGATGCTGCTCTACGCATCAAGATTCCGGCTATTCGACTGGCTGCTGAGCTCGGTCTTGCTCTCAACGCCGGTCCGTTCTTCGCCTTCACCTATGACAACACGACCTTGTCTGGTGCAGGAGCCGAAATCAACAGCGTGTTCAGCGCCGGCTTGAATGACGGCACGAATACAATTGCGCCTACTGGCGAGCCAGTCTTCGGCTTAGTAGTCGTCTGCAAGGAGTTTGGCCTTTCAGGCTACTTCTCGGCCATAATCGACGTGCCCACCTGAGGAGCCCACTGATGGAACTGTTCATCCAGCCCGAGACCTACTTGGAGAAGACCGCCGGCGAAGTGGAGCTGCCGGAAGACCCCAACATGTGGCCCCAGGAGGTGCTGCAGGAGCTGTTCAAGCAGGTCCCGTACATCTCGGACTTCCAGCCCCACGTCGTCATGGACAAGGTGGACGCCGAGCAGGGCTATGGTCTCGGGCACGTCGAGATTGCCAACCAGAGCGAGGCGCAGGTCACCGCTGAGCCGGAGATGGCCGAGGCGGCGGGCATCCGCACGGTGCGCATCCCGGTGGTCATCCGAGAGGGCAAGCTCACACCTTTCGACCTGCTCATCAACGACAACGGCAAGATTCTCCCGCTCACCGAATCCCGCATCCGGCAGGCCCTCTTCCGCCCGCAGGCATTCGACGTCACCAGCAAGACGCCGGGCGACCAGAGCATGATTGGGCAGCTCTACCCTCCGTACCGTCAGAACTACGGTTTCGGGCGCACTGGTACTGGCGTAGTGACTGGAACCGGACTCGGGAAGATGGGGTCTGCGCTCGACGCGTACTTGACTGCGGAGCTCGAGAAGACTGCGCAGAGAGCCCAAGTACCTGAACGACCCAAGTCGGACTTTCAGTTTCATCGGTTGGAGAAGAAAGCTTCCATCCTCGAGTCCATTCTCCCAACGCTCAACCGGACGGACTTCGACAGCTTCTGGGAGAAGGTCAGCAGTGACCACAGCCTTCAGGCGCAGTTCCGTCACAACGCTGACGCTACGCAGGGGGCGCTCTGTCTGCTGGCCAACCACGAGCCCATCACGCTGGAGAAGACGGCCAGCGCGTTGGCTGAGGTGGTCAAACCTACTGTCGCTCAGGTCACGAAGACGGTCGATGGCTATCTGGTGAAGACCGCCAGCCACCTCTACTGGAAGCCGCAGACCAGGCTCCTGAACCGCGGGGAGGTGATTCAGGAGTTCGGTGAGAAGGTGGCTCTGGCGGCGGATGAATCCGGCGGCGTCACGCTGGCCGAGGGTGCCGACGCCGAGGACGCCGAAGGAGCTCTGGACCAGGAGGAGCCCATCAGCGTTTCGGACTCTGGCCTCTACAAGGTCTACGACGATACCGGCAAGGAGCTGGTGGGCTTCGTCATCCCCAACCTGCTCGACACCGACGGCACCCCGCTGCCGCTGAGCCTGTTCACCAACGGTTCTCAGACGGCGGTGCAGGACGATATCCAGGGGGTGCCCGCCGGCGACGGCGTGAATCTGCCCACCGCCCAGCCCGGCGGACGGGGAGCCTTCTTCTCCGTCACCGACGAGGGCAGCGTTCAGGCCACTGTCCCCCTCGTTTTGGGTGGGTCCTACGCCACGGGTGACGGTCAGACCGTCCTGAACGGACAGACCTTTGACGGGCGCCCGGTGGAGGTCAGCGTCCAGTCGAACATCCAGACCGTCATGGGCACGCCCGAGGGGCGGATGCTGGTGCCGGAGAGCTGGCAGTGGACTCCGATGTCTGATGAGCAGGTCTCCTTGTACGGAGGCGACGTCGGGGAGCAGCCTGACGAAGGCGACGACGAGCAGCTGCAGCAGGCTTTCGGCGCCGAGAACGAGGGTGAGGCAGCTCCCCAGCAGGAGGAGCAGGCTGAAGAGAAGCAGAGCTCGGCCTTCATCTGGGTCCGCTCCGGCGGCCCGGACACCTTCTCCGTCAGCGGTCCGGCGCTCGAGAAGCTGGCCTACAGCGAACGGGAGTCGTTGAGTCTGGATGACGCCATGTTCCTCCTGGCGGGCCTTGGTGTGTCACAGGCGTATGGCGTCAAGAAACTGGCGCACGCCTGTTCAGGGGCCAACCCGGAACGCGTGCGGATTGGGCGCATCATCAAGACCGCGGCCGAGGTGGATGCCTGGTCCAGGGAGCGCGCACAAGCTCTGCACTCGGTGGTCCCACGGCTCAAGCAGGACCTGGTGAAGGAGGCCGCGCTCATCCCCAATCCGTCGGCCGTTGACACCGTACTCAGCCTGGGCTTCATCAACCCAGAGAACATCATGACGTTCGTAGGCTACCTGCCGGACATCGACGGCGCGCAGGGCAAGCTCTGCGAGTTGCTGCTCGCTTCCCGCCTCGGCATGGACGACATCCCAGCTTCGGCACTAGAGCGGGCAGTCCGCTCCGTCGAAGAGACCATCGAAGGTCTGAAGGTCCTCGCGTTCCAAGGAGGCTGAGGTGGCCGAAGGTTTCGGCCGACTCATTGGGGGCGTGAAGGCCGAGCTTGGCTACGGCCCGGCACTGCCTAAGCCCACGGAGGAGGAGAAGCGTGAGGCTCTGCAGCGCGCGGAGGAAATCAGGCGCACTGTCGGCAAGCGGTACAACGTCTCCCCCTATCTGGCTGGGTCGCTAGCCACCGGCTTGAACATTCCTGGGCAGCACGACTTCGACTACGGGGTACGCGTTACCTCCAAGCCGAAGTTCGACAAGCTGGTCAATCGTTTGCAGCGGGCCGAGGGAGTGAAGACCTCTCCATACAATCAGACTGGTACGGACTACCACGTCTTCACCACCAGTGTTGGGGGCGAGCCCGTGGACTTGGCTGTCATGTATGGGGACAAGGGCAAGCTGCAGCGGCAGGCGATTCAGCGGGCTCAGAACCTCAGTCAGGACGAGAAGGACAAAATCATTGCTGAGAAAGCGCGGCTCTCCAACGTCCTGTTCTTTCAGAAGCAGCGCAAGAAGCGCTTCAAGCGACAGGTAGACGCGCAGCTCGGTCTACCGCGCTTCGGTAAAGAGAAGGTGGGACGTGTTGTGACCGACCAAGAATGGAGGCGACTCGCTACTCGCCCTACTGTGTTCGGCCATCGCACGAACAACATCGAGCCCATCATGCAGTCTCAACGACTGTTGAGCGCCGCTGATGCGGCGAAGAGGGGAGCGCTGAAGAGCTACGAGACGGGGACGGGTCGTGGGAGCCGCGAGCGCTCTGATTTGAGTGAGCGTAGAGGCGAGCGCAAGATGCTCCGCTCAGAGGTCTTCATGAACAAGGGCGGATTGATGCCCCCCAGCGAAGCGTATGGACAATACGGCGTGCTCTTCGAGAAGCAGAAGGCCGCGCCCTCGAAGTACCTCAACGCCGTACCTCGAGAGCACACGGCAGAAACGGTGAAGAGCAAGCTCACTTACGTTGTGCCTGACAAGGAATTCGCGAAGTGGAATCGTAAGTTCCCTGACCGGAAAATCATGCGCGAGTCACACGTGCCGGAGCATATGAGGCTGCCAGGCAAAGACCGCGGAGAGCTCATCCAGAGAATCCTGACCGGACCCAAGCTCTACGAGAAGAAGGAAGAGGTCAAGATTGGTGGAGCACTGGCCAAGAAGAAGGGGCTGCGCCGGGTGGGGCAGCTCCTCAGTGGTTCCCGAATGAAGGCGTTGGAGGAGCGGGCTGCTGGTCTGGAGTCCCCATTTCGACGGCGCGCCCAGCGTGCGCTGGAGCCTGTCCGAAGTAGCGGGATGAAGAAGCGCCGTATAGAGGAGAGCCTCGGGCGCGTGAAGTCCAGAGGTAGGGTTGAATCCGCGCTGAAGGCCGAGCAGGAAGCAGTACAAAAGGCGAGAAAGACCACCAAGACTGTTGGGGGTGTGGCTGCTGGACTTGGGGCCGCGGCGCTTGGTGCTGGGGCGTTCAGCAAAGCCATGAAAGAGCCGGACTACGCGGCGATTGCGGCCGAGCAGCGCGCAAAGGCTTGACCCACAAGAAGAAGTCGGCCACTTTCAACGGGGATGATTCGCCGCAGCCCCTGCGAGTGCTACATCAAGTACCTGCTCGTGCACCCCGATGGGTACGCTGATACTGCAGTCATTGACCTGCTCCGGCTACAACAGCTCGATGTAGTGAGCGCGGCGTACATCGACCGCTTGAGGCGGAGCATGCGTCTGCCCAAGCCGTTCTACCCCAGCAATAGGCTGCATAGGCCGTCGAGCCGGTTTCTCCGAGCGCAGCATATCTACCTGCTGTTCCACCCCGACCAGTCCATGCGGGAGGCCCAGCAGATTTTGCGCCATGCCCGAGGCAAGGAGCTCATGGAGACATTGGTGCTCGCCGGTGAGCCTCCAGCCTTCATCGCTCACAGACTTTCCGGGGCCGGCTTCAAGTGCACGACTGAAACAGTTGAGCGCTACTGCCACCACTTCTGGAATCTCCGCCTACTCGACTCTACTGAGACTCGTGCACTACTCCGCTTGCGGTGGGAGTACGTCTCTGACGTTGAGGAGCCGGAAGATGCGCGCACGCGCACCGCGTTGAAGAAGGCGTACCACAACGACCCGCGGCGCATCGTGGCCGAGAACCCGGTCAGCCCGCTCGCCGGGGTGATGGGCCAGATGCAGCTTGGCTACATGCCCGGTCAGGTTGAGCTGTCTCGTCTAGCCGACGCAACTCGCACGGCGGCGCAGCTGCAGATGATGGCCTCATCGGTTGTAGGAGGTCCTGGCCGCGCTGCTGAGGCGAGGGATTGGTCCATGGTCGTGTCGGCCATGACTCAGCTCATTGCAGATATAGGCAGTCCGGAGGCAGAGTTGCAGAAGGAGCTGCAGCAGCTGGGGCTCAAGACCGAAGAGGCTATGGTCCCGCACATCAAAGAGCTCAGCGATGGGTCGCACACGGTGGATTTGCAGCCGATAGGAGACAGCGATGTCAGTGAGGAGCCAAGAGCAGGAGCGTCAGGTGGTACTGGGGGAAGTGCCGGATGAGAAGGCACGCGAGTACATCAATCATGCGCAGGATGTGAGCATCGGCAAAGATGCCATCCCGCAGTTCATCAAGTACAAGTGCTACAGCTTTCGGGCTGAGTACACGTTCATCGATGAGGACCTCGTCATCCATTTCTATCTGCCAGCTCACGCGAATCTGGAAACGCCGGAGGCGGAGCAACAGTGGATGCGATACTGGATTGGGCGCTTCGCCGAAGTGCTGGACCGGATAGCACGAGAACACTTCGAGGCGGAGCATCCGCGGCTGGTGGCGAAATACACTGAGGAAGTGGCCTCGTGGTGGTTCCGAGCGCAGGGTTTTGGGGGAGGTCTGTCTCCTGAGATGCTGGTCGTGCGCTTCTTCGAGAAGCTCGATGAAGCACTAAGGACTTCGAGCAACTGAACTCCACGCGCTGGTTGTAGAAGCGCACGTTGCCGAACGTCCATCCGCACGCCGCTCCATACTGACGTATGTACTCACGAAGGCTCTCCCTCGCTTTGGGCAGAACACCACTCAGCTGAAATGCCACCCGGTAGCCATCATCCTCTTCCCACGCCTGGACCAACCCTGTCAGGTTACCAGCGGCCCGATTCAGAGATTCCCACAGACCGCGCACTGCCTGTTCGGGGTCGCTCGTAGACTCAGGGGGGAACATGGCGGCTGAACAAGTCTACGTCGAACCAGAGGATGAGTGGGACGATAGTTGGTTCGACGACCGCATATGGACACCAGAGCCCGAGATTGTAGAGCAGCCGCTCGTCATACGTCAGAAGCGGAAGAAGCTGCCGAGAATACCGGAGGTTAGACCTTCGGACTTCACCGCCTTCGCCTTCCGCATGCCGAGGGAGGACGAAGAAGGGCGCATCGTCATCGACAACTTCTCGTTCGAGGGTCGCCGTCATCTGCGCCGTATATACGACACTCCCGCTAAGAAGCTGCTGCTCATCTGTGGTCGACAGGTCGAGAAGTCCACACTGCTGGGGAACATCGCTCTCTGCTACATGAGTCTAGTGCAGGGCTACCGCGTCTTGTACGTCAGCCCTTCTGCAACGCAGACGAAGACGTTCAGCAACGACCGAGTCAAGGAGCCGATTGAGACCAGTCCGATTCTCAAGAAGTTCACGACTCACATGCTGTCGCAGAACATCTTCGAGAAACAGTTCATCAACCGCAGCAAGATTACGATGCGGTACGCATTCCTCAATGCGGACCGAGCTCGAGGTATCCCCTCGTACATGCTGGACGTCGATGAGTTGCAAGACATCCTCGGAGACAACCTGCCGGTTCTCGAAGAGTGCCTCAGCCACGCTCCCGACCGTTGGAAGAGACAGGTCTACTCAGGAACGCCCAAGAGTCTCGATAACACCATCGAGCAGTACCGCGTAAAGCGCTCAACGCAGAGTGAGTGGGTGGTGCCACACAACTGTAGAGGAGGAGAGGGAGGTCGCTTCTGGAACATCCTTGGTGAGAAGAACATCGGGCTGAAAGGTCTCATCTGTGAGAACTGCGGCACTCTCATCGACCCCATGTGTGACGACGCGCAGTGGGCCTGCATGGTCTACCCCAGCGACAAGGTGGACTTCGAGAGCTACCGAATCTCTCAATTGATGGTGCCTTGGGTACCCTGGATTGACGTCCTCACGAAGTATCGGAACTACGGGCGCGACCGGTTCTACAACGAGGTGTTGGGGCTGAGCTATGACTCGGGGCTACGCCCGCTCACCATGCAGCAGGTGAAGGACCGATGCATGGACCACATCACCATGTCTGCAGTGGAGGCGTATCGGTCCAGAGCCTACACCACTCCGGTCTTCGCCGGCATCGACTGGGGTACTGGAGAGCACAGCTACACCGTCGTCTTCTTGGGCACCTACGTCGACATGCAGTTCCGCGTCTTCTTCGCTCACCGATTCACTGGTGAGGAGACTGAACCCGAGCTGCAAATCAAGCGCATCATCGAACTCCTGCGGTACTTCAACGTCCGGCTCATCGGCTGCGACTATGGTGGCGGGTTCGCCATGAACCACCGGCTCATTCGAGAGTTCGGAGCCGACAAGGTTCATCAGTTTCAGTATCTGGCACGAACCACCGGTAAGAAGGTGCAGTGGGACCCCAAGATGGGCCGCTGGAAGATTGCACGCACCGAAGTGATGAGCGACATCTTCAACGCCATCAAGCGCAACAAGTGCGAATTTCCTCGGTGGGAGGAGTTCGAGGAGCCTCACGGCAGTGACATGCTGAACATCTACTCGGAGTACAACGAGAAGCTCCGCATGATTCAGTACGACCACTCCCCCGACAACCCAGACGATTCCTTCCACGCGTTCTTGTACTGCTGGTTGGTGAGCATGCTCATCATCCCACGTCCTGACATCGTCGCGCCGACGAAGGAGGACCCACGTACTGGAATGCCCATGCAGAACTTCGCAGGTCCGGTAGACCAGAGCTAGTCGTCGAAGTCGATGTGGCTCAGGATGCGGTCATGGATGTCGCATCCAGTTTCCGGGAAGCGTTTGGTGGCCTCCGGTAATCCGTGCTTGGTACGGATGTAGAAGTAGGCAGCGTGGCGTAGACTACGTCTTCCCGCATCTAACCACCCATAGGCGATGCGCGTCATAGGCTCAGCATCGAGTAGTTCGATGGGGCAGTTGACCGTGAGCTTATTTGCTAGCTCCAAGAAAGGCTCCCACGGTTCATCCTTGCCCAGAACCTTCTCGATGAGCGCGAAGTACTCTTCGCCGATGGCCATGAACACCTTGGCCCAATTCAGAATCTCGTCGGCATCAGTGATACGTCGGTCTTTGTACTCGTGGACCTTGAGCCACATCGAGACGACCGAATCCTCGTCGAGCTGAAGCGGAGGTACACCGGCTCCACACATCTGCTCTAGGATGTCCACGCGCCGTTCGAGTGCGCGGGCGGTGGCGAACGCCTGAGCGGCGGTGACTGACACTTCAGGTAGGGTCACTCCTCGCCGGCGCGCCTCGGCCAGGGCGGACACTTCCTCCGACCAATACATCCTGGGCGCATTCAGCCTCTGTCCTGTAGGATAGTGGGGTCGGAGCATTCCTTGGCGCGCGAGTTGCATCACCTGGTGGACACTGACCCCGAGGACCTCTGCGGCCTCCTCGGGAGGAATCAGGCGGTTGCTTCCCATGACCTTGACCGACATGGTACTTCTTTTGTGCACGGCTGAAAGAGGTTCTGATGCACGACCTTCCATCCATCACCCTTCTGCAGCAGGCTCACGCAGTCCCCAAGACCGGAGAAGAACTCGAAGTTCTCGGGAAGACCGCGGCTTGTAGGTATGAATCGGGTGAGTGCTCCAGTCTCAGCGATGCTGTGGTGGAGACCGTCAAACACGCCGGCCTCTCCCCGGAGCAGGTGAAACGGGTCACCGAGTTCACCAACCAGGCGGCGTACCTCAACGAGTTCCGCAAGCTGGGGAGCAACCACAAGTACATCGAGTTCGACGGCGGCCCGGCCGACCCCGGCGCTGTGTTGAAGGACCTCAACGATGGGAGTGGCGGCACCGTCTTCGACCGTGGCGTCCTCGACTACGCCTCCCAGCCGTCGACTCCTGTGAAGACCGCATCCGTGAAGCGCAACATGGCTCGGCTGGAGAAGGTGGCTCAGCGCTTCATGAGCGATGCGGACTTGGCACAGTTCGCTGGCATGCAGCCGATGGGCATGGAGAATTGGCGGGACAACCCCATGTATCAGAACCAGCGGAAGCTGCAGCAGGTGGCGATGCTCAGTGCCATGACCGGCCGGCAGCCCATCAAGGTCGCTGCTGCTGAAGAGAAGCCGTTGCCCGGTAACGGGCTCGGTGAGCGAGGGAGGGGCGCTCCAGGACCGGGTTCTGGGTGTGACCAGCCGGGACGTCGGCTTGGGCAGAGGGGCGAGGTCCCCCGTAAGTTTAGGCACCGCGCTGCGGATTTGTCGGCGGTGCAGCTCGCTGGTGAGCGGAAGCAGTCGTCGGCCGAGCTCGACTTCAACCCGGCCGAAGCCGCCTTCGAGGACATGTTCCGAGCCGACGGGCCGGAGACTGAGCCGTACCACGAGCCCATGCAGGACACGCTCGACATGAGGGAGAAGCTCGCCGGCGCGCGGGACCACCTGACGGGTGAGCTCGGAGGGCTCGAGCTCGCCTTCGGCGAGGTCCTCGAGGACATGTACCAGCAGGTCAAGCAGGCGGCGCTGCAGGGCGCGACGCTCGGCCAGGTAATTCGTGCCTGGAACGACGTGGTCCCCGGGCCGGAGTACGTGAAGACCGCCTTCGCCCACATCGGCCCGCGCCTGCATGAGGAGGGAGTCTTCCCCTCCCTCGACTCCATCGGCGAGTCGCTCACCAAGACTGCGGCCACTGGGCTGGTAAACCACAGTCACCCTTTGGTCCAGTCCATGGCCGCGTATATCACCGTGCTCGATAAGCTGGCTCATGTGCGCGCAGCACGGGATGAGCTGGCTCAGGAGTTCGAGCGCATCGATTGGTTCGCCAAGCGTGCAGCTCCGACCGCTCAAGGGCTCAACATCATGAAGCGGATGGCCCAGAGTGGAGGGCTCATCCCAAAAGTGACGGGCGCTGCCAGGCGAGCGGGTGAAGCTGTAGCTCCTCGGGTGCAGCAGGTGGGGGAGGCCCTCCTAGGCGCCGGCTCTCCAGCCGCTGCGCAGATGGGGCAACTCGCTGGCGGCGCCGTCAAGTACACCCCGCATGCCGTTGCCGGATTGGCCGGCCTCGAGGCGTACCAGCGCGCCAAGTACAACCCGGCCTTCCAGACGGCGAAGAACGCCCTGCTCGGCCGCATTCCCTACACCCACCCCTGGCAAGTTCGGCAGTACCAGCTGCAGATGGGAGCATGAGATGAGCCCGCTCGACGAGTACATGGAGCTACGCAAGGAGGCGGCCACCCAGATGCTTCTACCGGGCTTCAGGCGTGGGGCCGGTACGCTGATGAGGGAGTTCGGCCACTCTGCCGTCAGCCCCCAGGCTGTCGGTGAAATGGGCAGGGCCTTCGGCATCGGTGCGGTGGGTGCCGCCGGCGCGGCGATGTTCGGCGGAGCTGTGTCTGGTGTGCGCAAGCTCATGGGTGCAGCGAGCGCCAAGCGCGACTTCCGGGACATGATGGACACCCACCCCGACCTGCACGACGTCCAGCAGGAGAACCCGCGCTTCTTCAACCAGGCGTACAAGTCGCTCAGGCGAATGAACCCGACCTACGCCAAGGACCCGATGATTGCCGGCAGCTACATGAAGAAGATGATGGCCTCCCCGGACACCGCGGGTTTGACGCTGGCACAGAGCTTCCGGCAGCCACAAGAGCACGGACAGCAGCCGCTCGGACTGCGCGTGGGCAAGGATTCGCCCGTCACCTTCAACGTCTGAGATGCTCAAGGTCAGCACCTTCTTCGCCGAGAGTGACCACGGCCTCGCCGCGGTACCGCTCTTCGGCAAGGCTGACGCAGCCTTTGAGAAGACGGCAGCGGCGGGATTGCTGCCGGAGGTGATGGCCTACATCGAAGGACTGAGGCCCCGGCCAGGAGCTCAGTACGTTCTCGTCAACGCTATGGGCGCCGGCGAGTACTACGGCTCAAACATCAACGGCGACTACTTCGAGGAGAGCGGCCTCATCCACAAGCCCGATGGCTGGAGCGGCAACCCGCTGACCGACAAGCTGTTGGCGAAGAACTGGCACTACGGATTCCCCACCTTCTACAACGCTCATCCGTACGCCCATCACCGCAACAAGGACCCCAGCCGGGCCTACGGTGAGGTCGAACTCGCAGTGTGGAACGACCACATGAAGCGGGTTGAACTCGTAGTCCGTGTGGACCTGGACAAGTGCAACAAGTTCGGAGGGGTCAGCGTCTGGGACCGGCTCAAAGAAGGTCAGTTCCCTGACGTCAGCATGGGCTCTCGTGTGCCGTTCGACCTGAGCTCCGTCAATACAGACTGGGAGTTGTACCGTAAGGCACTGGCGGGCTTCCGCCCAGGTAAACATAAGCATCCTGGCTTGGCGGTGGTGGAATTCCACAAGAAGCTCAAGGCCGAAAACGGTGTGGGCATCAAGGGTGTCTCCATCACCCGCAATGACTACGACGAGTGGACGAAGAATCACATGAACCGCATCCTGCCCGATGGCAGGAAGGTCTTCGTCTACAACCCGTTCCCCCGCTTCTTCGACATCAGCTTCGTCTTCATCGGCGCGGACAAGACCGCCAAGGTGATGGTGTTCATCATCCGCTGTGGAGGCCCGAAGTACGTCTCCTCTGCCGATGCTGCAGAGAAGCTTGGGTACGATGAAGTAGCTACAGAGCGGCTCGAGCGCGCTGCTTCGGAAGGCGTGAAGACCGCCAGCATTGCTGATGAACTTTTGAAGAGTGCGTTCCTCGGCAAGAAGAGTGAGATTGAGAAGGAGGTCGTGCCATCGCAGTTCGCGAGCAAGGCCATTCCGGTCCTGACCAAGTGCGAGAAGGACCTACCGGAGGAGGCGGTCAAGGCGCTGGCCTCCGTGCCCGAGAAGAATGCGCTCTCTACCCTCAGCGGAATGGGGATTGTGCTCCGGCCTCGGGAGTTTCAGCGCATCACCCTCATTCGTGAGGGCAAGGGACCGTTGGCGGACCAGCTCAGTGAGGCGGACCAGCTCTTTCCAAAGAGCAAGGACAGCTTGCCGATGGCCCTTTCTGCAGGCGATTTCATGCCTGCTCTGGCCCGGCTGCTGATGCCCTTGATGATGGAGCGTTCAGCGCTGGGCCCGTACGTCGAGAAGCGTGTTGTAGTCGTTGATTCTGACAAGAAACCCACCAAAGAAACGGCCACTTCCCATCCAGACGAAAGTCTCCGTAAGATGAGTGCTGCGTACAACGGGTACCGGCAGAGTTTGATGGATACAGTGGCGCACACCCAAGAGCTCATCGAGTCAGCAGCGCTGCCTGAAGACGTCGAGTTGCGAAAGCTCGCTGCCGCACCCGCTGAAGAAGTCTTCACCCAGTTGGCGGTCAACTACTTGGAAGACGCTTTCATGGATGAAGCACCGTTTGCCGTTACGGAAAACACGGTGGTACAACCCAAGGACCTCAGGCGATAGCCGGCGTGGAGAGGGGTCTCCCCCTCGAGGAACACGTGGAGTAACTCAGAGACCCAATCCCACGGAGAATCCCATGAACGAGTGGCTCGCGCAGATGTACGGCACCAACACGGACCCCCAGGTCGTCGAAGAAGAGCAGGCCAAGCTGGCGCAGGTGGAACTGTTCGCCAAGCTCGCCTCCGATTCCGGCGTCGACCTCGACGAGTACACGGATGAGCAAATCCAGGAGCTCTTCAACGAGGTCATGCTCAAGGAAGCTCAGGAGAACGAGCCCGGCGAGGGCGCTGCTCACGAGAAGTCCGAGTCCAAGGCCAAGGAAGAGGGCGAGGACGAGGGCGAGGCCGCGACCAAAGAGAAGGCCAAGGAGGAGTTCGCCGAGAAGAAGGCGTTCTCCGAGAAGTTCGCCGAGGCCGACTTCATGGGACGCGTGATGGCCCACGCCTTCACTCAGGAGAAGGACGCCATCGAGAAGACCGCCAAGGAGGACAAGAAGCCTCTGAGCGAGCGCGTTGGTGAGGCAGCTGGCCGCAACCTGGAGAAGGGCACGGCGGCCGTCGGTGGTGGCTACGGCGGCGCAGTGGGTGGTGTCGGTGGTGCGGTTGCGGCGCGCAAGGCCGGCGAGAAGATTGTCGGCAAGCACTGGGTCCGCTCCCAGCAGGGAGGCAAGCTCGGCCGGCTCGGCAAGGCCATCGGCGGCAAGAAGGGCCAGATTGCCGGCGCCGCTCTCGGTGCGGCAGGCGGTGCGGCAGCCGGCGGGCTCGCCGGTCGCGGCTACGGTCGGTTCGCCAAGGGAATGACCCGAGGTGCGGCCGAGGAGAAGAAGGCGTCGGCCACTCCGAACCTCGACCTCATCGCGGCAGAGCACGCCGTGAAGATTGCCGAAGCGGCGGAGTACGACACCGATGAGGCCATCGAGCGCCTCAACGCGGTGCTGACCCTCGGCGTCGAGGACAGTGAGAAGCTGGCCTACGCGCCCGACGAGGAGACGGCCGTTCACATCCGCGGGCTCGAGCTGCTCGAGTCTGCCGGCTACCCGGTCAACTGGGAGGAAGTCTTCGGCGAGTAGAGCTCTGGTGAGGTGATGGGTGGTTCTCTGGCACAAACTGGCTGCTTCGTCCGGGTCGGGATTACCCGACCCGACGCAGTCCGAGGCCAATCTGGGTCAGGTGCCACCCGTGGCCATCGCGAACAAGCCGCCCCCGGGCCGCACGGGACCGCGGGGCTTGCAGCCACGTCAAACGTACTCCCGCGTGAACACGGGGAGTCCACCGGTGCCTGATGCAGGAGCTTCGTCCCAGAAAGCCTCACCCCCTCGAGGGATGGAGTTCCTCCCGCAGAAGGTGGCTCACTCAGAGGAAGGTTTCATGAACAGCATGATGCGCAAGCCGCTTCTTCAGGACCTCGTCAAGGAGGCGATGGAGGGGACGGTTCAGAAGGTGAATGTCACGGCGGAAGCTCTCCGTCAGTTCGGTGGCTACCCGAACGACGAGGAACAGACCAAGACCGCGTCTGTCGAAGAGCCGTCAGTCCTGAATGGCGAGTTCGTGGAGAAGCTCGCCTCGGCGCTCGAGTACATCTCCGACGCGCTCGAGAAGGACGCCGCCAACCCCAACTCTCCCGACAACGCCTCCCCCGGCGTCGGACCTGGTCAGGGTCAGAACACCCTGCAGGTCATGAAGGCCGAGTCCAGCGAAGAGAACATCGACGCTGGCGAGGGTGGCAAGGCGGTGCCCAAGGAGCAGCCGCCCATGAACCCGTCGCTTCAGAGCGTCCCGGGTCAGAGTTCTGACCCATCCAACGCTCTCGAGAGCAACGACTCCATGATGCACGGCGAGCAGCCCGTCGAGCCCATCAGCAACGAGAAGGCCAGCATCAAGGCGGCCCAGGCCCTGTTCGAGAAGAACTTGGAGCGGCTCGGCCTGCCCAAGGAGGCATCTCGTACGCTCCAGGCGCCACCGCAGGCCAAGCTCGGCGGGGCCAACCAGGAGCTGCTCGCCAAGAACCTGGCGCGCCTCGGCTTCCAGAAGCAGGCTGAGGATGCCATCAACCCGGCGCAAATCTCCGCCGGGCCCGCACCCGCGCAGGGCGCCGCTGCTCCTCCTGGAGTGAGCGAGGCGGAGAAGGGGCCCATCCCGGCCGAGCCCAGCGACGTCAACAGCCAGAAGCGCCTCATCGCTTCCAACGACGCGGCTATCAACTACAGCAAGCGCGACGCGAAGGCCGACCCGAAGAAGGACATGGGCAATCTGTTGGCCGAGCCGATGCAGAGCAAGGCCACCGACAAGACCCTGAGCCGGGTCTGGGACCACACCGACCAGGCCGGCGCGAAGATTGCCGGCGACATGACCCGCACCGCCGCGGCTCGGGCTCTGCTCGCGAAGCTGGCCTCGAAGCAGGAGACCAAGACCGCCGAGGGTGAGAGCTGTGCCTCCGGCGAGGACAAGGTCCGCAGTGCGGTCGCCAAGGCAGTCAAGGGCAAGGAGAAGGACTCGCAGGGTATGGGCGGACCGACCCCGACTCCCGAGGGCCACTCCGGTTTCCGGTCCGCTGACGTCGGCGGCATGTAGGAGCCATCATGAACGACCAGGAAAAGCAGAAGGTTGCGCAGGTCCTCAAGGACGCCGCCGCCGGCATGCGTCAGCTCCAGGCGGAGCGAGATGCGGCCATCACCATGGCGGCCAGCCACCAGGAGAAGCTGGCCACCATCGAACGTCGGCTCATGGCCGAGAAGGTCGCTGCGGAGATGCACCGTAAGGGTCTCCGCACCGACGAGAACTTCAGCGACCTCGCAGACGACCTAGAAAAGGCCGCTGCCGAGGGCAAGCTGGCGACGATTCAGGAAGCGGTGGACATGGTGGCACCAGACATGGGCATCAAGACCGCCTCCATCAACCACGACACGGCGCAGGCCGGCTCGGGCACCTCGGAGCTCGAAGCCTTCCTCGTCGGGCAAGTCGGCTAGTCCGACGAGGACCATTCAAGGAGTCCTTCCCCAGGAAAGCAGGAGACAATCATGAGCACCATCCAGAAGGTCAACTTCGAGAACGTCTCGAACATGATGCAGGTCCAGACGCGGGACTTCGAGCTGGCGGCTGCGCAGAAGGTCATCGTCAACCCGCTCAACGCCAACGCGCTCATCGACGGCGAGTGGATGAACTTCGACAGCACCGGCAAGCTCGTCCGCGCCGTGGACATCAGCGGAGCAGAGGGCACGGCAGCCACCGCCATCAGCTGGCCGGCATGGGGCGAGCGGGGGCGTACCGACTGGCAGGCTCTCGGCGGCCGGAAGATTCCGCTGCTGTGGCTCGGCCCGTGGGAGTTCGACACCCGCGTGTTCAAGGCCACCGGCGTCGGCGCGCTCACGGACATCACCGCCATCGGCCAGGCCGTTCAGGTCGCGGTCATCGACATCGGCGGTACGAAGTACGCCGGCCTCGCTGGACACGACGGTGGCCCGCAGGTGGGTGGCACCGACACAGGCATCATCGTGGCGCGCGTCGTGCGCCTCCCGGCCAACAACGGCGGCAAGCTGCGGATTCGCGGAGGCATGCTGTACTGAGCAGCGCGCCTTCCTAACCTCTCTGGCCACCAAGGACTGAACCAAGGAGAACCATCATGAGCAGCGTCGTTTCACCGCGAATGCTGAACGACCTCTTCGCGCAGAAGCTGAACACGCAGGAGGGCAAGGAAAAGATTGCCCAGTACGGCGGCAGCTACATCCGCGACCGGCTACGCGAGGTCAGCTTCGCACGCAAGATTCTTCCGCCGGAGCAGGTCACGCGCAACGACTGCCAGCGGTCCACGAACCACGACACCCTCGTGAAAATCGTGGACATCGAGCCGCAGTCCCGCGCGATGGCCATCACGTTCCGGGGGCAGCCCTCCGCCCGCTTCATCCGCGCGCCCCGCGCGGAGTGCGCGTTCTTCACCATCAGCTCGGAAATCTTCCAGAAGACCGAGCAGGAACTGCTGGCCTACGAGATGCCCATCACCAAGGTCATCGAGGAGAACAGCGTGAAGGACATCCAGGAAATCGAGGACCGCGAGTTCCTGCTGCACATCGAAGCGGCCGTGCAAGCCCTGCAGACCGAGGCCAATGGCGGGACGCCGACGGCGCTCAACAACACGGCCATCGGCACGACGGTCGAGTTCAGCGTCCGCAAGGGCGAGCTGGCTCGGGCGTCCGGCGTGGGCGACGACGCCGTGGTGCGGCCCATCCAGCGGGTGGACATCGTCAACCTGTTCAAGATGCTGGACGGGAATCGGCTGCGCGCCGAGCGCATGCTGATGACCGAGGTCGACTACGACGACATCCTTCAGTGGACCGTCGAGGACCAGGGCGACCGCATCCAGTCGGAGACCACGGTCGACGGCTACAAGTACAACACGCTGCTCGGGCGTGCGTACATCCGCACCATCAAGACGGACCTGCTTCGACCGGGCAACGTCTACATCTTCACCGCTCCGCAGTTCTTCGGCCGGTTCTTCATCCTGAACCAGACCAAGTTCTACATCGACAAGGTCGCCAACCTCATCTCCTGGCAAGCCTGGGAGGACATCGGCATGCTGGTGGCCAACATCGCGTCGGTGCGGAAGATGGAGCTGTACTCGGCGGACGCCAACCCGTCCACCGACGCCGACAGCCTCCTCGCCAACTTCATTCCGAAGGAGGAGGAAGAACTGGGAGCGGTCAACAACCGCGTCGACTCGGGACTCAAGTTCCCGCAGGTCGTCCAGTTCTAGTCGCAGTTCCGCCCTTGGTCGGCCCGGAGTTGGGCGCCGGCGCCTCCGGTGTGTCGGCGCCCTTCTTCGTATGGGCCGTAGGGGCCAACCTCAACAGGAGAACAGACCGTGGCCGCCAAGAAGAAGCCCGAGTTCTACCAGATTCGTTCGGCCGTTCGTACGCTCGACACGCGAGTGCAGCGCGTCACGTCACCGGCCCGGCACCGCTTCACCTACATGTTGGGTGGTGGGCTGGTCCGCCTGACCCGCAAGCGCCCGGCCACTGTGTCGGCGGACGTGCTTCAGAAGCTCCTGCCTGAGCTCAAGGACAAGGAGCAGCAGGGCATTCTCGTCGTCACCAACGCTGCGGGCGAGCGGCTCGACCTCAACAGCCTCAAGGTGGTGAGCAAGCCGGCTCCGGCTTCGCCGCTGCCCAACATCCAGCCCGACTCTATCGCCAACGACAAGAACGAGGGCATCGGCAAGCCGATGGCACCCGAGGAGGGCGCACTGCCTGAGGGAGCCGTCGTGCCCGCTCCGGTGGTCACCCGACCGGACCGCATTCCCGAGGGCATTGAAGAGCCTGACGGAGCCCCCGAAGTCGTCGAGAAGAAGAAGGGCGGTCGCCGGAAGAAGGGCTGATGTCAGAAGCGCTGCAAGGTGTGGAGAGCGCAACGCCCACTCTACGGGCGTTCGTACATACCGTGCGCCTCTACATGAGGGATTTCCCTGAGCTCAACCGGCTCATCGCAGGCGAGGAGAGCACCGACCGGATGATTGGCTGGGCGGTGCTCGACGCGCTCAATGCGTTCAACGGCACTCCACACGTCACCAACCTGACCCTCGAAGAACTGTTCGCGCGCAACCAGCAGCATCTGATGTTGCGCATGACGGTGATATCGCTCGTCGAGTCGGTGGGCCTCCTGCAGACGCGCAACCACATCAACTACTCCACCGGTGGCATCAACGTCGGCGTGAACGACAAGACGCCGCTTCTCATGAACTGGCTACAGTACTTCAAGTCCTACACCGACCAGCTCAAGCAGCAGGTCAAAGTGAGCTTGAACATCGAGGGCATTCTGGGCTCGGACCAAGTGGGTGCCCATAGTGAGTACTGGGCCGCGAATCTCTCCTACCTCTCGTACTACTGAGGCGTCATGGCGGCTCTCTACACGCGCAAGTTCGGCAAGCTCGAGGACATGCAGCTCTTTCTGCAGGGCGGCATTCGCGGCGGCAAGAAGGTCGTTCAGCTCGACGGTAAGGTCTTTGGTCTGCACGGCAAGACGCTCGTGTTCAACACCCCGACTGGCACGGTCACGTTCGCTGATGCTACCAACGCCGGCCTTACCTACAAGCAAATCGTCGACGAGATTGCCGCTGACGTGACCACTGTCGTGGGTAGATTCGACGGTGATGGTCGCCTCACCATCTTGGACGCCGACCTCAGCGGCCCCATCGACCTCGACGTTACCGGCACGGCCAACAAAGCTCTAGGCTTCAGTACGGTCAATGACACAGTCGGAACGCTCTACGCCGCGCCGGATGGTTCGGCTCCACGACTCGTCACCATGGGAGGCAACTCTCAGGGTGATGGCTACCACGTTGTGACGGAGGAGTGATGTCACGCATCGAAGACGCATTGAGACGGGACATCCCTCTGCATGTGGCGGCAGAGTACTTCTCCATGGTGAAGCAGGCTCGTGAGCTCACGATGAAGGGACGCGAGCAAATCAAGGAGAAGAACTTCGCCATTCCGAAGGGTGATGGGCCAGGAGATACTGGCAAGTACCCCATCCACGATGAGCGCCATGCGAAGACCGCGCTCACCTATGTGGAGCAGCACGGCACGCCGGCGGAGAAGGCCAAGGTCTACTCGGCAGTGGCGAAGAAGTACCCAGGTCTCAGCCGCGAATCGAGCGTTCCTGCACTGCGAGAGAAGGCTCAGGAGAAGAAGGCCGCGGAGGAGAAGAAGGCGCCTATCAAGACGATGCACCCCGGAATCTCGGCGGCCATCGGCGCGGGTGGTGGTCAGGGAGTTCCTGACCTTGCGGCTGCTGCCTATCAGAAGATGAAGGGCAAGTCGGTTCGTGGAGCCGGCGTCAAGTCCCGCCTCGTAGGTGGCGCCATCGGTGCAGCTACGTTGGGAGCTGCCGGGTTGGCTGCACGTCGGCAGGAGAAGAAGCATCAGAAGCAGGAGAAGACGGCGGCCGATGAGTCCGACTCCGAACTGCGAGAGAAGGGACGACAGCGCGCTGTCTCCAGCATGGCCGCCGAGTTCGAGCGGGAGAAGTCCCGTCGGGCAGAGCGCGCCGGCGGCGCCCTGGGCGCCCTGGGTGGAGCTGCAGCAGGGGCGTTGGCTGGTAAGAAGCTCGTGGGTGGCAAGCTCGGGACGCTTGGTGGGGCGGCTCTCGGTTTGACCACCGGGCGGCAGGCCGGCAAGGAGGTCGGCACCGAGGTCGACATCAAGCGGCACGAGAAGACCGCGGCGCTCAGATTCGATGAGGCGGCAGAGGCGCAGCTGCGCCCCATCGAGGCCGACACGCGTAAGGGTATGGGCAAGCTCTTCCGAGATGCTGGCATCGTGCGTGGGGCCGTACCCTCCGCTCTGGTCAGCGGGCTGGGAAGCGCTGCCCTCACCGCCGGAATGGGTGGTGGACTACGCGGGGCAGGCCGCGCCGCCGGCGCTGGCGCCCTCGGCGGGCTCGTCTTGGGCGGTCTCGGCGGTGCTCTGGCCGGGCAGGCCAAGGGGCAGGAGGCAGCCGAGCGCCTCAACGAGATGCGCCGCAACGCCGTCCTGGGGCGGGCCATCCAACAGCAGGCAGCTGCGCCTCCGCCGGAGGCAGTTCAGGAGCCGGTGAAGGCCGCTGCTGCCCGCATGAAGTTCAAGCTGGCCGCCACCAAGCTGGCCGACGACGGTGCCATGGGCCAGGAGGCCCCCATGACCTCCCCGACCGCGCCTGAGCTGCAGCCCCAGAACTATCTGGCGGCCGAGCAGATTGGCCAGCAGGCCCAGGACGCGACCGAGATGGCCTACTACAAGGAGCAGGCCCGTCAGGCTCAGCAGCAGGCGGCCATGGCCTCTCAGCAGGCCGAGGCGACGGCCGCTGCCTCCGCCGAGGGCCAGGCGCAGGCCCAGCAGCTCCAGCAGCAGGCGATGATGGCTCAGGATGAGGCCACCAAGCAGACCCAGGTGGCCGCCCAGCTACGCATCGCCCTGCAGGCCCAGCGGGCCAAGCTCATGGACGTGGTGAGCCAAGACCCGACTGAGGCCCTGGCCGCCGAGATTGGGCAGGGGCCGGCGCCGGCGGTGCCGCCGGGGGCCGAGGAGGCGGGGGCCGCCGCGGGCGCTCCACCGCCGCCCGAGGCCGGTATGCCCCAGCCTCCGCCTTCGGCCGCCGCCGCCAAGGAGATGGAGGAGGCCGCCCGCGCCCAGAACGACGCCGCCGAGCAGACCGCTCAGGCCGAGGGAGCCGCCCAGGGTGGCCCCGCTGCCGCCCCACCGCCCGGAGGCCCCGCCGGGCCGCCCGGCGCCGCCCCACCTGCAGGACCGTAGCTAGGAGCCAGTCATGTTGGACCAATTCCTCGAGGTCGCCTACGAGGCACAGCAGAAGAAGGAAGCTCAGGCCGAGATGGTCGAGGGCTTCAAGAACCTCCCCGAGCGGGAGCTGTTCAAGCTGGCCACCGGTCAGACCAAGCTCGCCATGTACGACGGGGACGACTGGCTCGAGAAGTACAAGGACACGGAGCTCTACCCCGAGGCCCTACAGCTCGAGCAGCAGTGCCTGCAGGCCAAGATTCAGCAGGAGCAGAAGCGCTTGGCCGAGCAGGAGGAGCGGGACTCCAAGCGCGAGGAGCAAGATGAGGAGTGGCGCGCGATGGACGCCATCCGCCTGAAGAAGCGCATCCTCGACCTCAAGCTCAATCAGGCAGAGCTCGCAGCTCTCGGCTCAGAAGGCGGAGAGGCCGGCGAGGAAGAGGAGTCTGAGGAGGAAGAGGCCGAAGAGGAGGCCGAGGAGCCTGAGGCTGAAGAGGGCGAGGAAGAAGCCGAGGCCGACAACGCCGCAGTGGCAGCTGATGAGAAGGCTGCTTCAGACATGAAGACTGCAGTGTCTATTGATTGGGTGCGTCGCGGCGCTAGGAGTGGTGCCAAGCAAAGGACTCTGAAGGGGGAGGGTGAGAAGCTAGTTCAGTCCATCCGCAAAGCTCGAGCGCCGTCGCCCAAGAGGCAGGCGGCTAGCAAGGGTCTAGCTGAAGGCATGGTAGAGGCTGCCCGAACCAAGAAGGCGTCAGCGGCTCTCACGAAGGTCGCTCAGCCTCCGGCGGCGCAATCCATGAACCCCATCAAGGCTCGGCGGGTTGTCCAGCCTCAGCTGGAGGACGTGGCTCTCGACATGGACCTGCCCGAAACCTACACGCCACAGGACGTAGAGGCCGGCGGTGCGCTGCTCGGTGAGAACATCGCAGCTCAGCGGGGAAAGCTCCAAGAGCAGGCTCAGTACGCCCAAGAGCATCCGGTGATGAACAAGCTGAAGGGCGCGGTGCCCGGCGCTGTGATTGGCGGGGTGGGCGGTGGCCTAATCGGTGCAAGTACGGGAGGTACGGGCAAGCAGATGTTGGCTCGGGGAGCCATCGGTGCTGGCCTCGGCGCGCTCGGCATGGGAGGAATCACCGCTGCCGCCACTCCCGGCGCCGCGAAGCGTCAGGAGACGGCGGGTGAGTACGAGGCTGCTGAGCAGGCGCTCACGCCAGAGCTGCGGCAGGCCCTGGTAGAGCGTGAGCTCAAGGATTGGGGAGCTGAGCAGGCGCACAACCGGGCTCTTGCTTTGGCAGAGGCTCGAGCACCTCGTACGAACATCTCGCAGACGACGCGCAACGTCATGCGTCCGCCGTACGCTGCGGAGGATGAGGACGAAGGGGACTACCGGTATGCGTCCGCTCAGCTCAAGCTCGCGGCGGCGAAGATTCGCATGCGCCAAGAGATGGAGAAGGAGGCGTGGGGCCCGGTGCTGGCGGCGATGGGCAAGGGCCTGCAGGGCATGGGGCAGTTCGCTGCCAAATCCGGCCGTCAACTCGGTGGTGCCATCAGCCGTGGCGCCAAGGCAGGTACGGTAGCGCCGGTAGGCCGCACCCTGGGTAGGCAGGCGCAGGCTGGAATGATGCGCGCAGGCCAGTGGGCGGCGAAGAATCCCAAGGCTGCCCTAGGTATTGCTGGCGCCGGCGCGCTGGGCGTTGGTGGTCTGGGGTACATGGCAGGCCGCGGCTCCAACCAGTAGGAGATGCATTTGAGTGCCCTGCCTGAAGGTCATCAACATCAAGGTTCGGTCTCTGTCGGTCGAGTACAACGAGGTCTCTTGGGAACTCGAGCCGACCAGCGAAGACGCCCTTGACTACACCTTCGAGGTGTTGAGGTCCGAAGGACCTGAGGGACCTTTTGCGCCAGTTGCTCCTCCATTCGACGACCAGTACATCTTCGTCGACAACATCATCAAGAGCGCGAATCGACACCGTCAGTACTTCTACAAGGTGCGAATCACCAGCAAAATGTCTGGTGATTCCGAGGAGTTCGGACCTGCATCTCTCGGCGCAGATGCAGAGCTGGTGACGATTGAACTGCGCACTCACATGAACCTCTTGTTCAAGGAGTACGCGGGTCGGTTGTGCTGGCTGCTGCCGGTGCGCACCTTCGGGCAGCGCTGCACGTGCTTCAACGAGACGCTGCAGCGTCGCACGCGTTCTGGCTGCCGTACCTGCTACGACACCGGCTTCGTCCGTGGGTACATGCACCCCATCGAGTTCTGGGCGCAGTTCGACCCCAGCCCCAAGGCAGAGCAGGAGACCAGCCTCGGTAAGCTCGAGCAGAGCAACACCACCCTACGCTTCGGCTATTGGCCACCGGCCAAGCCTGGCGACCTCATCATCGAGAGCGAGAATCGACGGTGGAGAGTGGTGCAGGTCAGCTCGACGCAGCACAATCGAAGCGTGGTCCATCAGGAAGTCCAGGTCCACGAGGTTCCCAAGAGCGACATCGAGTACCTCATTGAGCTGCAGCTCGATAAGGCGCTGCGCGACATCACGAGCTCGCCCCCACGCAACTTCACCAACCCACACAACCTCGAAGCTTTCGAGGACGAGCACATCCCAGCCATCTACGACCTCTACTCCGGGTGCAGCCGATGACTGCGTCAGTTCAGTACAGCGCTATGGCTGATGAGCTCACCAAGATAGCTCAGCAGCCACAGGATGCAGCATCGAGTCCGCTTGAGGAGCAGAAACTTCCTCCGCACCCGGCACTCACCGCTGGTAAGGGAGCTCTGGGCTTCGGCGCCGGTCTGGGAGCTGGCTACCTGGGAGCGAAGGGGCTCGACCTGGCCATGGGTGGCCCAGGCAAACTGGCACCATGGGGGCTCAAGGCGGCGCCTGTACTCACCGGTCTTGGCGGACTGGCCTACATGCACTCTCAGGGCGTCACGCTCGACAAGATGCGCGAGGACGCTGCTGTGCGCCGGCGCATGAAGGAGGCTCAGCGTGGTCGCGTCAATTCCTGAGACGCGGGCGCTGTCTGCCTTCCCGGGCAGCAGCTTCAAGTACGGACCGCTCATGCATGTCCGCTACTTGTTCATCAGGTTCTGTCAAGGCTTGTTCCACGCGGCGCCGGAGAACTGCTACCACTGGGTAGAAGACCAGCACACCACCGAAATCTTCATCGCTGACGAAGAGACGCTCAACCCGGAAGTCATCGCCAAGCGGCCCGGCATCTCCTTCACTCGAGGCCCAGTGCAGTTCTACTCGCTCGGCATCGACGACATGCAGGAGTACGACTTCAGCTTGGATAAGAAGACCAAGGGTGTCCTCATTCCGGGCACGATGACCATCAACTGCTGCTCCAGAGTGCCCATCGAAAGCGAGCACATCGCATGGGTTGTCGCCGAACATCTGTGGCTTCTTCGACACCTCATGATGAGAGCTGGATTCTTCGAGATTGCCCGAGGAATTCAAGTCGGTGCGCCTTCAGCGGCTGGCTCCATCATCGCGCAAGACCGCGGTGAGGAGTTCACTTGTACGCCGGTGAGCGTGCCCTTCCAGTTCGCACGTACTTCTTCCTACACCCCGCTGGGCAAGGAAATCGTCAACAACATCGACATGAACTTGAGAGTCCGTAGGGGTTTGCCCATACAGAGTCTCGGTCCCGCACAAGCTGGACACGAGTATCCCATGGGTGTCTATACCTGCCAGCCGGAGTCATTTGCGCCTAACGCCGCCGACCTCCAGCGGGATGAAGACCTGCCCAAGATTCCTCACCCGCTCAATCCGGCAAAGACCGTGAGAGTCCGCGTTGTTCGGCCCCATCGGGCGGGTACCAGACTCATCCAACGCCAGGGCGCCACTATTCCCATAGTGCGGCCCTGCGTGGAACAATCGAACTCGCAATCAGCCCCAGTGTTTACGCAGCAAGGCTAGAGAAAGGAGCCCGCAGTGGCCGCAGAACAGCTTGCACGCCCCGGCGTAGAGGTCATCCAGGAGTTCCGCACGGTCACTCCTTCTGTCATCACGCCTACGCTCAATCCCTGTGTGGTCGGTGTGGCGAAGCAGCTCGTGGAGGTGCTTCAGTCCGATGGGGCTGGTGGCTCCGAGCTCAACCCGGATGCGCTCATCACCCTACCCGGCTTCTTCATCGCGTCGGCCGGCAGCGGTAGCCCCGTGGTCTACGGTGGATTGGACGGCCTGGCGCTGGCCCTGTCCATCAATGAAGGCCCGGTAGTGACCATCACCTTCGCCGACCCAACGGCGACCGGACTGACCCCAGCGACGGTGGTCAACGCCATCAACCAGCAGTTCACTCAGGATGGCATCACTTCGGCCATCGCAGAGACGGTGGGCACTGACCGCTTCCAGGTGCGCACTACGGGGGTCGGCGAGTTCCAGAACATCTTCGTCGACTCGACTACCGCTCAGGCAGTGGCGGACGCGTTCGGTATCGGTCTGCAGAAGACCTATCAGGGGCTGACCAGCTACAACCAGTACATCGTCACCGTCCCGGAAATCGCCTTCCCGGACCCGCGTGACAACCTCGACGAGCTCGCCATCCAGAAGGACACCATCCGGGTCTTCCTGTACCAGGGTAGCGGCACTGGGCTACAGGAGGTCAAGCGGGACGAGAGCTTCCTACGTCGCGGTGAGGTGAACGACCAGGCCAGCTTCACCAGTACCATCGCTGGCCCGCCGACGTACCCGACGGACTTCTATGACAAGACCGTGCGCATCCTGGTGGATGGGGTGCTGCAGGTCTACACGTTCCCGGGTTCTGGTACGGCCCCGGCCGACGCCGACGCTGTGGCCACACTGCTCAGCGCTGGTTTCAGCGGTGTGACGGTGACCAACTTGGCCGGCGTTCTGACTTGGACGCGCGACGACGGTGGCTACGCCAACACCATCGCTGTGGATGGCACGGCCGGTACTGCCCACACCATCCTTGGTCTGACGACTCAGAGCTCCGCAGGCATCTCCATCCGAGCCATCGACGATGGCAACGGTGATGCCGTCACTCCGCTGCTGCAGTTCGACGGGGCATCTCCGCAGGACTTCACCGCCACTGGCGCACCCGCCACGGCGGCCGTCCTGGCCGGTACCGGTGTGGTGACCTACGGCAACATCAGTGCCGGTGACACCCTCGTCATCTCCGATGGCAACCAGGAGCAGACCATCACCTTCCTGGGCACGGAGACGAGCATCGATGGTGGCTCCCCCGACATGAAGACCACCATCGAGGCGGTGGTGGGACCGGCTGCCGGAGGCAAGATTACCGTCGATGACGCTGGCACCGACCAGCTACGGCTCACCCACTCAGACCTCGGCGAGGAGTCGTACATCAAGCTGGTGGGTGGCACGGTCAGCTTCGCTGACCTGGACGATGATGCCACCCCGACGTTGTACGCCGGCGTCACGGCCAACGGCGACCCGTTCGCCCCGCAGCCGGGTGACCACCTGTACATCGACGGGTTGTTCTACGCCACCATCACCAAGGTCGCCCCAGGCGGAGCTGGTAACGAGGACGTGCTGAAGATTGACCGTCAGGTCCCCATCAGCAACAACATCGGCCGCCGGTTCTACATCATCTCGCAGGACATCGTCCCCGGGGATGCCGCCATCGGCGTGACCATCCCGACACCGGACCTGACGGTGGATGCAGAAGGCAACGTCATCCTCAAGCACAACCTGCTGCGGGACACCACCGGCGCGCCCATCAGTGGCAAGGCGCCCATCTACCTGTCGTACACCGCCGTGCGTCAGGATGTGACGGCTCTGGCCAGCAACCCGGGCTTGCTGCGTTTCGACACCACGACTGAGCTCGACTCGGCTCTGGAGCCCATCAACACCGACAACCCGTTGGCGTTGGGGTTGTACTACGCGATGATTAACGCCGCTGGCATCCAGGTGACCGGTCTGGGCGTGGACGAAATCAGCGCGGACAGCCCGTTCGGTACGGTGGAGGCATTCACCCGGGCGGCGGAGTACCTCGAGGGCTACGAAGTGTACGCCCTGGCTCCGCTCACCCACGACCGAACGGTCGCCGAGGTGTTCAACACCCACGTCAACTTCATGAGCGAGCCCGAGAGCAAGGGTGAGCGTATCGTCATCTGGAACCCGGAGGTTCCGACCAACCGCAACGACACGCTGGTCGCCTCGGGCACCGACGGCGACGGTCTGACCACCACCACCTTTGACACCAAGGTGGTCAACCTCAGCGCGCTGCTCCTGAACGCCGGCGTGGATGCCACCGGCACCATCCCGGTCAGTGATGGAGTCCTCCTCGACATCGCCAGCGATGCCAAGCGCTACAGCGTGGAGAGCGTCAGCGGCGGCGTGGTGACCATCCGTACGGTCTTCAACGCCGGCGAGAACGATGACGGCTACTACAGCACTACCGCCCTCACCCTGCCTCTCATCAGCGAAGCCTTCGCGATTCGTGTACGAGGCACCGCGCTGGTCACGGCAGCTGGTACGGCAGACAAGGATGCCATCGCGGAGACCGTGGCCACGACCGGCCAGGCATTCCAGAACCGTCGGTTCTGGATGACCTTCCCGGACCAGGCGGCGGCCACCATCGAAGGGCTCGAGCAGCTCGTCAACGGCTTCTACATGAACGCGGCCATCGCGGGCATGATTGGCCAGCAGCCTCCGCAGCAGTCCTTCACCAACTTCCCGATGACCGGCTTCACCCGGGTCATCGGGTCGCAGGACACCTTCAACGACCGGCAGCTCAACGTGATGGCCGGCGGCGGCGCCTACATCATCGTGCAGGACGCTGAGGGCGCCCCGCTCATCAGCCGGATGGCTCTGACCACCGACCTGACGAGCATCGAGACCCGGACTGACTCCATCACCAAGGTCGTGGACTTCACCGCGAAGTTCATGCGCCGGGGCCTGCGGAGTTTCATCGGCCGGTTCAACATCACGCAGGGCTTCCTGGACACTCTCGGCTCCGTCATCCAGGGCCTGCTCGGCTTCTTGGTGGAGACGGGCGTGCTCATCGGTGGCAACCTGAACAACCTGGTGCAGGACGAAGATGCCCGGGACACCGTCCTCATCGACGTCTCGCTCGACCCACCCTACCCCTGCAACTACATCCGCCTGACGCTGGTGGTGTGAGGCCCCCCGATGTTGGACCTCGTCACCACCCAGGCGCTCCGCGATGAGCTCGTGAAGATTGCCAACGTCAAGGCGTTGGCGATTGGCAAGCGACTCGCGAAGCGGCCTCTCCCGCCCAGCGTCCGAGGGCTGAAGCCAAAGGCCGAGGCCCTCAAGAAGGTGGACTTCAGCATCGACCCGAAGCAGATGGCGTCCTGGGCGGGGAAGACCTCCACGGCGTCGGTCAAGTTGTCGGCCAAGCTGCCTCCCCAAGCGAAGGCCAGCTTGGAAGCCCTCGCCACACGGCTGGCCAAGAGCGAGAAGAAGGTACCTCAGAAGCTCGTCATGAAGAGCCTCGGCGGAGGCGGTGGCCTCATCAGTGGCAGGGGCAAGGCTGCCGTCATGGGCCTGAAGTAGAATACTCGTAGAAGGAGAAGGACATGGCAGGAAACTACAGCGACTGGTCGCCCTACACCAACTACGTCCAGGCCGGCCTGGTCGACGGGGCGTACGTCAACGCAGGGCACACGCTGCTAGCCGCCGGCCCTCCGCGCATCGCCAACATCGGCGGGGCTGCGAGCTTCGCTCAGGCGGTGAGCGGTGATGGGCAGTCAGCCAATCAGATTGTGCTGCCCATTGGCATCATCCAGAACTTCGCCCTGAGCCACAACCGGCAGTTCAGCCGCATCTTCGAGATTGGCTCCGAGCGGAGCTACTTCATCTCGGGTCGTACGGTCGGGCAGCTGCAGCTCGGGCGCATCTACTACCACGGTGCGTCCCTGCTTCGCATTCTGTACGCGTACTACCAGGACCTCATCCCGCCGACCTTCGTGCCGGCGATGTGGCCCAACGCTGGTACGGCGTCGATGAGCAACCCCCACGACGTCATCATCCCGCCGGGGTACGAGAACATCTACCTCAACCTGGCGAGCGACCTGTTCGCGCAGCCCATCGGCATCCTGATGTACATCCGGGACGTCAACCAGGACGCGTTGGGCTCCGGCTACTTCGAGGCGTGCTACGTCCCGAACCACAACTGGCGGACCGATTCGCAGGGTGTGCTCGTACAGGAGGACGTCGGCGTGCAGTTCGAGCGCATGGTGCCCGTCGCCATCAGCGCCCTGACCCTCATCACCTCAGCCAGCCAGAACGCCGGAGGCGCCAGCGCCAACGAGACCTTCCTCGGCATCCCCGGTTCCTGATAGGAGGTCCTCGTGGCAGCAACACCCTTCACCTTCTCTGGCACGCTCGTACGACCGCCCGTTCCGGGTCAGGCGAACAACAACATCCCGGTTCCGCTCACGACCTTCAGCTCGAGCTTCAAGCCGAAGAGCGAAGATGAGTACGACCTCTCGGGCGCGGGTACGAAGGCCGTGGACATGGCCGGTATCTCGAGCGCTGGCGCCAAGTTCTTCTCCATCGAGGTCAGCACCACCACGCCCGACGACCTGCCTGCATCCGCTCCGGTGAACCTGCGCGTCAACGGTGGCACCGACGACATCGAGCTCAGCCCCGGCGGCTTCATCATCTTCGGCAGTCCGAATCCCACGGCCAGCGGCATCACCAGTCTCGACCTGGTACACACGCAGGACGCGAAGGTCATCGTCAGGGTGTACGGCTGACCGGAGGCTACGTGCTATTGGCCTCCTTCATGAGCGGTCCGGGGGCGGAAGCCGCCGAACTTGCTGGGAGAAGTGGGCTCACCCTGCTCGAGTCCAGCCTGCTCGGGGCCATCGCGGTACTATCTTTGCTTGTCGCGATTTTTGCGGTCTGGAAACTCAACCGGGTGCAAAATGAGAGGGTAGAGGACCAGAAGCAGATGAGCGAGCGTATGGAGAAGTTGGCTGACAGGCTGGTCAGCACTTTCTCCGAGACGAACAGCGCTCTACAAAACCTGACGCAGGCCGAAGTGCAAGGTCAGGCGCTCATGCAGCAGCTCAAGTCTTCCATCGACGGGGTCATCATGGCCGCGGTCCGTCGTGGTTCCTCTCATCCGCCCCGTCCATGAGGGGGTTCTCATGCTCATGTTTTTCAGACGACTGGTTGGTGTGGAGGACACACAGCGAGAGGAGCATGCGCGCTTCAAACGCAACCTGAACGGCTTCGATAAGCGAGCCACTGAGCTCAACGACATCGAATCCCAGCTGGCCAAGGTGGTACACGCCATCGACGAGAAGAAGGATGCCGTACAAGCTAGTCGTTGCTCAGGAGCATCCGGCGAACATTCATTGAACCTGACCATAGACGGAGAGAGCTGTGTCACAGGAGAAGCAGCAGAATGAGGGGACCGTCAGCCAAGAGGCGCAGGTCATCCGCCGCAAAGACCTGACGGACCTCGCCGACACGTTCAAGCAGGCGTTGTGCCCGGTCCAGAACCTTGTGGGGTTGGTGGGCGACCAGAACGTTTTGGTCAAAGAGACCAACAGACAGGTCAAGGACACCAGCCACAAGCAGAAGTGGCAGAGTGTGTGGCTCATCGCGCTGACCATTGGCTTCATAGCTGTGGCGGTAGCGCAGACACGTACTAGCAGTGCCCAAGATGTTACTGCCAAGAGCCAGAAGCAGCTTGTCGAGAGCGGCGCTCAGGTTCAGAAGGACTTGTCTGATGTCACTGTCGAGCTGCGCGGTCTAGTCGCACTTGCGAAGAAGACCGGGCAGCAGGTGGAGGACATCAAGGAGAACAAGGAAACCGAGCCCGAAGTTCAGCTGGTGGCTGAGACCGACCCGGTGAAGGCCCGCCGAGCACCGGTGAAGGTGCGTATTCTTCCTCCGAAGAAGAAGGGGGCTGCGCCTCCGCCGCAGTCGGCGGTAGAATTACCCATTCCCAGCAAGCACGTGAAGTGATGGAAAGCCCCAGCCCCGAGCTGATGCACGCATACGGTACCGACGAATTCTACGTCGACAACCTGGAGAAGCGTGCGGCTCTGCCGATACTCGCTCGAATGGCTGCGGGTGCCGGTTTCCTCGGCCTGGTGGCTCATCAGAGACGGCACGAGGAGCGTCTGCGTACTCAGGCTGCCATCCTGAATGAGATGTTCCGCCAGGAGGAGGCGGAGCGCATGGCGGCCACCATCCAGTCGTTTCAGCATCCAGGAGACAGAATGATGGCTGGCATCTATCCGCTCGACCAGGGCATGGAGCGCTTGGCGTCGGTGGCCGCACACATCGGTCGAGGAATGGCACACCAAGAGCTAGAAAAAGAAGCCGGCATAGGTGGCGCGGCGCTGAGTGCCCTCGGCAAGGGGCTGAGCCGGGCCAAAGGAGCCGTAGGCAGCGCCACCAAGATTGGGTGGAAGGGCAAGCTTCTTGGACTGGGTGCCCTTGGCGGAGTTGGATACCTCGGGTACAAGGGCCTGCAGGCGGGCAAGGACTACATGATGCAGCCCACTTCCGGTGGCCGTTGGGGTACGGGGCAGCAGCTCAGGACGCGTGTCAATCAGTGGGGGCAGCCTACCTACTGACGCCACCAGTAGGTCGGTGGGGACTCGTCCGGCCCGTCCGTGATGGGCACCAGCGCACCCTCTCGGTACTCCAGTTCGATGGAGTCATCAGCGAGGGCGTCCTCGAGGCTGAGGACATGCTCCAGTGCGGCGGGCACCTGGGACTCCTCTGCCGCTTGTACCTGTGGCTTCGGTGTGCGTCTCGGCTCCGCGAAGTCAAGCACCGCGGCGTCGAGTTGACCCATCTCGCTTGGCCCGAGCTCGTCGAGCTTCTTCTGGCCCGCGATGAGCTGTTGTAACAAGTCCCCGAGTTCTGGGTTGAACTTCTCGGGTTCCTCCAGGTACTCCTGATACAAAACTGCTGGGTCGCCGATAAGGGCCGTGAACAGCCCCTCTCTCCGCTTTGGCTCGGCGTTCGTCTCTGCGCTTTGGGTCAAGGCAAACGGCGTCGGGAATTTCGGAAGCGCTGGCCGACGCAATAGCCACAAGTTGTTCGGAACTGTAAAATCTGGGTAGCCCAGCCTTTGTAAGTTCCAGCTGAATCTGCGAGAACTCTGCTTGGATTCCATTGCCGTGCTCCACTAGGAAGTCTTGCAGGATGGCGCTGACGAGCTTGGACAGATTGGCCATCGGTCGTCCGCTCGTCAGCAGCCTGTACTGCATCACCGCCACGTACATCCCCAGGACCTTCCAGCAGCCGCCGGTTATCCCGAAGGGCACCCTCGTGTAGACGCGCTTCACCCTGGAAGAGTATCTCGCTCTTCTACGTCGGGCAACTGGTTGCTCAGTAGTACGCAGTAGAAGCGGTAGTACTGACTGTTCTCACCCTCTAGCTCGTCGGGCAGCTTCACCAGCCGCCCTCCCTGCGACAGGTATTCTAGGCAGGCGTCCTCAACCCGTGCCTCCGACGGCGCTTCTTCGTCAACCAGGTCTGGGCAGAGAGGTAGGTTGTTTACGTCGTAGCAAAGGGAGATGCCACGACGATGAGACTCTCGCACCACCTCCTTGCTCGCACCGGTGTCGTGTGTGCTGAGCGTCCAGTGTTCACGAGCGAGGTTCTTGACCACGGCTGGACCTTGGATGAGCTTGAACGGCGTCGCAGAATTGAGCCTCTCTGACGTCCACCGAGGGGCCCACTCTTCTGGTAGGAATCCACCCTTCTTCATCCACCCGTTGAGGGCTGCGACGTGGTCGACCAGGTCGTTCACGTTGGCGATGAGCTCGTCTACTTCCTCGGGCTTGGCTTCCTCGGCCAGCTCAACCCAGGAGCCGTAGCTGTCGATGACGTCGCCGACTTCCTTGTTGAGCTCCATGAGCTCCTTCAAGCACTGGTCAGGGTCCATCTTCGTCCTTTTGGTCGGTGCGGGCCCTCATGTCTGCCTCCAGCTGCTCCAGCAACTCGTTGAAGGAGGCAGCTCTGGCCTCGACGGAGAACTCGTGCAGGCGATGCTCTCGGTTCGCCGCGAGCGCGTGCTCACACTCGTCGTTGTTGCACTCGTAGAAAATCATCATCCAGGTCTCGCCCTGCTGCGGCAGGTCGTCTTCCCAGTCGATGTCGGAGCCGGAGGTTCCGGCGTGCTTCGGTGACGGGCGAACGAGATGAGCTTCTCGGTGCTGGTCCTGATACTCCCAGACCTTGATGGCTCCAGGCTGCGTCAGGTCTGCCCCGCACTCGGGGCACTTCTCGGGCACCTCGACTTCGCGGGTGCGAACAATGATGTCGTCAACGGTCAGCTTCATTGCCGTGGCCTCTCAATCTTTTCGAGGCCCATGGCCTCGAGCAGGAAACTGGTGAGGTGCTCTTTGAACAGCTTGTAGTGGAGCACCGGTCTAGCATCTGGTGGGAAGCGCCCACCCTTGAGCTCCAAGGCATAAAGGATTGCTGTGCGCCGTCTGCTCTTGGGTTTGAGCCACTGCCAGTAGTTCTCAGACCAGCAGGCGGGCAGCAAATTCTGATGACCTACGGGCGCCTCCCAACGCATCGCACGGTCGATGAGCCAGCCAGGCTGCTCCCCCGATAGCATCAGCTCTGCCACAAGAGGGCCGCGCATCGTGTAGTTCGACCGCACCACCGGCTCAGGAATCTTGCCGTAGACGAGGTTGTGGATGTACTTGCTGACGTATGGCCCCATCCGGCTGTAGAATTCGGCTGCGTCGATGTGATTGGCCGGCTCTGGCTCACCCTCCCCTGCCAGAAGCCTACCGTCGTAGCTGAGCTTCATCTCCGTGCCCAGCGCACGTGTCTTGGTGGGTGTGCTCAGGAAGCCGTAGCCATCGTAGGAGTAGGCTTGAAACGGCGTCCACTCTGTGACTTGGCGCATAGTGGTGAGCGTGCGCCACGCTCCCAGAGTCAGCTTGATGAAGTCTGAGTAGAAGTAAGCAATTTTGGCGTCGCGGTAGGTTAGGGTGATGGCCTGGTCCTCGTCGGGGCCATCCAAGTAGGTCGCCCAGCCCAGCTTGCGGTGCCAGGTCTTCACCTTGACCGGGTATCGGTAGCCGAGTATCCGACGCTCTTCTATCTTCTTTTGGCCACTGGTCAGCTCTGTGTAGGCACGTTCGTAGTCCATGGTTCCGCTTCTCTTATGCCGGTTTCTGCGGGAGAATGACCCCAACACCTCGCCACAGGCGAAACTAAGGAGCATCGAAATGACACTCGGTTCTGGACTCATGACTGCACAGCGTCCAAAGCAGAGCCGCTTCGTTACCGGCAAGCGTGGTCTGGCCGGCGAGGTGGGCGACCTGCGCGACGATATTGAAGAGGAACTCAGCCCCATGGCGGCCATCGCCGTGCAAGAGTACGTCGACCCTCTGGCTACGGCAGCCAACAACCTGATGGCAGCTACGACCTCTCAGGCGGCTGAGGATGAGCTGCTGCCGGATGCCACACCGGCGACTGGTGTGCTCACGCAAGCCACCATCGACAACCTGAGCACCGGTGGGCCCCGACAGATTCTCTTCACTGTGGCAGGTGGCACACCCGCTCATCGCGCTCCGACCGCTACCATCTACGGTACTGCTGTTGGCGGCGCGAAGACGAGCGAAACGGTGAGTCTGCCGAGTGTTGCTGGCACGGCTCTCACCGGAACCTTCTTCGTCGACATCGACCGCATCGTTCTCGCTGCAGGCAGCGGCACCGGTGCTACTGTGGCCATCGGTCTGGGCGCTCTGCTTGGACTCAGTGCCTCAGTGGTGTCACGTGCTGGGCGCGTTGCGGTCATCCAAGAGGTGGCAGCTGGCTCAGTTGTGACCAACGGTACTGTACTCGAGGGTGCGGATGCTGCGGCTACCGTCACTGGCTCACAGGACCTCTCCTCGGGCGGCACGCTCGGTACCGAGACGCTCATCGTCGAGGTCGATGGAGCTGCTGCTCAGACGGTGACCTTCGCCACTCCGGCGAACACCGCAGCCGTCGTGGCGGCAGTCGAGCTAGTCATCCCCGGCATTGCCAGTGATGATGGCTCTGACCACCTGGTGCTCACCAGCCCGACCACTGGCCCCACCTCGAGTCTTGCAATCTCGGGTACCTCGCTCACCAAGCTCGGTATCACCGCTGGGTACTACCAAGGAACCAGCGGCGGCAAGGGCACCTACGCCCCCAACAGCGCGCCCAACGGCTCCAACGACTACGCGCTGTACTACGAGTACGACCCCACCGCGTAGCTATTCTTCCGGCACGCGGCGGCCATCCGCCATCCCATCCTGGCGACCGAGGAGGGGAGCTTCTGGTATGTGGCTCCCCTCCTCACCTATTCTGGTGCGCGGATGTGCGCCGGCACCGTGAACTCGAGCAGGATTGGGTTGAGCCAACCGACGACCTTGCGGCCCCCGCCCTTCTTCGCCCTGAGAGACTCGTCCCAGGCCCACACCTTGCCACTGCGCTGGTCGAAGAACTTCACTCCTTCACCGATGTGCTGTGACTTGATGCCACCTCGACCCCCATCGATGGTGGACCACAACTCACCTCCGTCGATGCTGCAGTCGACGCCATCGAAGTAGAAGACGTGCTCGCTTCTGGGGGTGTTGTTGGACACATAGACGATGTCTCCTGTGCTGGGGCGCTTGCTCTTGTTCTTGCTGAGCAGGTACTCGACGAACGCCCCCTCCTTACGTCCTCGGAAGAACAAGTAGGATAGGTTCTTTCCCCGCTTCCACTTCCTCTTCAGCCAGCCTGTACCGTTGGGGTCTGGTTCATCGAGGTCCCGGTTGAGGATTGGTCCTCGGTAACCCGCACGCTCGAGTAGGAACTGGGCAAACTCCCCACAGGTACTGAAAAGAGTGCCTGAGTCCCTCATGGGCTCAGCCCGACCCTGGCAGATTTCGATGAACTGCGGGTCGCCGACCTTGGCGTGCTTGTACATGTGGGCCACGGTCTGGATGTACTCCCGCTGGGTGTCCTCGTCGTACTCCCACAGTTTGATGCTGCGGCTGCCCAAGGTGAGGATGTCGACCCGCTTCGCGCCGGTGATTCCTGCAGTCATGTTCGGCCTCCACCCTCAGTGTAACTATGGGCGTGTTCGGGTACAACAACTACGGGAGTTGGAGTAGCAGTGAGTGAAGAAGTCGTTCAGAAGTTCCGGTTTCTCACCCGCAACAAGCGGTGGAGCGGCTACGTTGAAGTAGCCGAGTGTGAGAAGAACGGCAGAAGCTACGTCATTTTGCGCTTGCACGTAGGCAATCGGTCAGTTCTACTTCCGAGACGCGGCCTCGAGGATGTAGTCCTAGCTCTGACTCGAGCCTTGGGAGTCGCGAATGCCAGGTACGAACGTATCATCGAGAAGATGAACAGGAGAGAATGACATGGCCGACACGAGCGAGTTCAGGAAGAAGCTGCGGTCGGGCGAATACGTTTCGCTGACAGGCGCCAAGCGCGCCATCGGGAAGATGAAGGGTTGGAGCGAAGTCGACCGAAACAAGGCCCGTGCGGCAGCCGAGAGGCACTTCGCCGGCGAGGAGAGTCCTCCCAAGAAGGTTGCCAAGAAGAAGACCAAGAAGAAGGCGCAGTCGAAGCCGGCGAAGAAGGCCGCTGCCAAGAAGGTGCCGAAGAAGCGCAAGGCCAAGAAGGTTCGCCGCGCCCAGAAGGCAGTGACTACGACGCATCGTGCGTCTCCCAAGCCGAGAGGCGACCAACCGGTGATGCAACGCATCGAGCTCGCCCACGCTACGGTCGGCACCTACAAGCAGGCCCTCGATACGCTCGAGCGCTGCAAGCAGCTCGCCCCGGAGGTGGACATCACCAAGGGAGTCCAGAAGGCCACCGACGGTCTGACCCAGCTGGTGCAGGGACTCTTCACCGATGTGGTGGGTACGCTCTCCCCGAATGAGGAGAAGGCGGCGCAGCTGCTGGCCAAGAGCCAGCCCAGCAACGGCGGCATGGTGGCCCCGACCCCGCCCGTCGTGACTCCCCCGCCTCAGCAGCCGCCCGGAGCTACCATCTAGCTCTGGCCCTTGGGTCTCCAGACTAGGCTGAGCAGGTCCTTGTCGTCTTCGACAGTGGGGCTGCCTAGTCCCCTATGGTCACCCCTGTCCTCGATGGGGATGGCCCACCTGCGCGTGCCGTGTGGGGTCTCCAGCAGGACGTGGATGGCATCCTCATCCTTCTGGCTGGCCAGTAGCACGGCCCAGGCGTTGGTGCGCTTGACAGCCGCCTCCATCTGAGAGCGCCAGTTGGCCTCTTCTTCAGGCAGCTCTACGATGACCGGACCGTCACGAACCATGCCGTCGTCATCAACGAAGGAGCGGCCTGGCCACGTGATGAAGAACGGAGCGAAGCTCTCATCCTCCCACGAGTCGTAGATGGTTTGGATGCCACCTTCTTCTACTTCTCTGCACAGCTGGTCGTGGATGAATCGCTGCGAAGTATAGTAGTCCAGGTTGGCCACGGTTGAACTATGAGCCGAACACACCAGGCGATGCAAGTCTTTCGTCGGGAGCTGCGCAGCCGATTCCCTCGTCTCAAGCGCGCGGCGCACGTAGATGAGCTACTGATAGAGCCAGGCGTACACGGGGAATTCACGCTCGTGTTGCGCTGGTCGCGAGGACCAACCGGCCCGGGGGAGTACCGCAAGTACTTCAGTCGGCAGTTCGTATTGGGGAGGACGGCTACTGCATCTCCGCTGCAGCAACGGCCGAAGATGAAGACCTGTAGATTCGTCGACCAGGTAGCGGAGGAAGTTCTCAGAGCAAGAGGTGTCTGAAGTACCGGGTGCGGTGAGCACCGTCATATCAGTCGTCTGCAGCCACTTTGGGGTGACCCAGTCTTCGCTGCTAGGCACGAGAAGAACGGGCAGCATACCCAAAGCGCGCATGATGGCCTACTTCCTCCTGCGCGAGAGGTTTCAGTACAGCTACCCCCAGATAGCCGCTGCGTTCAAGAAGGACAGCAGCACTATCATCCAAGGCTACAAGAAGCTCAAGCAGCAGATGCAGAGCGACGTAGACCTAATGGCAGCCGCAACGCTGCTGATGAAGAAAGTGGAGCGGCTGGTTACCTTGAGCAGCGGTAACGTCATCTATACCACGGTGTCGACCCCGGTGAGGGCGCGCTTGGAGGAGCTGCTCAAGACAGGGATGTACGGAAACGACCTCGGAGACGTGGTCGAGAGATTGGTGTGTCAGCAACTGCAAGGATTGAAGAGCAAATGAATCTAGCTACCCACTATGCCGAAGCCACTGAGTGGAACCTGGCAACACTCAGTGAGTTGTGCCACCTGAAGTCCAGCAGCCAGGTACGAATCAACCGGCAGACCAGCATCTGCCAGAAGATGCTGCAGGTGTGTCAAGAGTGGGAGCCGGAGATTGTGTGGGGCACGGACCCAGATGACGTGCGCTCGCTGTTTCGCCGCGTGGCACCCAGAGTGTGGAACCTGCTCAAGGCAGCGAAGGAAGAACCGGAAGGGCTCGAGGTAGCTCTCCTCAAGTGGAGAAGGGAACGAGCGGGATGAACAATACCCATTGTGACCTCTGTACTGACCCGTACGGTAGGAAGAAGCCCTGCAAGGTGACAGGTATGTCCAAGCTCGGCATCAAGAACGTGTGTCAGGAGTGCGCGGAGTTCCTGCTAGTAGGCACGCGTCCCAAGAAGAAGAGCAAGAAGGCAGCGAGGAAGAAGTGAATGGCTAGGCACTACAAAATCATCATCAAGGTGGCGTACGAGGAAGGCACCATTCCTGAGAAGGGAATGGAGGATGACCTACGTCGGGGAGTAGATGCAGCCGTACAGATTGGCTTGCTCAACGATGCGGACGCTAACGCAGTGGTAGAGGAGTACGACGTTGAAGTGGAGGAAGTGACCAAGTGAACATCGTCAAACCAAGCTACGAAATCCTGGGCATCTTCCCAGGTGAAGAAGACTGCCTGCAGTGGCTCGAGCGCATCGGGCGCACCTGCTACAAGAGCGAGGACAAAATCACTGCAGAGAGCGCACCCAAGTTCGTGCGCAGCATACTGAAGCTGGACCGGATGGAGAAACTGGCGAGCAGGTTTCTATCGATTGCCACAGACCCGGAATACGATGGTCCGCATGAGGCCGTGATGGCTTTGATGGAGGCTGTGCATGACATGCTCGCCGACCCTCCGCACGAGTCCGTCATCGAGCACAGCCTGATGACCGTACGGTTCGTTTTCGACCGGGGCATCTCTCACGAGATGGTGCGTCACCGCCTATGTGCCTTCAGCCAGGAATCCACCCGCTACTGCAATTACGGCAAGGGCGACGACATCAACTTCATCAAGCCTCCGTTCTGGCCGGAGGAAGACAGCGGAGACTCAGCCGTGAGCGAGTCAGAGCCCTACGATGTTTGGGAGCACGCTTGTTTGACGGCAGAGAGCGATTACAACGCCCTGGTCAACTTTCACAAGGCCAAGCCCGAGCAAGCCCGCTCCGTGCTTCCCAACTCCCTCAAGACGGAGATTGTCGTCTCAACCAACTTCCGTGAGTGGCGCCACATCTTCAGGCTGCGCACCAGCAAGCGCGCTCACCCGCAGATTCGGGAAGTCATGGTGCCTCTGCTGAAGGAGCTCAAGGCCAAGCCCAACCTGGGCCTGCTCTTCAGTGACATCGAGGTGACCGAATGAAAGCGACAGTGAAGACAACGACGTACTCACCGAGAGACAACTTCTGCCGAGGCGTGGCAGAGCTGCTGCAGAAGGCAGCGGAGGATGGCACCGGCACCGACGACACCACCGATGCCATCTGCGTGTTGGCCAACAAGTGCTTCAGCACAGGGGCTGACTATCCAGACCTGCCCCGACCGGACTACGTCGACGACCAGATGACCGTGACCTACATCGAAGAGTGGTCGGACTGGTTCTACGCGAACACCGAGACGTTCGAGGGCGAGCTCGGCATGCAGTTGGCCTACCTGTGGCCGGCCATCATCAAGGGGAACCAGATTGAGGTCGACATCGACTCGGCCATCGTACGGGTGCTCAACGAGAATGCGGTGCCCAACGATGAGCAGCCGGAACCCAACTCCATCTGGTCCTACATCGACGCCGTGGCCGAGGTGAGCGAATGAAACCGCTCTACAAGACGACCATCGTCATCTGGTCGGCCTACGACCCAGAAAAGTCGAGTATGGAACTTGAGGACTTGGCTCACGACGCCACAGTAGGAGAGGCGTACTGCTCCAAGCAGAAGAGCGAGCGGGTAGAGAAGCCGGAAGAAAACCCTGATTGGGACGGCACCGAGTTCTTTGGAGACGAGGATGATTGACCCATCTCTGGAAGAGCTGGAGAAGGCAGAAGCACGATTCCTCGAGGCTCATGGGTGGAGTCCCGTGCCCAAGCCTCGAGGGGCTGAGAACAACCCGGAAGTTCCTCAGTGGTGGAGAGACCAGTTCGCTGAGGAGGGAGAGATGAAGGAGTACCGGCAAGACACGGCCGTGGAGTTGCAGAAGGCACGGCTCGTAGACCTGATGAGGTACGAAGGATGACTTACGACCAGGTATCCATCGCATTCGACAATCTGCGTGAGCTCGTGGGCGAACTGTACGTACATGAACCTTGTGGAGGGCCTCTTCACATCATCACTGATGATGGAAACATCGAAGACACACATCTCGTTAGCTGCTATCGGTGGCTGCACGGGGAGAAGAACACGGCCTTCATCACTTCGGTGTGCAAGGCCATCCTCCATGAGCTCATGCTACTGACTGAAGCACAGAGGCTCTTGTGGTGGCTGGAGGGTTCTATCCGAGAACTGAAGCTGGACCCGGTACGTCTTGCCTTCGAGGCTGGTGCAGAGAAGGCGTACATCGTGGATAAAAGCAATGGTAGCTACGGCGCCCGGTTGGTAGGTGGAGCAAAGGGCTCCACGTGGTCCTGGGATGGGCTGGAGCAGACCAGGGAAAGGATGAAGAAGTGAAAGAACCCAAGGTCAGTCCGAAGCCTACATTCTGCGGGCACAAGATGGAGTGGGTCGAGCGCGCGATGCCCAACTACTTCGGCTCGTTCTGGATGTACCGAAGCAAGGACAGGAAAGTGGTCGTTCGCGCTTGGCCAGCACAGAAGACAGAGAATGACGATTGGGTGATGCCTCCAGAAGTACTGATGGTGATAGACCACGCGCATGAAGAGTTCGTCGGCAGGTATAAGACGCACAAGGAGTTGCTACGCGTGCTGAAGCGGGCAGAGTCAGAACTGATGCGTCAGTACAAGGAAGCAGCCAAGGAGTACAAGATGCTCCTAGAGGTGGTGAAATGAAGTTCAACGTCGACTGGTCTAAGACCTACGTGGCCAGCGGAATCGTGCAGGTGGAAGCTGAAACGCGAGACGAGGCGGAGAACATCGTGGCTGAGCGAATGGGAAACTATTCAGGCTCGATGAACTACGTTGACGACGAGGACCATGTCCACGCCTACCCTGTGGATGGAGAGCCGCCTCACCCGGAGCTGCCGAGGCCAGATAGCGACCTGACCATCATCAGGTTCATTCGACAGTGGTCAGAATGGTTCTACGCGCACACCGAGGTCTTCGGCTGCGGTCTGTCACTGCAGCTGGCCTACTTGTGGCCGGCTATCGTCAAAGACAAGTACATAGATGCCCCCGATAGCTCTGAGCTCGTCAAGCTCTTGCAGGAGCATGTGGTTCCTGAAGACAACGCCATCTGGTCCTATATCCATATCGAGGCAGAGTGAGCCGAGAAGTTCATGGTTCCGTGAAGTGGCGGGACGTGGAGCTGCAGGTGTCATCCAAAGAGAAGGGCGACACCAATTGGCACTACCGAGAGAATGGTACGGAGCTCATGCTTCGCTATGTTGGAGCACTGGATACCTACCGCGCCACCATCAACGCCATGGGGCTGCAAGGCTTTGGTGTTGGCTATAGCCCGGATGATGCATTGGACGGAGCAGTGGACAGCTTGGCCGGGAAGGTCGCAAAGGTGGAGGTAGTGCTCACCCGATTTGCCAAGCAGGAGGAGATTGGGTGACCGATAAGAAGGAGAAACGTGCTCCTCTGGAGCGCTGCGTCATGTGCCTACACTACCGCTCGAGTCCTCAGGGCGTCGTTTGTCATAAGCGGAAGGATGGGCCACTCGACAATGGGATGGGATGGTGTCCAGAGTTCACTGACATCGTTCACAGCGGGAAGAAAGAGAAGTGAGCGACAAGAGCCAGGCAAGAGCTGTGCAGCGAGTCAGCGGTTGGCCCTACCAGAAGTGTCTGCAGTGGGTTCGTGCGGGTAAGACCGTCATCATGAAGTGGAGCATCTACCACGCCATCACCAACAGCGAGGCTGCAGTCAAGCTCTGGAAGGAGACGGAGGGTGTCAAGACGACTAAGCTTTCAAACTGACATCACTCTTGTTCTTCACCGTTGCTGGAAGTGTGGCAACTGGTGGGGTGTGGAAGAAAGGGTGAGTACCTCATCCACACTGTGCCCCTGCTGTACACATGCGGAGAACGAGAGTCTGCGAGGTACGGTGACTCAACTGGGAGCCACCATCAGCGCGCTCAAAGGAGCGCTCACCAAGGCTAAGAAGCGGTGGCAGAAGAAGGGGAAGTAGAGAAGGCTCGGGCGATGCAGCATCGGGCGGAGGCGTGGCGCTCTCGCGCCGGCGCCTTCGCTAGCTTTGCTCTCGGCCTTCTCTACTTGGCGGGGGCCTGGTTCGTCTGGAAGATTGGTTGGATTCTGTATGGAGCATTGAAACCATGAAGAAATACGCGGTGGCCTACACCTACATCGCTGACAACGACCTAGAAATTGAGTTCGTGGAAGCCGAGTCGTGTCGAGACGCCATCATCCAGGTAATCCGTAAGCAGGACTGGCCCGAAGACCAGTGCCAGCAGTTGCCCGAGGACCTTGAGGCAATCAAGGAATGGATGTTCAACGGAGACAGCCTAGTCGACGTGAAGGAGCTACCACAATGATTGTAGGAATCAGCGGGCTGTCCGGTAGCGGCAAGAGCGCTGCCGGCGACGTCCTGGTGAAGAACCATGGCTTCGTGGCCGTGGCATTCGCTGACGTCATGAAGCGCATCTGCATTGAGGTCTTCGACTTCACGCCCGAGCAGGTGTGGGGAGACGGGAAGAATGAACCTGACGCCAGGTACCCCATACTTTGCCGCAACTGTGGTTGTACTGGGCGTTCGGTAGTCAGTCCCATTCACTTCGGTCATTGCTGCAGCAAAGAGTGCGCCTACGAGTTTGATGACAGGGACGGCATCGGTCAGGTTCTAGGAGAGTGTGGAGGCGGTGAAGGTGATGAGCAGTACCTCACTCCGCGTAAGGCTCTTCAGAAGCTCGGGTCGTGGGGTAGAGACTGCTACTCCGACGTCTGGGCTGAGGCAGCTTTGCGGGATGCCAAGCTCATCTTGGACAAGCACAAGGATTACAACCGAGAGGTGGGTCCGCTGCTCGGGTGCGACCGTGACTACGAGGGCGTCGTCATCACCGATGTCCGCTTCAAGAACGAGATGAAGGCGGTGAAGGATGCCGGTGGGAAGCTCGTTCGCATAGTCCGGCCAGGCTACGAGAAGCCACAGTGGGACCACCCCAGTGAGACCGAGCAGCTCGAGGTGCCGGATGAGGAGTTCGACTACATCCTGGAGAACGTAGGGGACTTGAAGGTCCTAGAGTTGTACACCGACCGGATGATGGAGGCACTTCGGTGACTGGTAAGAAGGTCTGGTGGGTGTACATGATTCAGTCCCGCAGGCCGACGTGTACGGGAGTCGAATATGGGCGGAAGCCGGACGGGGTCATCTACATCGGAGTCACCACGAATATCGAGCGGCGTATCAAGCAGCACAACGAGGGCAAGGGGGCGAGGTACACACGGGGGCGCGGTCCGTGGACCACCCTGGCTTGCCACTCCTACAACAGTCGCAGCGACGCGTTGAAGGTAGAGGCTCGGTTGAAGAAGCTCAGCCACGCGCAGAAGTACGATGTGTCCGCTTTGCCTGACCCCAGGCATCCACAAGACCCCAACCCCTGGGTTCCGTAGCGTGATAGTATCCCAGCATGGCTCAACCTCTCGAGTTCACCCTCAGTCAGCAGGAATACGAGGCTCTTGTAGCCCTAGCGCGTCGTGGCTGTGTTGATAGCGAGGGGAACACAGACGTGCAGAAGCTAAGAGACTTGGAGGCGTTCCTACGCCTCATCGAGAAGAACAATGGTGTCACTCGGGATGCAGTGTGGGTTCAGTGGCAGGAGCTAGACGCTCCGCTGCCGGCCGGCACCAACTTCCCAGATGAGTGGCCGGTGAACATGCGCGCCTATGTGGAGTACGTAACTCGAGCCGTCAACCAGAGCGACGTCGAGGCGGTACTCGAAGCTCAGGCCAAGAATCCCACGAGCGTCCTGGTCACTAGAGACCCGGGCGCCCGAGTGGGCTGGACTCCCATTGACGACTTCTTCAGATAGGGTGGACCTCCGTACCGTTCATGTGCGCACACACATGAATGCGGAGTATGTCTTCCCGGACATGGACATCGCAGAGCTCAAGAAGGCCCTGCCCGAGAGTGGACGCATCACCACGTCAAATCCGACGCTGGCGCTCATCAACGCAAGCTTCGCGGTGATTTCAATTCCATTTCGCATTGTCTCCACCATCGAAGCGGAGGATGATGCGGCGGAGATGGAGCTGCTATGGGCCTGCCCTGCGTCAACTGCAAGCGAGACATAGCGGAGAACGAGGCTGAGTTCTTCGCGGGCATCTTGGTCTGCAAGGACTGCAACCGAGTCGCCACGCACCTGTGCGAGCGTGCACACAAGGAGCTCAAGTGGCTGCTGCTGATGCACCAAGAGCTCATCCGCAACGCCATCGTTCAAGGGAAGCTTCAGCTGCAAGTACAACAGGGGCTGGAAGAGGTCTCGAGGGACGAGCTTCTGGAGGCCCTTGCTAAGATGGCCAGACAAGCCAGGGAAGAGCAGGAACGTGAATGTCCACTCCCACTACCTACAACGAGAAGGACGGTCTCGAAGGAGAGTACGACGTCCAATGCTCGCACCCTGGATGCGGATGGGAAGCCAAGCTCCGACTCGAACTCGGAGTAGGGCTAAAGGTTGGGGACTCGGTCTACCGGGACCCCTCGAATGAGATGGTAGGAAAGTGCCGGAAGTGTCTTCGCTACAGCCTGGTGGTGAAGACTGCACCAACTCAGCACGTGACAACGTCCCCCAACGGTTTCTGGAAGGTGCCGACGGAGTAGTCCGTCTGTACTACTCAGACAAGGTGGTGGGCACTGCCGAGGGCGTGCGGTCTTCACTACAACAACACACGAAACAATCGAGAGTGCGTTGGCGCCGATGGGACATCGAGCGCCTTCGCTTCGAGCACGGCTCGTCGATGCTGCGCATCCAGGGTGCGTCCCTGCAGCAGCTCATCGGCGACCGCTACATCGTCTTGCGGGGTGAGCTCACCCCCTTCTACGACCCGTGCCCAGCGGCCAAGAACCTCGTTCTCGCCGAGGTTCTTTCGATGCCCAAGGGCATGACTCACAAGGAGCTGTTCTTCCTGCTCCGACCGCGCGCTTGACGGCCGCGGTTTTCCTAGCTATCAGTTTGGGGTGTACAATGTACACCCGCCAGGAGGCGTATGGCTGACCAGAAACCCACGACCCCGTTCTCCCCGCCGCTGCAGGACGTGGCACCGCGGGTAGGACTCACCCCGGCGCAGGCGGCTCAGCTGGCGGCCCAGCAGGCCGCTGTAGGGCAGGAGGCGTTCATCGACCCCAACATCACGGACCCCGCCGCGCTGGCCTACGCGGCCGGCGCAGCGGCCCGTAGGAGCGCCAAGGGCGCGCTGCCCAAGTACCAGACCCCGGTGGCCGACGGCCCCGGCCCCGCCATCCCTCCGCTCGAGCAGCCGCACCAGGAGGGCATGACGATGGAGCAGCAGGCGGCGATGTACCGGCAGCACAACACCGCCCAACAGGCTGCCCAATTGGCCGGCCAGCCAAGAGGAGCAGGCTCCATCATCGAGTCCGGCGGGGCAGGTGTGGGGAGCATGGCGGCGGGCGCGCCGAAGCTGACCATGCCCACGCCCGCCCAGATAGGCATCCAGCCGGGCGACATGCTCCCGCCCGAGGCTCAGCAGGACCCGAACTTCCGCAAGGGTCAGGGGGCTCTGGTGGCCGCCAGTCAGCCAGACATGGCGTTGAAGTACGGGGTGGTACGCAACGGCATGCGCATCCCTCCCCAGGCCCTGCAGGCCAACGTAGGCCAGTACGGCGGCCCGTCGAGCGGTAATCGGCAGCTGAGCCAAGACAGCGTTCGAGACCTGCAAGCGTTGCAGGGACTGCAGGCTGCCCAGCAGACGCGCCCGGAGGGCATGCCGCGGGATGAGAAGGAGGCCGAGGAGCAAGCCGCCAAGAGCTCGGCAGCGGCCTCGGCGCACGCGGGGACACCGCCGAAGCCCGGCGAGGCTACCGACAAGGAGGTCGCTGCGGCCATCAGGGAGATGGACGACTTCGACTTCGACCAGCTGCGCCGCCAGCTGCAGGAAGATGCCATCCGCAACCCGGAGCAGAAGCGCATCATCGAAGGGCGCCTCGAGCCTCTCGACATCGATGAAATCATCATGAAGGACCGGGTGAAGCAGAAGGTCCCCATCATCCCGGGCCGGCTCGTCTACACCTTCCTCAGCATGACCGGTGATGACGACCTCGCACTCAAGCGCTTGCTGATGAAGGAAAGCAAGAGCGTCGAGGTGACCGACCAATACCTGCTGGAGAAGTTCTCCTTCATGGCAGTGGCCTGTGGGCTCTACGCCATCAACAACAACGTTCTCCCCTCGCACCTTGGAGACGACGGCGAGTTCGACGACAAGAAGTTCTGGGAGAAGTTCCGTTGGGTGCTCAAGCGTCCTCTGCACATGCTGGGTAGCATCGGTGCCAACCACAGCTGGTTCGAGACCCGTGTGCGCAAGCTGTTCACGGCGGAGAAAGTGGGAAATGGTTGACCACTCCCGAAGGGTGGGCTCGAGCGAATCTTCTGCTCAAGTCCATGCAAGCGCCACCCCCAAAGGGGTCGCTTCGGGAGTGGGTACTCATCCTGCTGGTCGGCAAGCTCGAGGACATCGAGCACGCCAGATTCAGGGCGCTTGCTCAGCTCATCATCGACAAGGAAACCGGCGTCAAGGCGTTCGAGGAGTACATGGACATCGCCTTCCCGAGCCTGGCCGCACGCAAGAAGAAGCAGCATGAGGAAGTGCTCGAGATTCTGCACAAGGAGGTTGGCAAGACTGCGCTGAAGGTTACACCACTGGCCACACCCAAGATGCGAAGCCGCATGCAGCAGCAGCGGGTCACAGCACAACGGGCTGACGAGCAAACGCAGCGCAAGTACAGCAAAGCCAGCGTCTCACCATGGAAGCGAATGTAAAGACCGTCTACTTCTGCCCAGAGTGCGGCAGCGCCTCCCTGGACCTGTCCGAAATCATCGGTGGTCTGTCCCGCTGCAAAGCGTGTGCGTGGGAGGGGCACAACAGCCAGCTCGTAGCTACGCCCATCCCAGCCGAGCTCGAGGGCGACGAGCGCACCTTCATGGAGATGATTGCCGACCTCAGAAAGCTGCTGGGCTACAACGCCAAGGAGTATGGGTCATTCCTGGTCAAGTACGGCTTCGCGGAGTTGAAGCAGAGCAGGAAGGGAGTTGTGCTCAACCCCAAGCAGATGGCTCGCTACATGTCTGCCATCGGTCGGGCCATGCTCCTATCGCTCATCGAGGAGCGCTCGGCGATGGAGAAGGAGAGACACAGTGCCAGTTAGCGAACTACCTCCGTCAGGCGATGAGATTCTCTTTCACCCAGATGTGGTGGATGAGCCCGAGGAAGAGTCGGAAGTAGGGGTCAATCAGCTGTATTGCTTCTTGGATGAGACCAGGCTGTGCAACGCGGCTTGTGTGGCCTGGAAGACTCACCCAAAAGAGAGCCAGCGCAGCGAGCTCTCCGAGTTTCAGACGCATTGCGTCCTGCTCCACAACGTGGAGCGGCTGGGGCGAAACGTGACCATCGCCGCCTCTGCTCTATCCAGTAGCGTGACCCGAGAGAAGACCCGAGAGGCGGATGAACGACGCAAAGCTCAGTTCAATCCAACGTCTCAGACACCAACGTCTCCATTTCCGGGGGGCAAGCCATGATTCAAGCCAACATCATCGCCGTCGACCAGAGTCTGGAGCTCGCTTCGGGTCTCACCAAGAACTTCCTCGTGCTGCAGCTTGCCAACGGAGCCTTCGTTCGCGCGGAGGTCGATGAACAAGCTACGAGGGCGGTGCTCCAGCAAGTCGTGGGCGACGACGAGGAGTTGGGAGAGGTCACTCCTGCAGCCGCTGGTGCGAAGACCGTGGACATCTCTCCGCCTCCCACGCCGCCGGCGGGCATCAATGTTACGGCGGCGCCTGAGCAGCTGGTGTCGTGGGATGAACTTCCCGAGGATGTGCTCAGCGAGCACATGAAGCGGGCGCTCGAGATGCTCAATGCCCCGGCAGAGATGCCCTTCGAGCAGCTCAGCGGTCTGGTGAAGCAGATTCAGGACAGCTTCACACCGGACGACTGGATTGCTGTGGGTGTGAGCCCTGGTGCCATCGAAGGGCCACGCCCACCTCAGCCTGCAGCTCCTCAGCCGGCACCGCAGCCGCAGCAACCCGCGGTCGGAGAGATTCAGTGGGCGGATGGCAGTCCCATCGTACCCGGCATGGGGCGGGTAGCACGCACGGTGCCCAAAGACGACATGGGCTACCCCATCGTAGGGGGTAGTGATGTCGACCCCGGTGAAGTGGTCGGCGGCCTCGACCAGGACGAAGACGGCATAGGGCAGATGTGATTTTCATCAGCTGTACAGAGTGCGGCTTCACTGTTCGTGTCTTCGGCAGCGACGACGCGGAGATGGAGAACTTGGTCGGTCCTGGCAGCGACTGGTACCCGGACAAGTTCCCCTGCCCCAAGTGCGAAGGCTCGGCGGCCATCACCTCTATCGAGGGCAAGATGCTCCCCAACCTGAAGGTCATTGACCTCAACCCGCAGGAGGCATTCGTGGCCTTCTCGGGTGGAGGTCTACCGCCAGAGTGGGATTGTACGGTCACCTCTGTGCAGAACGTCTTGGTCAACTCGACTATCGAGTCGGTGAGCCTGCGCCCCATCGCCGGCACTAAGCGTTGTTGTTTGGACTCCATCACGCTTCGGGGAGGGATGCGCGTCTACCTGGCCTCGAGCGTACACGGCGCGGCGGTCTACCGGATTGCTGGTCCGCACAGCTACACCAAGGAGGCGGTCGGTGAGTGAGACCATCACCATGCGCTACCGACGGGGGCATGCGCTCGTGGACAACATCCACTTGTTCACTGGGACCATCCAAGTCACCAGTGATAATCCTATGGACCCGGAGACCGATAATCCGTTCGTAGGACTGAAGTTCTCACAGATGATGTCTCGGTTGGCACGCGTACTACGAGACCTACCGGACGCTCGAGTGGTGCTGCAGCGCACGGACAATCCGGGACTGCGCGCTGTTCAGTTGGGTGAGGAGACGCGCGTGCTACTTCGGGACGACCCCGCTGCCGCCATCCGCGCGATGACTCCTCAGGTAGGGCAGCCTGTCCAGCCAGAGGAATCTGACTTCACCCAGCGCTTCATGGTGGGGCGTACGCGCTGTCTGCGCTCCGGCCATGAGACGTTGGCGGACGCGTTTGGTGAGGAGCTCTACCTCACCATGAAGTCTGGGCTCATCCAAGACCCGGAGAGTGGACACTGGCTCTCCCTGGGGTTTCATATGAAGAGCGGCAGCTTCAGCATCCGCAAGGATGGGTCGAACAAGTCGTCGGAGTGGCTGCCCATCGAGCTGGTGGGTGGCCCCCAAGGCGGTTTTGATAGCCCTGAGTTTGCCACCGGTCTGGCTCAGGTGCGATGGGCCAAGGTCAAGACGGCAGTGCTACTCAAGCGCAGCTGCAAGAAGTTCTACCTCCCACGAGAGTGGAACACGTCGGACAAGCGACCGTGGATTCCGCATGAGGAGCTACGGCAGAAGTACCAGGACTACCTGGAGCAGAAGGAGAAGGTGACATGCCTCAAGGATTCGGAGGACGCCAAGTAGGAGTACAGGTTCCCGTCGACCAGAAGGTCGAGCCGGAGTTCGGCGCGCCCAACAAGGTCATCGACGTCATCCCCTTGGATAACGTGGCGGTGCGCTACACCGATGGTACTGGCCGTGTACACCGAGAGGTGTGGATGCTCGGCAAGGACGGCACTGCCTACAAGCACCCTGATGCGGAGCAGTGGTCCGGCCAGCTGCGCACCATCAAGGGTGTTCTCCTCGAGCAGCTGGTGAACAAGGTGAAGACGGTCGCTGCACCCGATGCCGACATCCCAGAGGAGGATGCAGTCGACGTGGTCAGCGCCGAGGTGGCCGAGGAAGCTCCGGCAGAGGGTCCCAAGCAGGAAGTCCAGGTGTGAACTTCCGCCCACTAGGTGACCGGTTGCTCGTCAAACTCGAGCCCGAGAAGAAGCCGAGCGGCCTCATCGTACAGCTGGGGCCGCAGCCGGTGCGCACTGCCAAAGTCGTGCGCGTTGGGCCTGGCAAGAGCTGGGCTCCTCCCACAGGAGGCAAGATGGTTTTCTGGGAGACGCAGGTGAAGCCAGGAGAGCGCGTTGCCTTCTTCAAGGCCGCCGTGGATACCGCCCAGGGCCAAGCCGTCACAGACATCCTGGGTGAGGACTACGCGCTCATCAGTGAGACGGATGTGCTGTTCATCGTGGAGGACGAGGTGGAGGTGTCGGTATGACGATGAAGGAATGCCAACCGCCGGATTTGAAGGATTGCTTCCCCGGCCGGGAGCCAGGTGACATCTTCACGGAGGGTCGGGTCCATGAGCCGCAGGACGCGCCAGTAGTCGAGAGCGCCATCCGCCTGGCGGCCGGGGATGAAATCGCAGCCCGCTTCCTGTCCGCGGCCAAGGACCGGCGGGTCACGCCCGCCAAGCTGCTGCAGATAGCGCTGCAGGACTTCCTGACGGAGGAGCTAGCGCGCCCGGGTAGCGAGCGGGACGAGGAGGTCAACGCCTGCCCCGAAGAGGGGCAGCCCATGGTGGTGGAAGCCGAGCTGGCTTCCTACAAGCGCGCCCGCCAGAAGGAGGGGAAGTGCGAGTAGTTACCCACCCAGCACCTGGCGTTGTCGAGGTCAACTACATGTGGCTACCCGCCTGGATTGGCCTGAATCCAGTCGTCATGAAGGAGTTGGGTGACGCCTTGAAGCAGAAGGTGGAGGGCAAGGAGCTCAGCGAGGATGTGCTCGACGAGGTGCACGGCATGGTCGTCGAGTGGCTGGCTGGGCGATTCGCCGCTGTGAAGGGCCTAAAGGAGCATCTCGACCACCTCTCCGAAGTGGATATCGAGTCCGATGAAGAATGACCGCACCTACATCCGTATCGATGCCAACCTCAAGAAGTGGGCGCAGGCGTACGCCAAGCGCAGGCACACCACTCTCTCAGAGCTCTTCACCCGCTTCCTGACCAACCTTCGGGAGCGCGAGAAGGAAAACAAGAACCCAACGGATGCACCGCAAATCTAATGGAGTACGAGGAGGTCAAGGACACCATCCAGGTGCCGGCGAACACCGGCATCGAGGGGTTCCTGCACACCATCAGGGAGATTCTCCGCCGCTCAGGTGTGCAGAGCATCAACATAGATGCACGCGGTATGGTGTCCTACCGACGCTTCATCCCCAAGACCAAGGATGGCGCCGACCTGCGCAACATCGGAGTGAGCTTCGAGGAGCTACAGCCCAGCGGCATAGTACGCAATGCGAACGTCGAAGAGGTGCAGCTCTACGACAACGTCAATGCCTCTGTGGTGGTGGGTGCTCTCTGCGATATGGCTCGGACCATCCGCTTGAACCCAACTGCATTCGTCAGCGGTGCGGACACCGTGTTCTGGGAGTGGCATCGGGCCACTACAGGGGTGAGTCTGCGAAGTCGCGACCATCTGTATGGTCTCCCCTTCCTGACCGACCGACTGATTCCCGACACGGCGTTGCTGCTGTGCGCGGGATACGGCAGGGACGCTTCCTTCGCCGACACACGACAGGTCTACAAGGTGGAGATGCCCTCCGCTGAACTACCGAACTCCGATGTGGAGGTAATACCATGAGACCAGTGGCCAAAGCAGTTATCCGTGCCGGCCTCGTCCCACCGGACGTGCTTGCTCAAATGCAGAAGTGGGGTGTGGACGTAGAGCCTGTGCCGGAAGACCAGATTCTGGATAGCCCAGACAAGATTGTCGCTCACATCCAGGAGGCGCTGGAAAGCAAGGCGCAGGTGGAAATCACCGAGACCGACCTCGACATTCTGCATCGCTACCTGGACTCAGCCAAGCAGAAGCAGGGCCGCCTGCATCTGCGTGATGGCGAGGACAAGACGGTGGCCAAGGTGAGCTTCTGCGTCACGCAGATGGGCGACTTCGCCATACCCTGGCTCGATGAGGCCAACCCCGACATGTTCATCAACGGGGAGTCGTTCCTCCGCTACAAGGAGGGTGACGAGAGCCGGGATGTGTACTTCATCGATATGCGGGAGCTGCACTTCGGCGACCGCAAGGCATTCGTCGTCTGCACTCCTGGGGCGTCGAAGGAGGAGTGAGATGTCTGAACAGGTAGCTGAGCTCTACCGAGCGTTGAAGCAGCGAATCGGTTACGAGGTGGTCAAGGAGCAGGTGACCAACAGCCAGATTCGTGTCATCGGCAGAGTTCCTCAGCAGCTGACGCGCAACTGGATTGTGGTCATGCATCACCTGCTGCTGGGGGAGAATGCCGCTCCTTGGAGCCTGGATGTCTCGAAGCAGTACTTCCTGCGCGGAGGTCAGGTGGTGTGGGGTTGGCGACTCATCTTCCAGGCAAGCAGCATCGAGGACCACATACCCGGCATCATTCAGCTGCTGGGTAGTGCTCCAAAGGCCAAGTTCATGGTGGAGGAGCAGCGGCTGCCTGGTGTGCGCGGTCAGCGCGTGACCATGAACGACAGAGGCAAGGGTGCTTCGGGCGTGCTCAAGAGCCAAGCCGGTCCTCAAGCGGTGAAGCACGCTCAGCGCGTAGCTCGAGGTGCATGATGCCAGGCACGGTCAGCAAAGAGCCGGTACAGTACGTCGACCCTGCGCTTCAGGAGGAGCAGAAGATTGCCACCGAGCTCCCAGAGGAGGAGCTGGAGGCCATCAAGTCTCGGATGAAGGCGCTCGATGAGCTCCTCGGCGAGAAGGGGCTGGCGAAGTACAAACTCGAAGTGATGTTCGGCAAGGACCACTCACTGCGCAAGCCGACCGGGGGCATGGTGAGTTTCTGGGAGAGTGGCAACAAGCTGCACGGTGGCGGGGACTCCAAACTCTACGTCTGCGATTCCATGGACCCCAAGAAGACCAAAGGGCCGGGCTGCGGTGCCTTCATCCCGGACAGCGCCAACGGGTTGAACTTCATCGTGTGCCCTGCCTGCGGCAAGATGTGGAAGAACGACCACATCACCGGCGAGTACTTCTACAAGCTCCCCATTCAGAGCTGGGCGGATGTACTACTCAAGTGGTTTCTGAAGCTGGAGATGAATGCCGACATCCGGGTGAAGTACCACAAGGACGACATCCGCAATGCGGCTGCGATTGAGCAAGAGAAGGAGAAGCGAGGAGAGGTTCTAGGCAAGGCTCGTAGTTTCGCTCAGCGTCCGTGCTACATTTATCCCCTGCGCAACATTATCAAGGACACGTCCGCCGGTGCCGATTTGCGCGGGCGGATTCTCGCGTTTCTGACGGCTTGAGCCATGACCCTCCGAACCAACCCCGCCTACGCCCACATCGCCTATCGCAAGGCCATCCTCGGGCGCACGATTCAGTTCCTCTCCGACAACTTCCTGGCTCTCAGCGCGGATGAGCCCAAGGACGTCATCCTCTGTGAAGACGTCTTCCGAGAAGACAGTGAGGTGGACATCCGTTCCATCGAAGAGTACATCGAGGAGCTGCAGCAGGAAGAAGAGTCGCTGCGGTTGGAGCTTGCGAAGTTCGACTTCGTGAAAAAGGATGAGCATGAAGGGTTCAGAGGCAAGAAGAAAGAAGCGGGTGGAGCGCCAGGCCAGCAAGCGGGTGCAGAAGAAGGTCGTAAAGGCGGCCGGTCCCGGAAGCGTGCCGGCGGACGTCAGGCAAGTTCGTAGGGCGTTCGACCAGGTCGGCCACCACCTGCAGGTGCTCGGCAAGACCGTCAACGCCAACGTCCAGGTGATGCAGCAGGGCTTCTTCGCCAACGACATCTGGATGGAGTGCCTGAAGCGAGCTCTCGACGACGTGGCGATGGGCACGCCCCGTCTCAGAACCAGGCAGGAGGATGCCGGCGACCGGGCCATCGAAGAAGCCGAGGGTCTGGATTGGGAGAGCTACTGGAAGGATGCGCACGACTTCGTCATGGAGAAGGCGAAGGAGCAGGAGCGCGCCCGGCTAGCTCGGCAGGAGGCGGAAGACGCAGCTGCCAAGGAACAGGATGAGGAGGTCAACGAGGCCGAGGAGGCTGCAGACCTCATCGAATTTGGAGGCGACTATGCACGTCCAGAAGAGCAAGAAGAGGGAACCGGCGAAGCTGGTGAAGGACTCGAACGTGGCGGTGGTGAAGACTAACACCGTCGGCGGCATGCGTCAGATGCGCTGCCCCAAATGCCACAACATGGCCGTTCCGCAGAGGACGTCCGGCGGGCAGCCGGTGATGCGCTGCGGCAGCTGCGGCATGATGTTCAAGTGCACGGCTATGTGAGCCGCTTCATCACCCAGGCGGTGGATGCCAGCTCCCCAGCGATGTAGAACCCGAAGTCGATGTAGAGTTTGATGGCAGCTCGATTCTCTCTACGAACAGTGAGCATGGCTTGCGGCCTGGCGCCCAGGGCCATGTTCAGCATCTGCCTTGCCAGCCCTCGCCTGCGGAACTCTGGCACCACACCCAGACGAAGTACGTCTACCAGGTTGCCATCCATCGCCGCTAGTAGGTAGCCGATGATTCCACGCTGCTTGTCCACAGCCACTAGACCGAAGCCGTACTCGAGCTCGCGGGCAATGGTGGCGGAGTTGAAGCAGTTCTCTCTGAAGAGTTCTATCTCGAGCGCTTCTAGCTCTTCAGCGTCGTCTTCGGTGGCGTCCCGGATTTCCATGAGGTCGTAGTAGCAGAGTGGTATCGGTTGGAGGGTAGATTCCGTGGAAAAGCTCTGGTTCATTATCCGATTCTTCCGCAACGATGAGGAGCTCCCTGACTACGAGCCTGCTGAGGACAAGCGGCGGGTAGAGTCCTGTGTAAACGAGGACATCGCTCAGTTCAACAGCTTCTTTCAAGGACTTGGTAATGACCCACTCAGCAAGTTCGAGGTCTCTGCTATCAAGACCTACCTCGCCTGGAAACTTGGCCTCGCTCGGGAGAAGAAAGATGAGCTACCGCCCAGTAGTTGAGTATTCGTGTGGTCGCTGCGCTCGGAAGTGGTACTCGGACCCACCGAAGGAGGAGCAGAAGGGCCCCGTCGCTCCTACGGTTGCGGTGAGCTACAGCGAGCCGGGAGAGGAGCCCATCGACATCTCGTTCGATGTACTCTGCGAGGGGTGCAAGAACACGGTGAAGAACCTGGTTCAATCCATCTCCAAGGAAATCAAGGGCAAGAGTCCGGCGCGACGGAAAGGTGGGGCTAAGAAGAAGGAAGAGCCGCGCACTCCTCCCTCTTCTTCCAAGGCGCATCCGAACCGGATGCCCTGACTCACGCTTGAGCGCGGTCGTTGCGGTAGCGCCGCCGTCCAGCGGGCTTCTTGCGTCGGTAGGAGCTGTAGTGCCGCTTCGAGCTCGCCGGGCGGAAGACGCGCAGCCGACCGCCGGGCCACGCCACCACGAGCACCGGCACATCCGTATGCTCCGCTGGCTCACGGTGCACTCGCAGACTTGAGCCTGGGTACATCTTCACTAGCCAGTGGCAGACGTTGCCCTCCACGCCGTGGTAACCGAAGTGGCCCGTGGACTCACTGAGGTCGGTGTTCCGCACCAACTCTACACCGGGGTTGTTGGAGAGGTCATGGTAATCACGCTCGATGCGTGGGCCCATGCGCGGGTGCTCCACCAGCTTCTCGGTGTAGGTGTTCGCTCTCAGGAACACCTTGCCACCGGGCGGGGCCGGGATGGCGATGTGCACCAGAGCGAGCGGGTCACTCTGCCGCGCTTCACGCTTCATCGACACCAGGCGGAACGGACCTCGGTCAGCAATACGTGCATAGGGCAGATGTAAGTCCTTACCCTCGGCGTACTTCTCGAAGTCCTCTACCAGCTGACCACCAGCCATCAGAAAGCGGTCGGCGATGTAGACACCTACGCCGGCGTCGCCATCACAGATGCGGAGGAATCTCGTATGCGGCTCCGGCTCATCCTCGCGGAGAGTCGGGTAGTCTTCCGTCACCAAGTAGCACTTCATGGTGTCTCCTCTCGTTCTGGGAACGTGGTTCCCACCAGGATTCTTATCCCGTATTCGAGAGGAGTTTTGGTTATGCTGCCGCGGGACGAAGTGCTCCCTCAACTGCATTGACCGCGAAGGACAAAGCAGTCTGGACATCTTCAGTGCTCGCGTCGATGCCCTTCAGGACACCCAGAGCGACCTCAGCCCCTGCCGGGCTCGAGACCTCAAGCCCACGCAGTTGCTGGGCCTCCTTGGTGTGCCCTGAACGCGCGAGCACGTCACGGCACAGCTCAACGCTGATGGTGGCGTTCTCGTAGTTCACTGGGTTCACCTGAGGGATGAGGTACATCTCTATTTACAATTTGGTTCTTCTTCCGTGTACTTGCAAGAGAAAATCGTCATTGTACTTCAACGGTCAAGTGAACAATCGATGAAGTAATTGGGGCTAGAAGAAGAAAACTCTAGTGTTCACAAGACCTTGCGCGGGGCGCCCCACGTTGGGACGCCCCGGCACAGTCCGGTCACGGCAGCGGGAACGGCAGCACCTTCTTGGCGATGAAGATGAGCGCCACGCCGGCGATGGTCATCGCGCCAGCGTTGCACAGCACATCGACGGACCGATGGCCCGCGGCGCGCAGCGCGACTCTCGTCCTGCTCTCGGTCTCGGTGACCGGAGCGGGGGTGGGTGCAGGCGCGCTCTGAATCGGGGCGCCGTTGCCGGGCTGGGGATTGGTCTGGGTTGCGTCGCTCATGATTCTCTCCTCTGCAGAGTGTGGGCTCTTTGCCCTTCCACTCTTCTTATCCCGCTTCCTGCGCGGTTTTTGCTCTGGCTGGGGAAGCGCGTAGCCAGCATCTGACAGGGTGTACGTGAGCGGGCGCTTCTCGGGGTTCCGCTCGTACGTCTTCTTCGACTCTCGTTCTTGAATCTCCGGCACCGGGTCTCCTTTCCGCGTCCACTTTTGTTATCCCTTCAACCGGACGAAGTTTGCGGGAGGGGCGAGCCACAAGAGGGACCGGCAAGCCACACAGTGGCGAACGAGCACTCTGCTCCGCCGGCAGGACCAGCGGTGGAAAGGAGGTGTGACTCACCCCTCCAGAACTGTTATCCCCACTTCCCTGCTAGCTTTGCGGGGTGGGTCCCGTGGTAGAGTTGAGTGGTCATGGTGATGACATCCACCGAGATTGCTGCGCTCAACGCGGGCTTCCAGCAGCAGACTATGGCCGGCATGCAGCACGCTGGGATGATTAGTCAGTACGCTGCGACGAGAGACCCATCTCAAGGGGCGGACCAACTGGCGGGCAACATAGTCAACCGAACTGCAGCCATCGGAGCTCCGATGGCTGGACTCGGTATGATGCTGGCCGGGGTAGACCCCATTAGCATGGGCATCAAAGGCGGCATGGGCGCTGCCGCCATGGGTGCTAGTGGATTCGGAATTGGTGCTGCTGCGCTGGGTGGTGCTGCCGCGGTAGGTGTTCCGATGATGGCCGCCCAATATGCCGGTGGTCAGATGATGACCGGTATGCAGCAGCAGCAGATGCTGCAAAGCACCATGCGTCAGTACTACCGAGAGCCGAATATGTACGGCCAACTCGGTCCTACTCGAGGTCAGGTGGGGGACATGGGCGCAAGCATGCGCATGATGTCTCAGCAGCGTGGCCCTGGTGGTGAATTCACCAGTATGGAAGAGCTAGGTCGCCTGGCTGCCAACATGGGTCGGATGGGACTCGACCAGGGCGTGCGCAACGCCAAGGACTTCAACGAGCAGTTCCAGAAGATGCTCAAGGCGGTGAAGCAAGTAGCCACCGACCTTGGTACTTCGCTGGAGCAGGCGCAGCAGACCATGGCGTCCATGCGCGCTGCCGGCGTACTTGAGCGTGGTGGCCAAGTACGCATGGCCGCACAGATGCGGCAGGGGGCCTTGGCGGGAGGCATCGCTACCTCAGAGATTGCGGGCATGGCGATGGTCGGCTCGCAAATCTCGAGGATGATTGGTGGGAGGGGAGCCGCTGGTGCAGAAGCGGGCGCCTCTTTGATGACCGACATCGGCGCCGCCCAGCGGGTAGGAGCGTTGAGCGAAGAGCAAATCTACAACGCTACCGGCCTCACCGGCGCCGAAGGGCGAAGGGCCCTGGCTACCGGGATGATGCAGAATACTGCTCGCTTCCTCAAAGGAGGACTGGGCCGGCGCTTCTTGGCATCGGTAGCCGGAGAGAACGGTCAGGTCAACCAAGAGGACATTGATGAGTATCTGGCTGGCGGCGTTGGTACTGGACGCACGATGCAGATGGCCGCCCGCAACCTCGGTCGTGTGGGCAGGGCGGGTTTCATCCGAAATGAAGGCAGGTATCGTGGAGAGGCCATGCGCGCCCTGCGTGGCCAGGGCTCAGCCCTGGTTCTTCGTAGCTGGATGAATCAGCGCGGCATGAACGTCGATGACATGGACGACCGCTCCATGATTTGGATGAAGCGGCGTACTGGCATGGACTACGAGCAGCTAGAGGCAGCGATGAGTCTGCTGCGCAACCAGACACGCATCTCCATGCGCCGAGAGATGTCTGCGGAGCAAGACCAGAACGTCCAACGGTTGAATCGTCAGCGCCAGCAGCGCGGTGTTCAGGGAGTCAAGAGGCAGGTAGAAGATTTTCGGGCCAAGGTACAGGGCACGCTTCAACAGATGGGCGCTGACTTGTATGAGGGCGCGTCAGAGCTGACTGAGGCGTTCATCAACAAGTTGACCGACAACTACGTCACTTCGATGAACCGCGACGTGACGGAGATAGCCAGGGAGCTGCGAGTTGGTGGGGCGGCAGCTCGCCAAGGAGCTCTTGGAGAATTGGGTGTTGGACCTCAAGGTGGCATCCTTGGCTTTAAGCGCGGGGCTACGCTTGGAGTGGGTACGACTGGTCAGATGGGCATGCGTCAGTTGTACGGTGAAGGACTCACGGGTGGTTACGCAGGGGTGCAAGCTCGCAACCAACGGGTCTTCTCTGACGTTGACCGTGCTGGGTTTGCTGGGTCGGATATCGATACCGGCAGCATGGCGAGCGTTCGTAAGGGCTTGCTCGAGTACAACCAGGTCCAAGACTCCTTCTTCACTGAGCGACACCAGAGTGCACGAGACCTCGGCAAGAAGTACGAGCTGGAGTTCAAGGCGGCTATCGGGTCCCGGGAGATTCGTGGGCAGCGCATGAATCGTGTGCGCTCATTTCAGTGGTGGCTCTCGGAAAAAGCCAAGACGGACAAGGATGCTGCTGCGCTCTATTCGCAGATACAGGGTGGTGGAATTGAGGGTAAGAAGAGGGCGGCTGCTATCTATGGAGAGCTTGCTCGTGGTGCCAACGCAGGCGCTGAAGCGCAATTCATGGGCACTCCCACCCTTGAGGGCATCTATGGTGGAGGAGCATTCCTCACCACGGGACAACGTGAACGGGCGGTCGGTGGCGCGTTTCTTCAGGGACGCCAACTTCGGGAAACCGTAGTCGAGGCCGAGACCCGAGGGCGCGTAGAAGACGTAGCTGGCGCCTTGGGGGGCGCGGCCGGTACGGTGGCGGAGATTGCCGGTTTCGGCCTGGTCAGTGCTAGGGAGGGTAAGGAGTTTGGTCAGCGTGTTGCTGATTGGCTCACACCAACAGTGGCCAAGGTCGCCGGTGTTGAGGGGGCGGTCGGTATTACTGGTCGTGACCGTGCGGCTGTAGGCCGCTTCATGGAGGGTGAGCGCGGTCAGGAGATGATGCGCGCCATGCTGAGCGAGGACCACGCTGTTCGTCGAGCAGCTATGGGCCAAGCTGCCACGCGTTTCATGGAGCTGGGTCAACGGATGGAGAAGGCCGGTCTAGGAGGGCTCACACAAGAGGAGCGTACTCAGTACCTGGCTACTCAAGGAATGCTGGCGGGCTCGCAGTATGCTGAGATGTTGTCAGAGTATGGCGTGACTTCCCTGGACCAACTATCCGAAGCGGACCGTGAAATCGCTGAGGGTAGGTTGAAAGAGATTGCCACACGTTGGGGTATGGGAGACCCCAAAGCTGTGGTCAATGCACACGCCACAATGGGCGCAAGTCTCACCAGAGCACAGTACGAGAAGCGTAAGGCGTATTTTGGTCAGGAAGGTAGGCGAGCTAGGGGCTTGATGACGGTGCTCAAGACTAGCGGAGTGGTGAACGAGTATGGCGTACCCCAAGGAGAGCTGTCCGAGAAGTTGAAGGGCGTCAAGGGTCAGCGCGGAGCTGAGCTGGCAGGCAGGTTCCTGAAGGGGATGTTTGGGGCTACAGCGGCTAGGGGTCAGATGACTGGACTCTCTCCGCAACAGGACCTACAAGCGCTGATGACTGCTGAGCAGGACACTGGTTCGGCGATGCAGGCTCTGCAGCAGATGACGGTTGCTCAGCAGCGGCAGATGGCGGAGCAGCTGAAAGGCGTGCCTGGAGCACAGGATGTACGCAAGCAGGTACTTAGGCAGACTGCGGCTACTCAACGCATCGAGAAGGCCAGAGGAGGTCGTTGGGGGCAGGTGAAGGCCATGTTGGGTGTGGCCGGAGTATCTGCACAAGATTTGAAGGAGGCTGGACTTACCAAAGAGAAGTGGTCGAAGATGAACGCGGAGGAGGAAGTCCGCGCTCTGGCCGCTGCGGCGGGAATCGACCCGACAGATGAAAAGGCCATGGGCTCACTCCGCGAAGGAGTCATGTCACTCCGTCAGGGCGGACAGGCAGGGCGCGGTGCTGCAGCTACCGCTGGTCTCGACTTGGCGGCGATGGGGGCCTCGAAGGAGGCGCAAGAAAAGAGGGATGCGCAAAACCGAGCGGCACAGCAGAATGACCCCAGCTACCGTGCGTTGGTCGACATCAAGGGTGCCATCGAGAACCTGCCCGGCAATATTGCTGCAGCGATGCCAGTGCAGGGCGAAGGCGCCGAGCCGTCGAATCCCCCGGGTGCCCACGGTACTAGGACGACTGGGCCATGAAGTCACTCATCTATCAGGGCGTGACGCCTCTCGTTGAACCTTCTGGTTGTGGGGCCATTCCCTGCCGAACCGAGGTTCCCATTCGCATCAAGCGTGGGAGTCGAGTGTACAATTTCATACTCCGGGACAAGGTGATTCCAGAGGACCCTTACCTCATCCTGGTGAAAGCCATCGCCTTCTCCATTCAGCAGCGTGAACCGTACGTGGGTAGGCCCCCGGACCGAGGTGTGCGAGACTTCCTCATCAAGAACACGGTGATTATCTGATGGACCGGTTCTGGGACAAGGTTTCGCTTCTACGTAAGCACTTCAAGCAGGGTCGCCGAAAGGCCGATTTGGCACGTGAGTATGGCCTCAGCCGTACTACTGTAGGCCGTATCGTGAGCGGAAAGCTCTGGCCTCACGTGGAAGGTAGGGTGTAGCCATCGCCGTCTTCATCGAGCTCACCACCAACCCTGTAGAGCAGAACTACAGCAAGAACATCGACAAGCATCGTGCCGGCGGTCGTAGCTCTCGTGCTGGCAAGCAGGTCGCCCGGCGTCCACACCGAGGTATCGAAATCAAGGAAGACACCTACGCCATGCTCAAGGTCATCACGGCCAGTGGCGAGGACATTCCATTAGTCGATTCGAGCTCGTTCTTGGGGACCACGACTGGTGGCTACTCCAACTTCCTACTGCAGCAGGTGGTGGAGTCTCGGATGGAGCGGCATCAAATCATCGAGACCTTTGGGGCCTCGTACGTGTTCTTCTTCGGAGAGTCCCCACGCTTCCTGGATTGCGCATCCATCATTCTCAACACACACGACTTCAACTGGCGTGCAGAGTGGTGGACCAACTACAACACCTACCTGCGTGGTACTCGGTTGGTAGAGATGGGTGCGCGCTGCTACTTGTTCTACGACGACAACATCATCGAGGGCTACATCGTGCAGGCATCCGCCACCGAGCAGGCGGGCATGCCGTACCACATCAATCTGAACTTCCGCTTCTTCGTCACCAACTGCAGCAACCTCTCGATGGAGGGCAATATCGGCGAGTTCCCCATCCGCTCGAGCGTGGTGCTCCCGGACGGGGTGGAGCTCGGCAGTGGGGACGCTTGGCGCCGCATCATCAACGCGTATCGAGGTGAGGCTGCGTCGGCATTGGCTGGTCGAGAGGCCAGCCGACGTATGGCAGAAGCAGCGCGTACCAAGGCAGAGAGTGAGAAGACTGGCCTGTTTGGCCTACCTGCTCCTACGAAACTCGGGGCGCCAACCAGGCAGAGCCTGACTAGTATCATCCGTGAAGCCGGTCCTACTTTCTCTGCTGACCCTTCGGTGCTAGCCGGCTTGGGAGCAGGGCCCGGCATCCTGGTGGACCCAGCTAACCCGGCCAACCCGATGATGAGCATCCCGCGGGATGGCAAGCCCCTGCGCGGCTACATCGCGGAGAACTACGACGAATACACCGGCCTCGGCTATGCGCTCACCTACGCCTCCTTCGCTCCCGGAGCCAATCGCCCACCGCTGTTCATGCAATCCCATCTCACCAGGGACCTGCAGGAGTCGGACGACGCGTTCCGGCAGGCCATTGAGGCCCTCACCTGCTTCGGAGCCAACATCAACGGCCCGGAGCCGCTCATCAGCCTGGGTCTCGGTCCCAACTTCTTGCGTGGAGGCAAGCTGGACGCCGCCAGCTTCAGGGCGATGGCCCTAGACCCTACCGGCTACTCCACCGCCAAGGAGCTGCTGTACGAGCCACTGAAGGGGCAGTATGAGCGCACACAGGATTGGTGGAACAGCGGTCGGGCCGCCGAGCAGTTTGACCGCTCTCAGCGACGCTTCGAGGAGGGAGCCAGCCGCTTCGGGGACGCCATCCTGCGGGCCCACGACCCATTGGGGGTGGTCTATGGCGGGCGCCAGCCTCAAGAAGAGAACCTGGTCACCAACTCCCGTTACACCGAGGGCGCCGGCGACCCGCTGTACGGCTACCCGAGCGACTTCGCTGAGGGTCCTGGCTACGGACAGACCGGCTTCGGCAACTTCGGCGGAATCAGCTTCGGTTCCGGCTCGAGTACGGGGGACCCGGGCTTCAAAGACCCGAACAAGTTCACCTTCGCCGGAGTGGCAGATGAGCGTGATGCCTTCGACCGCTTCCTGCTGCCGCAAGATGATGGTACCTCGCTCAGCGGGCGTAATCGAGACCGTCGTGGCTTCAACTCTGGCGGTGCCTCCTTCGAGATTGGAGGGGAGATGAGCGCCTTCTCCCTCATCTCCGTAGATGGCATTCTCACTCCTGAAGGCGACGCGCGTAGCCAGGTCGACGCCATTCGTGAGCGCCAGGAGGCGCAGAAGTTCGGATTCTCCGTGGACAATCCGTTCGGCGTGCAGTGTCCTACTCCACCAGGCACCGTCAGCTTTAGCGATAGCACTGGCACAGATAGTAGCTATTCAGATGGCTTCAGCCATTCATTCCCATGACCGGTGAGCACGTCTCCTTCGCTCTCCCTCTGCGCATCCGCCTCTTCTTGGAAGGGGTGGAGGTGCCCATCATCTCTGCCACCATCCAGACCTCCCCCAATAGTCCAAGCATGGCGACGTTCCAAGTGCCACCGCTGGTGGAGGGCACTCGCCTACTGCCCCGTACGTTGGTGCACCTGTTCTTCCTCGACATGTACGCGACCTCCAATCCGTACGTGACCGCGACGAATCTGCGCACCTCAAGAGAAGACGCCAACCAGAGTCCCACGGCAGTCGATGAGGCTCAGGCATCTCGTGGGATAGCTATCACTCCATCGCCTTGCGGACATCGAGCCCTAGGCGACTCCGAGAACAGGCGATACAAGCTGCTCTTTGTAGGTGAGGTGATTGGCTTCCAATGGACCAAGAGCCCAGTAAGCCGCTCGCTGGTGCTGCAGTGCCAGGACCTCAGCAACTACTGGGACTACGCGTATCAGTGGGGTAATACCGGCATCTTCGGTCCCGGGTACAAGGCCATCTTCTCAGGTGGAGCCACGAATCTTTTCACCGACTTTCTCTCGAGCAAGGGCAGCGTCATCACGCAGATTGTGTCTCGAGGAAAGTGCAACACCTACCCCCAGCTCAAGGGGCTGGCAGCCGGCATCATCCGACTCATCGAGGCCATCGGCGGAAGCTACTACGCTCGACCTGACCCCAAGGGTAAGGCCACGCGTAAGTACGCTGGTCAAAACGTCTTCTTCAGTACGGCAGAGCTACGCCTGCACATCACGCAGATGATAGCGGCGGTGGAGGACGACCCGACCTCCAAACGCATTCTCAGCCGCCAGGGCTACAGCGGGATGTTCAACCGTGCCATCGGTGGACAAGGTGCCCAGGTCTCTATCCGCAAGGCCATCAACGCCTTGAGCGCCATCATGTTTCACGAGACGTACGCTCAACCCTGCCCGCTGTACATCCCTGGGAAGGAGGGGCAGGTCAGTGGTGTGCGTAGAGTGAACATCCGCAATTCAGAGTGGAAGATAGTATCGGACAATGCCCTGGACGTACTGGCTACGGTAGAGGCAGTACAATCTTCGCTGGCCAGCTTGGCTACGCTATCTGCTCAAGCTAAGTCCGACAGCATCGCTGCAGAGGCGTGGAAGGACGGAATTGAGGACGCCAGGCTACGTCTGCAGCGTGCTGCCAAGTTCCTCAACGAGACTCTTCCTCTGATTCGTGGAGCGCCTCCTCCCTCCAGTACTATCTTCAGCGCTTCCTCGAAGGCGTTGCGGAACGCGGATGCGTGGGTCAAGAAGTGGACCCCGAAGTCTCCCGAGAGCATCAAGAAGAAGGTCGACAAGTTCCTGGAGGAGGCTGCGGTGCAACTGCGCCGTGCGGAGTACCTGACGGTGAACACCACTCCGCTCAAGGACCGTGAGCCGGCACGGATGGCTCAGCAAATCTTCCGCCCCGACATCTGGTTCGGAGCTCCACCGCGCTGCAACGTCCTCTTCCCCGAGAACTACATGCAGCTCACCTATCAGCGTATCTACCTGCAGGAACCCACGCGGTTCATGCTCAAAACCAATGACGAGTTCTACGGTGAAGACTTTCTGTTCGACCGGTTCTACTTCGCGCCACAAGCTGGGTCTTTGAAGAAGGAGAAGGCCAACCTCAAGAGCATGCTTCGCAACGATTTGCTCGACCACGAGCTCTTCACTGGCATCCTACCGGTGTTCGAGAAGATGGGAGAGTTCAACATCTTTGCGTCGAAGAGTTGGACCACTGAGGGCAAAGTGCCGAAGGTGGGTCTGGCACAGCGCTCGGCCAACTTCCTGTACTTCAAGCATCGGTTCAACTCGCGCCAGATGCAGGTCAGCGGACGCTTCAATCCGTACATCGCCTGCGGATTCCCTGGTCTCATCTTGGACAAGTGGGTGGACACCACCGTAGCGGACCAACTCCAAGCGATGCGCAAGGCGTATCAGGAGGCGACTGGGCAGACCATCCTCCCGGAGTTCACTCGGGGGCTGTTGGGTACGAACTTCCTCGGCAACTTCATGGAGGTGACCCACTCCCTGTCTCACCAGCAGGCGCAGGGGCGTACTGAGATTCGTTGTACCTACCCTCGGCAACCTGAAGAGAGCGTAGAGTTCTTGGGTACTGCGGAGCGAGCACAGAACGTTCAGGTGAGAGATGACCTGGACGCCAAGCGCTCAGTGGACGTGGCCGCCCTTTCCCCACCAGCGGTGAACTCTCTTGGTCCGAACGGCGGCAAGATTGTCGCAGTCAAGGAAGTGACAACAGAGTACAGCCGAGCTCGAGCTGGAGAGAAACCTGGTTTAGACGACGATAACATTGGCCGATTCCTACCCGTTTTCTTTGGCGGAACGCGTAGGAAGGGAGGCAAACCACCAGACGCGTCGGTGCCGGTTGGCACCTATATGACGCTGCGCGAGATGGGAGCGGCGGAAAACAAAGAGCTGCTCGACCTCATCGGCGACCCGGACAAGACCATCGTCTTCCGCGCCTTCAGGCTCACTGAGGAGATTCCTCGCTACCGACGTGAAATCATCGACCTGCCTGCAGAAGAGCTCATCCGCCCGGGGTGGTACGGGGACATATGGACACCCGGCAAGATTGGTAAGGTGTACAACCAGTTCTTCGCTACGGGTGCCATCACCGACCCGACCTACGTACTTGATAGCGACGGGAGCGCGCTGGGTAGTACTAGTGAAGAGATGGCCCGTAGTTCAGAAGAGGGTGAGAAGGTTGAAGGGACGGAAGAAGACCCGCGCATCAATGTGCCGGCCGTCACTTCCCTGGCTGAGGGCTCGAGCATCGAGCAGGCCGTGGAGTTCCTCACCCTCACCTACTCCTACGTGAAGACGGCTGGACTCGACGTAGATGAGTTCATCCGAGCCTACACTTGGCGGCCCATCGCCACCATGTTGGACATCTTCGGCTCGCATGACCTCGAGTACAGTCCTGGTGGTGAGGAGGTCACTTCAGGGACCGAAGGGTTCCACTCCAGGTCTTTCGGCCCGTACAACAACTTGTTTGGTTTGGTGAGCCCAGAGATTGAAGACGTGCTGGGGTTCCGCCGTGGCTCTACTACGGCGCAGAAGGCGGACACGCGAGCTCGCAAGTTGGAGGCAGTACTGTCCTTCGCTTCACAGCTCAGTTTCTCCCGAGCCATACTCGGCTAGCTTCCGATAGGGCTTCCGTGGGTGGTACAACTACTGGGATGTCGAGTCACGTCGGTCTGGTGAAGAATGCTGTGTCCAAGGGCCGGATGACGGTCTCGCAGACGCGCTCCGGCCGCCGTCCCATGCGGGTAGATACCCTCCTCAAGAAGGAGAAGGAGGGGACGCTCTACAAGTACACCAAGATGGCAGAGGCGCTGAGGCGTCGGGGCGTCGGCTTGGGTCTCCTCAAGCAGGCTCTGGGCGTCCCCATGACGCCCATGACCTCGATGACCCCGTCTGCAACGCAGCAGATGAAGGCTCCGCAGAGTACGGCGAGTGGGCCTAAGATGCCCGGTGTCGGCGTGGCTCCTCCGTCGGTACCGGGGCTGTCCAACTCGGGGGCGCAGCCCGCCGCGATGCCGAAGATGGGACAGGTGCGCTTGCCAGAGTCTCTGGACGAGGCTGGGGAGCAGGCCCAGAAATTGGTGGCCTTGCGGAAGAAAGTGTTGCCGGAGACCGTCAGCTACATTCGTGATGCGCTCCGTGAAGGTCTGACCGAGAAGACGGCTGAGCCGCCTCCGCCGGAGGGCATCTCTATGGAGCAGTGGGACCACCTACTCAACAAGGGGACGCATGACGAGAGTGCGCGTGCGCCCACCAATTCCAAGAAGAAGCCAGGAGACGTCCCCACGCTAGAGGATGACTACTTGGGCTCCAATCGGGAGGAGCTGCCCGTGTTGGCCATCGCCAAGTTCGGGGCGGCAGCCGATGAGATGCGCAAACTCTGCGCCATGACTACCGAGCAGGCACGTCAGTCCCTGTCCAGGCTCGAGACGCTCAAGAAGCAACCTACTGGAGAGCTGGCTAGAGGAGCTGCCGTTGGTGCCATAGCCGCACCTTTGCTTGGTGTTGTCACGCGCCGCGTGCGCGGCGGTGAGCCGGTAGCAGCTGGGCTGAGAGCACTCATGGCTAAGGGTGGCAGGAATCTAGCCGCCGATGCCATCACAGGGGCTACTTACGGAGGGGCTGTACCCGCCGTCCGTAATCTACTGGAGCGCAAGGTGGAAACTGAGCGTCTGCAGGACTATGTCGCTGGCGGAAAGAGAAGGGGTCTCCGTCGCACTGTGGCCCGACATGTAGGAGTCTGAGATGCCCGCGTGGATTCACAACCGAGCTGAACACCTCTTGGCGAAGAACCCGTCCATGAAGAAGGAGACGGCCTTCGCTATCGCCACGCAGCAGTCCCACAAGGTGGGCAAGACCCCGAAGGGGTACGGCACTTCTGAGGGTAAGCGTGAGGCGAAGGCAAAGTTCGACAAGCCCAAGAAGGAGTACGTCAAAGGCGCCAACCCTGGAAATCTCGAGACCCCAAAGCTCAATGACAAACCGAAGACACGTTGGACAGGGAAGAAGTTGGTGAAGGCAGCGGCCGAGCTGCCCTCCTACGACAAGGTACCAGAAGGGCACTTCGAGTTTCGGGGCAAGGTCTACAAGAAGGATGCGGAGCTATCAGCGCGCAACAAGAAGCTGACCTCTGAGGCGCGAGAGAAGGGTTTGTATGTCACTCCTTCAATGGGAACACCGGTGGGCCAGATGAAGACAGCTATGGTTGAGGAGTTCATGTTCATCATGCTCAACCGCAAGGAGAAGCTCGCGGAAGAGCACAAGGACAAGACTCCTGGCGGCAAGGCCGACGACAAGCAGCTCAAGGACTACCCCAAGGACCAACTCGAGATGGGTCAGAAGGTGGAGATGGAGCACACCGATGACCCTGCTCTCGCTCGCGAAATCAGCATGGACCACCTCGAGGAATTCCCCGACTACTACACCCGCCTGAAGAAGATGGAGGAAGAGGGAGAGAAGGACAAGAAGGCGAAGGAGAAGACCGCCAACGGCGTAGAGGAGAAGGGTGAAGATGAGGGGCCTGGAAGAGCGGCGACCAAGAAGGACGTCGCGAACATCATCGCCTACATGAAGAAGCGCAAGCCGGGCGAAGAGGATGACGAGTTCCACGAATTCGCCGAGGGTCGTGGGATGAACGTTCACGAGGCTGAAGAGGCCGTCTACGACGAGCTGGGCAAGGCCCTGAAGAAGCAGGGAGAAGCCGGCCCTTTTGAACAGAGGCTGCCCTGGTATGCGAGCGCGGTGGGAGGCACTGGCGGCGCTCTGCTGGGGCAGCATCTGTTGAAGAGCCGACCTGTTGCCGGGGCTCTGCTGGGGACGCTAGCCGGTACTGCCGCCGGGTTGGAGGCTGGCACTGCCGCTGGTAGGCAGCTGGACAGAACGACCGGCGGAGCGTTGAAGAAGCAAGGCATGATTCCCACAGCTAAGCCACAGGGTTTGATGACCCCGCAGCAGCGCCTGAAGGAGTCTCAGAACGTCGGTAACGTGGGCGCCTTCAACCAGAAGACTCAAGGCATCAAGCTCCAGAAGTTCAAGCCGATGAGTATGATGAAGCAGAGCTCCAGCAAGCTCGCGTTTCAGACCTCTCAGTACTCCGGCCCCCTCGGCCCGGGGCGGATGAGCTACCGTCACCCGGATGCCATGCCGGGCTTCGTGGACCCTCCGGTCAAGACGGCGGGCCCGCCTCCGGGTGAGGAGGGAGAGCGTCGGGAGGGTGTCAAGGCCATGAAGGAGGCGGCAGCACGTCTCAAGATGGCTGCAGCAGCCACCACTCCGGCGGGGCGGTTGGCGAGCAGTCAGCAGGAAGGTCAGCCGAAGACCACCAATCCTCCTGGTCCGAGCATCCAGCAGATTTCCAAGCCGGTCGGCTACGGCCGCCCCCTCCCCGGGACCACTCTGGGGATTTCCTGATGGACCTCCTCTCCATCCGCGCATGCGCCGACGAGATGGAGAAGATTGCTCTCCTTCGTGAGGCAGTGAGGCTTGGGCTGAAGGATGTGCCGGGTACCCCACGCCTGGTGATGCGTAAGCGGAACTTACTGGAGCGGGCTGCCGCTTCCGAGAAGGCAGTCCGGGCGTACGAGCGGGCAATATCCGACCCCATCAAGAAGAAGCTGACGCCAGTGGCGGAAAAGCTGCCCGAGTCGGTTCGGATACCGCTCACTTCCAAGTCGGTGAAGCCACGGGCGGCGGCCACGCGTGGGGTGGAGATGATGGCCGCTGACCCGATAGGCAACGTGGCCTCGAATCTGGTGCCCGCCCCCGGTGCATTCGCGGCCTACCACGGCGCGAAGAAGGGTGGAGAGGTGCTCATCAACAAGGGTGTGCAGATACCCCACCCAGCACGGTTGGTGAGTAGGGCGGCGCGTGCTGAAGGCAAGAAGCTCAGACTGGTGCCTGCGTTGGACCCCATCTCTCCAGAGATGTCTCAGCAGGCAAGGATGCTCGCTTCCGCCTAGCATTAGGAAGCCACTCCGGGGATAACAGCTCTGGAGGTGACATGCCTATGCAACACTGCCCGGTAGTCACCGGCTACTTGAATGGCATCAAGGATGCGCTGCCGATAGAAGATGCTCTGTCAGCTGATGTCTGGGACGAAGTACGGGAGTTGTGCGCTCTCGTACAAGAGACCTATGCGATGGTGGCCGCACAGCGGCTGCGCGCCTTCTACATCACAGAAGCGTATTACCACTCGCTCCTACCCTCGCAGGCGTGGCTGCTGGATGAACCAGAGCTCAAAGCCAGGATTCTGGAGCTGCGACTACCACGCTCGAAAGAAGGTATCGAGGAGCTCGAGTCTTTGCTACGCACGCTCGAGAGGAAGGTTGTAGTTCGCCAGTCTTGCCTGCTGCTCAGAGAAGAGCGCGGTGTGGGTGGCGGTTACACCACCAACGATGCTCAGCTCGCTTCCATGTTAGAGAAGCCGGGTGTCGTGCTGAAGTATGGCATTCAGGCCGCCGAGTTGTTCAAGACCCAACTTCGAGGCGAAGCTCTGCAGCTCAAGCGTGTGGGGGAGCTGTTCGGCAGAGCTTTCGTGGAATCGGGGACGGAGTCCCAGTACTACATACGACATGCTCGGGTGATGTTGCACATCACACCGACGCGAGGAGTGAGCCCATGGAACACGACGAGCGAATTCCTGGAGTCACCTTCTTTGTAGAAGAAGCTACGCAGAATCCGACCAACAACCCCAAGCTACAGGCGAGGGGCAGGGTCGTGCTCGAGGCAGACATTGTCGACGATAAAGTCTGGGATGTAGTCACCAAGAAGTTGGATGGGTGGCGCGTTTACGAAGGGGCAGACCTATCCCAGGCGATGATTGAAGCAGCCCAGCTACGGCGTAAGCGTGCCGAGGAAGAAGCTGAGAAGCTCAAGACCGAGTACCAGCGTGAGCTGGAGACTCTTCGGCAGCGCAACAGCTTCCTCGAGGAGGAGAACCGTCGCCTGCTGAAGGAGAAGGTGGAGCTTGAACGGGGTATCCACCAGGCCCTCAAGCCCGTGGACGAGCTCGAGGCCGCCCTCGCAGACCTCAAAAAGGCGTAGTCTTTCCGCTTTGGGGCCCGGTGTTGTACACTGGGCCCATGGACCAGTACGACCGGGCATTCTACGACGACCTGCAGAAGGAAGCGGCCTCGACGGTGGAAGACAACGAGGACTCCATGACCGGTGGAGAGAATCCGGTCGAGCCCAAGGCTGGGGACCCGCCTTCCGACGAAGGCACCATCGATGCCTCATGGGGTGAGAACGACACTCCCGGCAAGAAGAACGACCCAGTTCACCTCAGCGATGCGGTGGCGAGCTCGATTCAGGAGAGCCGACAGAAGCTCCTGGACCGATGCTTCGCTCAGAAGCCAGCGGCCCAGCGGGCTGCGCAGAGCTTCGTGAGCCAGCATCTCTCGCACGCCGCCAGCGGAGACTTCGAGAGCCGTGCCCCTCTACTCGAGGGAAAAGCCAAACAGGCATCAGCCTGCGAAACGCTGAGGGACCAGGTCTCTCGCGTCTTCGAGGACTGATGCTGAAAACTGCTGCGCTGCTCGGGGATAAGAGCAGTGGAGAGCAAATGGCGCGCAAGAATCCACTGGACAGTGCGCTCTCCGCAAAGGAGAAGCTCGCGGCTCAGCGCCGCGCAGAAGATATCCAAGCGTGGGAAACGTGGAAGAAGCAGCCCACGCCCGAGAACACTCACGTCCTGCTGAACCGTTTCGAGCCAGTCTTTCGCCAGAAGGTGAGGGACTGGAAGGCCCCCAACACGAGAACTGGCGCCTTCAAAGCTAACCTCAAGCTTCACGCGGGCAACGCGTTCGAGAGCTACGACCCCAACCGAGGGGCTAGCCTGCGTACCCACGTGGAGAACCATCTGAAGAAGTCGATGCGCTTCAACCAGAGGTACCAGAATGCTCGCTACATGCCTGAAGGGCAGACCGAGCTCATCGGACCTATCCAAAAAGCGCACGGCACTTTGATGGACCAGCTGGGACGGGACCCGACGCACCGAGAGATTGCTAGCTACATCAACCAAACCCCGGAGCTCATAGGCCGACGTAAGCCGTTGAGCGCCGCGAAGGTGAAGCGCATCTCCACAGCTGCGTTGGAAAAGGACATCATCGGGTCCACCTTCGAGAGCGACCCGACGCCTCGAGCGTCAAAGAGGGAGTTCGAGGTCATTGGGCAGCTACGCCCGACGCTGACGCGTGATGAACAGGAAGTCTTCGACTACCTGTACGGCCAAAACGGCAAACCGCGTATCGGCTCCACCAGCCAGCTGGCTGGCAAACTAGGTAAGAGTCAGTCACAAGTCTCACGTTTGAAGAGTGGGATTCTGGCCAAGTACAAGCACTACTACTAGTCGGGTACAACAACCCTGACATGCAGTACGACCAAGCTCGGGATACTAAGCGTGCGCGTTTAGCGCGTGAACGCTTGGAGACGAGGTTCAGGCTTGGCGAGCGCGAGCAGACGGCACTTCTCGAGCGTGTCTCGAAGATGGTCATCGTCGACAAGCTCGTGCCCCCTGCGCGGATGTACTTCTCCTGGAAGGGAGGAGTCCGCGTAGCATACGGCTCCGAGGACGCGACCGCGATGCCTATTCACGGCCATGCCCTATCGCAGATGTGCGGTGTGGCGGGTATCGCTAAGGTCTACGTGAACAGACTCGCCAAGGGAGAGGCTTGGGAGCACACGCTCCTGGTCCACAACTTGAACGAGCTATTTCACCGAGGCAAATACAAGGACCGGCGTGGGCAGCCCGCCAAGTTCCTGAGTCGCAGCGTGGACGATGAAGTGCGCGGGTTCCTCTCGCGTAGTTTCAATCGACACTTGGCGAGCGCTCCTCTCCTTAGAGCGTTCATTGCCAGCTGTGGGCAGATGGGAGCGAAACCGGTCGAGGCTGGAGCCTCACCCATTCACTTCAGCCTGAAGTGCTTTCTCCCCTACGTATTCGAGCCTGTGGACGGCGAGTTCCTGAGCGTTGGATGCGGGTGGGCGAACTCGGACTTCGGCTCGGGCAGGATGCGGGTGGCGCTTTCTGGCTTGCGGGTCAGCTCGGGAACTACTTCCGTCCTGGAGGACGCTATCAGTAGGGTCCACATCGGCTCCGTCATCCAGGAGTCCGACATCGAGCTGAGCGACGAGGCATCACGCAAGGAGATGGAAGCTCAGGCGGAGGCAATCCGTAGCAGCGTCCATAAGCTGTTGGAGCCGGCCAATGTGACCCGGCTTCTGAAGCTGGTCCGAATGGCGCATGAGGAGGCAGTTCCGTGGCACAAGCTCAAGGATGAATTGGGCAGACTGCTGCAGAAGAAGGAGCTCGAGACCGTCGAAGAGATGTTGAGAAGCAACGCAGACGACATCATCGACCTCCCGCCGCCTAGTTACAACGACGACAACGAACCAGTGGCCAACCGATGGTGGGCGAGCAACGTCCTAGGACACCTGGCCAACAAAGAGTCGAGTGTGGAGCGCAAGAAGGACCTTCAGACCCTCGCGGGCAGCATCCTTGGTAAGACCAAGGGAGCCAACAAGCTTTGAGGTTTGGCGGGCGAAAGCCCGCCAACCCTCTACTAGCTACGGAATAAGAGTCTCGGAGGTAGACTATGTTTCACCTGTACCAGTTGTTGAAGCTACTGGAGTTGGCGTACGCCGCCGACCCCAACCAGGCGATGGGAGAGCTGGGCAAACTGTTGCACCACGCTGAGAAGAACGGTCACTCCGTCACCGCATCTATGCTACGAGAAGCAGCGGCCAACTTGGCCGATGGGTTGCCACTGAGGGTCCTCGGGCATCAGGGGCAGTTGCAGGGAGTACGAGAATGTCAGTGAACAAGCCAGCGCGGTTCACACTGCGCAAGAAGAAGGAAGCCAGGGCCGACTTGTTGAGAATCATCAAGGAAGGCTTCGAGCCGCACCCTTCCACGTGCGAGCTGCTTGAGTGGCTGAGCTACGAGATTCAGAAGGCGGAGGAGAAGTCCACGCGCAATGGCTAAGCCGGTTACGGTGAGCCCGTCTCAGCAGGAGGCCCTGCGTCGAATCGAGGAAGCCGATGTGGAGTACATCATCGGTATCGACGAAGTGGGTCTCGGTCCTTGGGCGGGCCCCGTCACCGTCGGTGCGGTGGTGGTGCCCAAGGGCTGGAGACATCACAGTGTGCGGGACTCCAAGCAGCTTTCTGCTAAGGCCAGGTTGGCGGCCACGAGATTCATCTACGACGCGGCGGTAGCCCACTGTGTCATCAGCTCTCCGGTTGAGGACATCGACAAGTACGGGTTGAAGAAGGCGCATGCCTTGGTCACGGAGGGTGCCGCCCTCTACTGCCTGAAGCGCTATCCTGATGCACTCATCGTTCAAGACGGCGACATCCCAGTCACCGTGGATGGCCGCCCGCAGAAGATGGTCTGGCTCCCCAAGGCCGACGTCCTGGTCCCAGCAGTGAGTGCGGCTAGCATCATCGCCAAGCTGAACAGGGATGCTTTCATGACGAAGGCGGCCAAGGAGTTTCCTGGCTACGGATTCGCTCAGAACAAGGGCTATGGGACCAGTCAGCACATCGAGGGGCTGAAGAAGCATGGTGTCTGCTCTCTCCACCGCAAGAGCTACAAGCCGGTGAAGCGGTTCCTCGAATCTGGTAGACTCTGAACGTGGCTCAGGGCGAACAAGAGAAGCGGGCGGCTCGAGACGAGCGGCTGACCAAGCTGCAGCAGGCCACTAACGAGTGGGCCGACAAGGAAGAAGACAGGCTCAACAAGGAAGTCGCGCTGGCGAAGAAGATACTGCTCGGCCGAACTGGAGCTGAGCGGCTCAACAACGCTTCGGTCCAGTCGGCATCTGAGCTGTTGGTCGATGAACTCAACAACTTTCTAGCAGGATGAGACATGACGGAAGAAGTGAAGAAGGTGCCCGCAGCACCGACCCCGAACAAGGACAACGGCCAGACCACCAAGGAGAGCCTCCCGGTCATCGAGGAGCTCGATAGGCTGAAGCTGGAGAATGCCGAGCTTCGGCTGCGCAATCTTGGGATGCAGCACGACCGTCTTCATGAGGACTTGAAGGACTGTCGGGCGCAGATGACCAAACAGGTTCAGGAGCTCGAGGCATTCAAGGTCCAGCTTCAGGTGAAGTACAAGGTCGACCTCAGCATGTATCAGATGCGTGCCGGCGACGGTGCGCTCATCCCAAAGGGGTAGCTCATGGCAGTCAGCATCGTCAGACCCGTCAACCTCAGCTCGGAGGAGCTGCAGCTGGTCGAGCTGCACATCTTCGTGGTTGACGAGGATTGGGTAGGGGACTTTGACCAAATCGAGGTCTGGCGTTCCAAGACCACGTCCTCGGGCCCATATGAGGAGCTGACTGCCGAGACCTGGCGTTACGCGCGACTCCCCCACGGCGCTGGTGACATTCCATCCACCCCGGTGACTGGGGCTGACGTCATCGTCGTGGGGTCGGACCTGCAGCTGCGCCTCAACGAGAGGGATGACCTGACCATCCTGTTCACTGGGACGGACCCCCTGACCCTCACGCAGGTGGCATCCCAGATTGTGGCGGGCGGACTCACCCGGGTGAACAGCTACGTGGACGAAGATGGCCTGCTGGTCATCGAGACCACTGAGCCCGGAACCGGCGCCCTGCTCCGCATCGTGGGCGGGGAGGCCACCGGCATACTGGGCCTGCCCACCGAGGAGCCGGAGAGCCTGGCCAACGGCCGGGACCCGCGCATCACCCTCATGCAGGGGACCAGCGAGTACATCTTCAGCGACATCCGCGGCTCTGAGGGCTACTACTACAAGACCAGGTTCCGAAACAGCTTCAGCCAGGCGGTCAGCGAGTTCTCACAGCCCTTCCCTGTAGGACAGGCCCTTGGCCTCTCGGCCGCTCGGGTGGTCTGCGGGCGGCTCGACCTGGTGGCCCAGGACGGCAAACCGCTGCGCAACGTGGAGGTCCACGTATTCAACGGCCACAGAGGTCAAATCGTCGATGACAAGCTGGTGGCTGGCCCGGTCCAATCGCAGCTCAGCGACCGCTCTGGACGCGTGGAGTTTCACCTGGTGCGCGGAATGAGGGCGACCGTGACCATCATGGGCACTGACATCACCCGGGATATCGAGGTGCCCTCTGACGAGAACGTCAAGGTTTTCAACCTGCTGGACCCCACAGTTTCAGTAGAGGATGTGTTCACCGTTCAGGTGCCCAACATCGTCTATGCCCAGCGAAGAAGCCTCTGACGCGCGCATCACCGTAGTCTTCCCCGGAAAGGGCGGGCGTACGGGAATTTGCCCGCTGAGCCACGTCCCTGGTAAGCGCATCAAGGACTACCTGCGGACCCCTCCTCTCGCAGCACAGGGGCTCGTGGGCATGGTGGCCAAGCGGGGGAAGATGTACACCCGCGGTGGCCAACGGATTCGTTTTTACTACGTCCCCAATCCCGGAGATGTCATAGTGCTCATTGCTATGGGCTGAAGGAGGGAAGATGTCGGCCTACGAGCAAGTCGATGTCTACGTCAAAACGAAGGCGGAGCCGAACACACCCGTCGAGGGAGTACTCGTTCGGGTTTACGAGCAAGACGGCTCCCTCATCTTCAGCGAAGCCGCCACCGATGCCGACGGTCACGTCGGCTTTCTTTTGTGGTCGGGCAAGACGTACTCTCTGCGCTTCTACAAGTTCCAGGTGGGCTTCACCCAACCTCAGCTCATCGAGGTGAAGACCGAGGTGATGACGCCCGGGACTACGCCCAACACGTTCGACGTTGAGGCTGAAGTGCTCGAGTTCCCAGTGGCCAACGACTCCCGTTTGTGCCGGGCGTCTGGCTATTTCCGAGACATCACTGGGGCGCCCTACGCTAACCTAGACATGCACTTTCGTGGGCGTTTCCCCGTAGCTCTACTCGAGGGCTCTGGAGTGGTGAACGCCACCCGCATCGTGCGTACTGACGATGACGGCTACGCCTGTGTGGACTTAGTGCGCTGCGCGTTGTACGAAGTGACGATGGAGACTCTCGAGGGTGTGCGCCGCTGCATCAAGGTGCCGGACGCGCCGAGCGTGAATCTGCCAGACCTACTGTTCGCAAAGGTGGAAGCGGTGGGCTTCGAGCCGGAGGGTCCGTTCCAGTTGACCGTCGGCGGCGAGCTCGAGCTGGTCACCACTGTGGTCGGCACCGACGGGGTGCCCCTGGACGGGCCGGCCATCCAAGACGTCTTGTGGAAGACCAGCGACAACGGGGTCTTCTCCTTCACCACCACCGCCACGGGCCTGCTCCTTCGGGGCGTGGGTGTTGGGACTGCCGAATTACAGGCAGAGCGGAAGGATGAGAGCATCGTGAGCATTCCGGCCGCGCCGATATCGGGCGTGCCCATCGCCGTCGTCGTAACGTGACCGCCTCTGCCGCCGCCTCCGCCGTGTACACGCTCTCCGCTCTGCTGGAGGTGCAGGTGGAGGCTCTGGCGCTGGGGGCGCCTGTGCGGCCCATCCTGGCCGCCACGATGGCAGCGCTCGAGGCCACCCTGGGGAGCCTGTCGTCGCCCCCACCGCCTCCTGTGGCGCCCCTGGTGCCCGAGGAGATGCCTCTCAGCGCCTGGGACCCCGAGCCGCACGACGTGGTCATGGAGGCCAGCAAGTGCCGTGCACTGCTACTGGAAATTGTCCGGCGGGCCGCCCACGACTGGGTCTTGTATCGGCTCAGCAAGAAGATGACCGAGCTCGAGCTCGCGGAGGACGCCTACGTCTGGATGTTCGAGGAGGACCCGGCCCATTCTTGGGCGCGCCGTCGGGAGGGCACACCCAAGATGCTCACCAGCTTCCTGACCATCTGTGAGCTGCTGGACCTCAACCCGCGGGTGGTGCGGGAGCGCGTCAAGAAGATGACGGTCAAGAGCATCATGACCGCCGGCAGGCCCGCCGAGCGTCGGCGGCAGTACCGGGACGAGCCGGCACGCGTGGAGGACTACTCCTTGGTGGATGGCATGAGCGTGCCGCCTGAGGACGAGTCCGACTACCGCACGTCCTACGAGGCTCACTTCGCCATCGGAATGTAGGGCTAGCGAAACGGCCGGTTTGCACCGGCCGCCTCGCTAATTCATGAGGCGGTGCCGCTCCTGGTAGAGTCTCTCGAGCGCGTCGTTGACGGCCTCCACGGTAGAGGCTCCGTAACCGTTGAAGGTCTTCTGCTGCATCAAGTCCTGAAGCGGTTGGTGCACCAAACCGCCGGCGAGTCTGCCTACGCCCATGGCGATGTTCTCGTCAGCGAGTCTCTTCATCAGCTCGCCGTAGGTCATCATCGGGTCAGCTCGAACGGTCATGCGGTCACATTAGCTCCTTTCCGTGGTGGAACGGTAGGGTCCACCACTCTTGTTATTCCGCAACGCGCTCTCTTTCTGCGGCATAAGAGCGACGGAGGAAGACTATGGTCGACAAGAAGAAGCGTGCGAAGAAGACCTCGAAGATTGAGGTCAGCCACAAGCAGTGGGCGGAGTACAAGAGTGCTCTGCACTGCATTCAAGACATCTGTGCGCTGCTCTACGACGAGGAGGGCGAGGAGCTCGGCGACGTCAGTGGCGCAGACTTCCTGCAGGAGGTCGATACCTACCTGCGCAACTACGGGTTCGTGAAGTGACCATCTTCAGCAACGAGACCCACAAGCTGTACGTCATCAGCGTGCAGAAACAAGAAGTAGTGCAGCTCGCCAAGAGATGGGCGGAGCAAGGCTCCCGGAGTAAGTGGAGTACCGGGCCCTCTCTGGCTCTCTACGACGCCGTGCAAGAGCTGGTCGAATTGGAGGAAGCCGATGTTTCTACTAGCAACCGTGAATGACCCACATGAGCTGGGCCCGATGTTTCTCTGCGCGGAGCTCGACGAGCGACATGTCAAAGACATCAAGCGCAGACATGAGCATTTCATGCAGACGAAGGGGGTCGATGAGGACCTGGCCTACGTCGAGTACAACGATGATGCTGCGTTCTACTACTCTGTCCCCATCAGCGGGGATGTAGAGCGCGGTGAGGTGGAAGACCTGCTCTACGACAAGGGGTACGTCGAGGTGCCTCAGGTTGCTACGGAGGGGGCCGAGCAGGTTGAAGTGTATGGCTTGCGTCTAGTCATCAGCGAAGACACCTTCTTCTGGAGTGCCTATGTCAAGCACACTGCATGCGAGGTGAGCTCTCAGGACATCTATTTCAAGACGTGGGGAGGGAAGGATGCTTGAACAGTCCTATCTCACCCGTCCACTGGTGAGCCCCGATGACCGCTTCTTCGGAGAGACGCCTAAGCATGAAGGTCTGCCACAGGAGACGGTGTTCAAGAAGGGGGCGTTTGCGCTCCAACTGTGCGAACGACGTAGCGGCAAGTCCATGCTCGCAGAAGCGATGTCGTCACACATCCGGGACAAGCTTCGGGAGCAGGAATTCGCCCGCAAGATTCTGCCGGTAGAGGTGACTGGCGTCGATGTCTCTGGCAGCATGACGCGAGAGCTACTCGAGCTCCCTTCAGGTACCAGGAGCGGTCGAGTCAGCTCTGGCTCGCTCAATCTGCAGAATGTCCTGAAGGTGGACGTGCCGGCGAGCTATCAGTCGAAGCTGTACCACCTCGATGCCCCGCTGAAGGCGCAGCGCCTCATCATGAACAAGGCGGACTACGACGACATCCTCACCTGGTCTCAGAAGGCTGCGAGGCAGAACGCCAAGCTCATCAACTTTGGGTTGGCCTACGGCGCTTCCCCGAAGCAGGTGGCTGACGCCATCTATCACGGAGGGAAGACCGCTACTCGCTTTCTCGAGGACGCGTACTTCCACGGTCCGAAGTACGTGCTCAAAGCACCTGCCATCACCAAGGAAGACCGCAAGGCATATCAACACGGAGGAGATGATGACGCATGAGTGGGATGGTCGGGGCAAGTCACCCTGGCTGTACGCAAAGAGCGCTGGTGGCGCCATCAACGTCTGGCGCTGTTGGACTGAGGCGCACGAAGTTGTAGTCGAATGGGGTCAGGAGCACGGTGCCATGCAGACCGCACGCTTCGAGTGCGAGGGCAAGAACGCTGGCAAGAAGAACGAGACCTCATCGGCAGAGCAGGCCGTCAAGGAGGCCATCGCCAAGTTCAAGAAGCAGCGCAAGAAGAAGTACTTCCTGTCTTCAGAAGAGGCGAGCACGACGCTCAACATCAAGCCAATGCTGGCCAAGTCGTTCAAGGACCGGAGGGGCAAGGTGACCTACCCTGCCTACATCCAACCCAAGTTCGATGGCGTGCGTTGCTTCGCCTATCGACCGAATGGGCACAAGAGCTCGGTCATCCTCCAGTCTCGAGGCGGCGACCCCTACGACGTGGAGCACATTCGAGAAGAGCTGGAGGCGGTGTTGCGTGGAGACACGGTGCTCGACGGCGAGCTGTACATCCACGGCACCAGCTTGCAGAACATCACCTCGTTGGTGAAGCGTCCCCAACCGGGGAGCATCAAGCTGCAGTTTCACGTCTACGATGTCACCAGTCTGAAAAGCGGAGGCGCACAGAGACTACCGTGGCACCAACGTGAGCAGTTGCTGCGCGACTGGTTTCACTACCACAATCGCTTGTTCTACTGTCATTACGTTCGCAGTTGGATTGTGGACAATGAGCAGCAGGTCAAGGAACATCACGACCGCTTTGTGCAAGGTGGCTACGAAGGTGCCATCATTCGCGCGCAGGATGGCGTCTACAAGTTCGGCCACCGTAGCTCGGACCTACTCAAGTACAAGGACTTCCAGGACGCCGAGTTCCCCATCGTCAGCTTCACTACCGGTAAGGGTAAGTTCGCCAACGTGCCCATCTTTCGGTGTACTACTGGCGAGGGGAGGGAGTTCGACGTGGCGCCGAAGGGCACCGACGCCGAGCGCGCCGAGATGCTCCGCAATGCGCACAGGCTCATTGGGGCCCAGCTCACCGTGCGCTTCTTCGATTGGACCGACGACCGCGTGCCCCACTTCCCGGTGGGTGTGTGCATCAGGGAGCCAGGAACGTGAAGGTCGTCTGAGATGAACGAAATGGCGGAGAAGTTGGAGAAGATGTCCAACGACCTAGACGAGTTGGGTTTTCCGACGAAGGTGAAGATGGATGTAGACGCAGCTGAAGGTGTGTACCTGGTGTTCGCAAAGATACGGGCGCCCAACGGCACACTACTCGAGGTGTACGTGGAGCTGGACCAAGAGAAGGGCCGCAAGCTCTTCAGCGAGCTCACCGCCCAGCAGCTGTTGGAGGGTCAGCCCGTGCTGCCGCCCGGCATGCGGCGCTACACCCCGGCGCCGCCCGCGGGTGAGGTACACCTCACCGGTGATGTACACATCAAGGACGGAGACGTCCTGGAGCTCAAGGAGGGCGAGGCCCACATCGTGGACGCCAGGGGCAACCGCTTCAAGGTCAGCTCGGACAACAAGCTGAAGATTATGACTTGAGGCTACAGAAAGCGCACCCGAGGGCGCGCTTTCCTAGCCCTCAATTGTCGTGCCCGAACCGAGGGCTAAAAGACGAACGCCGCAACCCAGAGGTCACGGCGCCCGCCCCAAGGAGACGAACTTCAGAGTCGGCGAGAGGATGACAAGGGCTGATGTTTCAACGCTGAGTGCTTGATGCTCAGTGCTGAGGGCTGCCCTGACTGAGGGCTGAGAGCTGCCTGCTTCCATCCCGCTTCTACGCCGAAGCTCCACGAGACGTCGGTGTCGGAACCGATATGAGTCAGGTCTTCTCATGTTTCACCTTAACAAGGTGAGTGCCCTTTGCCGGGGCGGCGGTACTTGACGTTGTACCCACGCCTCTCGCTCCCTCGTCCGTCCGTTCCAAGGTCCTAGACCAGCGTTGTGTGATTCGCTGCTTCGAGCAACGCGTTGAGCTGGTCGAAGGCGGACTGCGCCTTCTCGAGCGCCTCGGTGGCGTCGTTGATGGTGACCTCGCTGACCACCGAGTACTTTTCGGTGGCGGGCACGCGCTCCGGGCGCTTCCGACCCTTGTCGTCAGCCACCATCTGAATCTTGGTGGTCTCACGCTCCAGGTTGGTGATGCGCTTGGCCCGGATGCCGTTCTGCCCGTAGCGGGCCTCGTCGTCGGTGGTCGCCGTGTCGAGCAGCGCCTTGTTGCTGGCGCAGGCACCCTTCAACTCGGCCAGGACGCGCAGGCATCGAGCCAGCGTCATCTTCTTGCCGTTGTAGGTGACGTGGGCCTTACCATTGGCCTCGGCGATGCGCGCTGCCAGGTCCACCAGCTCTTCACGAAGCGGCGTCACCTTGGACAAGCACTGCGTGTACGAGAACGCAGGTTCCTTGCCTTTCTCGTAGACCACGGAAGCAGCCAGGCGCGTCTGCCACGTCTGCAGCTCACCCTTGATGCGGGAGATGCGACGGAGGGCCTGGGAGACGGTCATCTTCTTGGAAGTCTTTGGTGCCATGTGAATGCTCCTTTTCCAGTCCACAGTCGTTATCCCCACAATCGGTACGTTTTTGCAGCTAACAGAGAGGAGCTTGCGCTCAACTCTCTGCCCCCAGCTCACGGCACTGAGGGAACTTCTTCACGACGGCCATCCAGATGCGCTTCAGCGCCCGCCTCTCGTCCGGGTCTTGCACCGGGTTCTCATCTTCGTCGTAGGCTTGGTTGTCGATGAGCCAGTACGAGAAGTCGTCGACCCCGTCGTCCTCCGGCCAGAACGGATGAGCGCTGACGTAGTAACCGCCGGCCTCACGCGTGGCGCGATAGAGACACAGTTCGAGACCACCGGGAGCCTTCAGGTCGACGCAGTGGACCGGGGGCTTCTCGTTCTTGTAGTCGTCGATGACCCCGTGGGGGTACTGGCTCAACTCGCAGAGCTCTGCAGCGTCCACGATGGCGAGGCACAGCCGCAGCTTCTCTTCGAGGGTGGGCTCCCCGCGCTGCACCAGGAACCACTTTTTCCGAACGTCCTGCACCAGTTGCGGTGTGAGGTTTTCTTGCATCGTGCTCTCCTTTTCCGTCTCTGTTATCCCTGAAAAGTCACCGTCTTTTCCGGGGACGGTTGGCAGCACGTTCTCTGACAGATAGACTTCTGCCTATGTTCTTCGCCCACCTCCGTCAGTGGCTCGGCATAGGCGCGCGGGTTGCGCCCGCCAGCAACGGAGGACTGCATGCATCACAAGCGAGGGAAGCCGAAGAACGCGCGGGCCGGTTGCCTGCTCTGCAAGCCGCACAAGGCCAATGGCGTTGGCAAGCTCAACCAGGCCAAGCCCAGTCTGCGCAGGACCCTGCAGGAAGACTATGGAGGAAGGGCCCAGAAGGGCTGGAAGTTCACCCTCAACAAAGGTGGCATCCCCGGATAGGGGTTGACAGGCTCGAACGGCTGGTTAGGCTAACGAACATGACCTGTCGACTTTGACAGTCAGACCGCTTCGGCGGGTATCCAGAGAGCCCTAGACGCTGCCATCAAGGCTCGGCAACAGCGTCCAGGGCTTTCTTGCATTTGCGGGTGTACCTCAGCTGGCAGAGGGCCGGGCGTAAAGAACCCGGACGTCGGTGGTTCGAGCCCATCCACCCGCGCTAGGGGCGGTTAGCTCAATGGCAGAGCAGCAGGACTAAAGAATCTGCAGGCTGCGAGTTCAAGTCTCGCACCGCCCCCTAGGAGTGCGAGCACCGGGTGTTTCATGACGAACAAAGAATCAAATCGCGTCCTGGGCTCTCCCCAGGCACCATGCCCGGTGCTCGCAGGAGTGTAACCATGAACAAGCTGTACGTCATCATCAGGAATGACCTCGAGCCAGGTCTGCAAGCTGCTCAGGCTTGCCATGCCCTGCGGCTCTTCGTGGAAGAGCACAGGCTCGAGGAGAATGAGTGGTATCGCTTCAGCAACAACATCGTGGTGTTGCAGATACCCTCCAAGGAAGCGCTAATGGAGCTCGCCTACAAGGCTACCTGCGACGACATCCCGGTGAGCATCTTCAAGGAGCCGGATGTCGATGACGAGCCCACTGCCATCGCCATCCTCGGACGTGGGGCTAAGAAGATGGTCAGCCATCTTCCCCTCGCCTTGCGACGAGCGGCATGAGTGGCCTCCCCGTAGACGAGCCTGGCATGGATGGGGAGGCCATCATCCATGCGTCGTTAGAGACAGTGGCAGGCTCGACCATCCACTGAATCCCGTACTTGGATGATTCGGCGTACGGGTACCTGTCAGGTACAATTCCTGACTCCACTATTGTTATACCGGAAGTAGCACTCAATTGTATGGCTAGTGGAAGAGGAGCTTGCGCCCATCTTCCACCGCTCAGTTCGGCGGCTCATCGTCGGTCTTGTGGACCAGGCGCAGCACCGTCGCCGGCTCTGGGGGCCTGAGCCCCATGTCCACGGCCACCTTGCGTAGTGCACTCAACGCGTCATCCAGGGAGCGGTTGGACCTGTCGAGCATGCTCTTCATCTCGTCCATGAGCTCCTTGTCGTTCTCCCACTGGCGCTTGCGCCCGTAGCCGTAGGCGGCGAAGCTGGCGCCAAGCACCAGGCTGACCGTCCCGAAGACGGTCCATCCGAGATGCGTCATGCCGACCTCCCTTCTGTTCGACGGCGGTTCATGCCCCGCAGTTCCATCTCGCACTCGATGGCGCGTAGGCGCTCCTGCTCTTCCCAGTTGAGACCGCTCTCCCCGCGACGGCGGCGCAGGTTGCGTGCTTCCATCGCCAGCTCCCTACGCTTCATCAGGAGCGGCTTCATGGCGAACTGCATCATGGCTTTCACCTTCCTTCCCATTCTGTAGCCAGGAGATGAGGTCAGGTAACAGCTCGAGCTGTTCTTGCCTGGACGCCCTGGCCAGCATCAGCAGCTCCCGAGCCACGAGAGTCGCTGCGCGCACGCACGCAGCTCTCCTGGTCAGGCGAATGCTGCCACTCTTCTCATCTACCACGACCTCGCACTCCAGCGGGTCGTAGGGATGCTGACACCAGATGCGTAGACCATCAGCGGTGCGCGCCGCATACAGAGTCGTGCTGTTTGTCATCGGACCTCTCCTTCCAACACTTTTATCCCCGAAAGGCTCGTGGAATTGAGGGCTAAAACGAGCGCTCCACCCGCCACGGGGAGCTGCTCGTATCCCTGCCCTTCATGCAGGAGTTCGACTGGCTGTGCTCCCTCCGGTTCAGGCGGGGGAGCCGCCGTCCTACCCTGTGGTCTCGCCTGCGCTTGTTTCGCGCAGGTCCCCACTCACGTGCGGGTGGTCGCACACGGCCGAGTATCCCTCTCGGCGGGGGCCGTGCCCCGGACCCGTATGTCGGTCCGTGGGGTCTTACCGATTTGTATCCGTCCTCCTCAGTGGGGTAGCCGGTGTGGCATGTCCATCAGGAGAGAACCACTGCGCATTGCTGCCAGGCGGTCCTGCCGACGACGAGCGTTGTTGCTCTCTTCCTCTTCCTCCATGAGGTCGAGGACGAGCTCACGCTCCTCTTCGGTTTCCGCGCCCAGGAGCTCAGACACAGCAGCCGCCCGACGGAGTTTCCACTGCAGCGGGGTTGCCATGCACTTCCTCCAGTGCACTTTGCTTCCCGAAGTTGACCGTCCACTCTCGTGGCTTCGGGGAGGGGACTATTCCCCTTCGCGCTGCGGGCCGCGCAGCGCAGGTCAGAAGGTCTTCTCCTTCTACTATTCTTATCCCGTAACAGCCCCCAATTTTGCAGCTAGTGAAACGGGCGCTGGGCACCCGTTTCGTTCTGCGGGAGCTCACGAAGAGCTCGACCTGCAGTGTTGGCAGACGTACTACATCTGCCTGTAGAGCTGTTCCACCTCCATCTCGAGGCTCAGTCGCAGACAGGTGCCGGGGGTGGTGATGGCACGCCCGAAGGTGTCCAGCATCTCGTCGATGTCGCGCATGTGCCACCATGAGCCCAGCACCTCGGTGGCGGTCTGCGGAGTCTCGGGGTCGCGCTCGTCGAAGAGCAGGCCGTGGAAGTTCGGCAGCACGACGACCCCGCTCTGCTCCTTGAGCGACTCCCTGAGGGCGTTGGTGAGCCGCGCGATTATGAGCCGACGTGCGTACCGCGAAGTGGCTCCGTGGCCGACCCGCTTCTGCACGGGTTCGACCATGGCCCTCTCGTAGACCGCCTCAGCGGCGCGCTCGATGTCGGTGTGGGTGACGGTGAAGATTTGAATCCTGGGAATGCGGAACATGACTGTCCTCTCTTTCCAATACTCTTATCCCCGAACCGTCGATGATTTTGATGGCTAGCGAACGACTCACGAGGAGTCGTTCGGCAGACCATTGAAGAGCTTAGGTACTTCGCACTCTTCCTCGCCTGCATCGCACGTCATACAAATCCACTGTCGGTCGGTGCACCCCCGTGGGCAGTACCACTCCAGGCTGATGCGTACACAGGGCAGACCCATCTTTCCTGAGACGACTTCCTTCTCGACAGTGAACGGCTTGCCCGGTTTGCGATTCATGGCACCTCCATCACGAGAGAGCGCACTTCATCGAAGGGAGCGGGCCCGTAGTTCCACGCCTCGACGCAGACACAGATGCGGTTATCCACCCGACGCTTGTTCGAGTGCGTGTGGCCGTGGATGAGCACCTCACCCCGAATCTTCTTCGGCGCACGGCTGACGTACCGCAGGTCACCAGCCCGAGCGAGTCCGGCGTACGGATAGTGGCTCAACCGGCAGGTGCGACCACCAATACGAGCCACCAGCTCTTCGGCCACCAGCTCGAAGCCCAGCGAGGCCATCGCCGCCTGCCCTCGGTCGTGGTTGCCTCGTATGAGCAGCTTGTGTCCGTTGAGCCTCCTCATGATGGCGACGTTCTCGTCGTACGTCCCCTTGAAGAAGCAGTCGCCGAGCCAGAGCACTCTGTCTTGCCCGCCGACCCGTGCGTTGTACTGCTCGATGAGGTGCTCGTTCATCGCTTCGACGGTCCCGAACAGAGTTCCGTCAGGCCCACAGCGGTCGCAGTACCGGATGATGTTTTTGTGGTTGAAGTGTGGGTCGCTGTAGATGGCGTGTACGATGCCCATCACGGACCTTCCTTTCTGCACCGCAGGTAGTCTTCACGGCAGCGCCAGCTGCAGCGGACTTGCTCTTGGGTGATGCCGTGGTCTTCTACACAGCGCTTGTCGCACTCACGCCAGCGTGAGCGGCAGATGAGGTCGCAGTCGTAGTCGCAGAGCGACAGCAGCAGAATCAGTGTGAACATCTCTTTCTCCCTTCCACTTCTTTTATCCCTGAAACTACGAGCTGCTTGCGGGATAACGACTGTGGAGACATGAACACATTTCTTCCGTACGCAGACTTCACTAGGACTGCTCAAGTGCTGGACCGTAAGCGATTGGGCAATCAGCGCAACGAAGTGCTGGTGCTGATACGAGGGGGATGGCCGAATCATCCGGCCTCCAAGATGTGGCAAGGCTACTTCTACTGGCTGGGCTGCTATGGACTTGCCATCTGTAGAGAGTGGAAGAAGCGTGGGTACGTGGACAACGTGGCGCCGAAGCTCATCGAAGAGATGGGCAAGTACAGGGACACAGGCGCTCCATGGTGGCTCGGCGACAAGCTCTTCCACCGAGCGCACCAAAGCAATCTGGTTCGCAAGCTGCCGGAGCACTACCGACGCTTCTTCCCCCGAGTACCTGACAACCTGCAGTATTGGTGGCCACAGCAACGGAGGGAGCGAAAGTAGTGCTGACTGTAGCCGAGATGCTCGAGGAGCTGACCGAGGCGGTGGAGAATTACAACAATGCCAGGCACTTCCCAGCGAAGTATGGGGAGGCGAACGTGGCTTACGACCGACTGCTCAAGTCCATGCGGCGAGCTCGCAGTCGGCTCAATCATAGGGACAGTTTGGAGACGGCGTACAACCGCCTCAGGAGAGAGATGAATGGAAGCTAACTTCATCTGCACGAGCTGTGACGAGCCGTGTGAAGAGAGCGAAGTCAACGAGAAGGGCGAGTGCCCCTACTGCGCCGGGCACTGGGAATGCGTCGACTGCAACAAGGAGTTCGGCGAGGACGACACGAAGGTCAGCACCGACGACGGTCCAGTCTGTAGTGACTGTGCCTATGACCGGGGGCACTGTGACAAGTGCGATGGTACCGGTGAAGGAATGGTCGATGGCTCCCATTGCACCAAGTGCGGCGGGAGTGGTCAGCTTCCTGTAGGGAGCAAGGACGACTTCGACCCTCCCGACCCAGATGACAACTTCACCACCGACCGGGATTACGGTCCGTGGGGGTACGAAGGATGAGTGCGATTGAAATAGCGGACTTCGTGTTCGTGTACATCGTGGGGCCGTTGGCGGCGGTGGCTACTCTGTGGGTCATCTTTCTGACGGTCTTCACCCGCCTGAAGTTCGTACGCCGCATTCGCTGTGGTCGGATGGGCTGGCACAGTCACCCACACTTCGAGACCACTGGCTTCGACGGTGCTTCCGTACATGCTCGCTGCGAGTGGTGTGGGTACGAGGGTATGATAGACAGCCAGGGAAACTTGTTCTGATGTTGAACCTACAAGACCCAGAGGAGTTCGAGGACCAGATGGTGCGACTGGAGCGCGGTGCTCTCATCGCTGCCAACAAGGGCTGGAGGTACGCAGAGCCTAATGCCCTGCCCGTGTTCATCATGGACGGGAAGACGCGCATCGAGCATCACCGCCCCACCAACCTCAGATGCCCATTCGGGTACGTCAAGCACTCATGGCTATGAAGAAGTTGAAGGAAGACCCCAAGAGCTGGGGAGGACATCTACGGCGCAAGTACGACAAGCACGTCGAGGACGTCTTCGAGAAGCTGCCACCGGCCAGTCCAGCCATGAAGAAGATGGCTGAGGCTGGTGGTGAGGCCATGAGCATCGTGAAGAACCTTCATGATGGGCTGAACTCTGCCAAGGAGGCGGCGTTCTCCAACCCCTACCCCGACTTCCCAGTCTCGGAGTTCGAGGACGAAGATGGCTAAGACCATCAAGTACCAGCTCGATAGAGTAGGCCCACTGGTCACAGTCCAGTGGGGTGAGAACACCGAGAACACGGTCATTACTACCGAGGCTGAGCTCAAGGCGCACAACACCAAGCTGCCGGACGACCTCGAGGATGAGGTGCGTGAGCGGCTGGGACTCAATTCAACCTGTGACCCAGGGATGACGGAGAAACATGGCTAAGCCCGTCCCAGAGCAGGAGGAGAAGCTCAGCCGGGCGTTGGATACCGAGGAGGGCCGGCTCAGGATAGGCATGGCCATCCACCAGCGCATCCAAGACTTCAGAAGGATACGGTACGCCCTGGGCGTCCAGCAGCTACCCGACCGGGTGCTGCACGAGAACGGGATGAAGACCCACGACGAGATAGCCAGGGAGATACTGGAGAAGAAGGATGGCTGAACAACACGAATGCGCCCACCACGGGCTCACGGAGTACACCGAGCCCGACAAGAACGGGGACAGCTTCTGCAAGAAGTGCTGCGAGGAAGTCCCGGAGTGCAACCCGCCCCACCTGAACATGACCATCGACGGCCCGCCCGAGGATGGAGTCTTCTACTGGGATGAGCTCTGCGTCTGTGGCCACTCCGGCACCGCCCACTGCAACGACGACCAGTGCTGCGTCTGGGACATCAAGTACCACGAGTACGGGGGTGCGTGCATGGAGCCTGACTGCGACTGCGCTACTTTCAGACCCCGCAGCATGCACCCCTGTGCTGGAGGACTGAGAATGGTTGAGAAGTCAGACGATACCAGTTGGCTCGATGAAATTGTCACCAGACATTTGAATGCCAACATCGACAATCTCGCCAAGGGTAGAGAGCACATCATCAACAAGCGAAGCCGTGAGCTGCTCATAGCCATATCGGGCAACGTGGTGCTGGATGTACTGGCGGAGCTGCTGGAGGAGAAGGATGGCTAAGAAGTCCAAAGTAGTAGTGGAGGTCACCGAGGAGTACTCGGCAGTGTACCCGGACACCACCAAGCTGTTCGGCCGTCCCTTCCTACCGAACAACTGCCCCATCCTCGAGCGTACAGCAGACAACCGCCCCGTGGGGCGCTGCTGCTTCCATCTCAAAGACGGCGTGTGCCCCAGGCACGGCAACGTCTCCAGGTATCAGAAGCACTACCAGGAGACTGGTAAGCTGACAGACGAGAACGAGATGAGGCCAATCACTCTTGGTGGGCGTGTTATGCCAGACCAGAGTGACGAGCCCTGGCCAGATGAGTTGGAGAAGAAGGTGCTGGGTCGACGTACGCGTGTACCGAGCTATCCTGTCAGTACTACACCGCTGACGCTTCCAGCGTTCTCCGAGGAGCAGAACCGGCGCACTGAAGAACAACTTGCTGGGCGTACACCCCAACAGATGATTGAGGACGATGTCTGTAATACCCAACCCATGAAGGTGCTCAAGCCGGTCTCCATGGCTGGCGCCGTCGCTGACCCCTTTGAGGAAGACGAGGATGACTGAGCCTGAGGTCACCATCGAGGTAGTAGGCAAGCAGGGCAATTGCATCTGCTGCGGCAAGCCAGGACGCAAGCGTACTATCAGAGCTCAGTACGGCAGGCATATCGCCAGGGAGTCGGACATCTACTGCATTCCCTGCGCCAATCGAGTGGCCAGGGGATTGAAGTGGGAAGTCTACTACGCTGACCCACCCGTCTGCTGTCAGAACACAGTGAGCTTCGGGGTGGCCTACAGTGACCAGCAACAAGGTAGGGTGCCTGTGCGAAAGGTAGGATGAAGGATGGCTGAGAAGCCCAAGGTGTCTGTGGAGGTCATCGAGGAGTTTCCGGCATGCAGCCCAGACCTGAGCAGGCTAGCGGAGAAGCTCGCTCCGGGAACGGCCTACTCTTTTACCGAGCCCGAGTTCATCGGCAAGGTAGAGATAGACCACAACAAGAAGTACCCCCTGCCGGAGAAGAAGAATGGCTGACTACACCCCCACCGAACTGTCCGCTGCAGTAGAGAAGCTGGTGCGTACTTCCATCCGTCGGGAGTACGGGGGCTTGGGAACCAGAAGAACGGATATCACCTTCTCGGACACTCAAGACGCAGCGGCCGGGGTGTTCACCCTCTACCAGAATGCCCCCTTCTATGTCCTCAAGCTGGGTAGGGACCGTGTACAAGAGCTCGTAGACACAGAGAAGGCCCTCATCGATGACTTCCTGGAGGCGGTTGTCGATGTGGGCCGTACTGTGACGCCCGTCTCCAACTTAGCCCCTCTTGCTAACGCTAGGAGTGCTCTACAAGCCCTTTCGTCGGCAACGGCAGAGCGCATCACACCCCTCGCACGCGTGGAGGACTCGGCTGCGTACAACCGTTTCGAGAGCAACACTACTCGCTTCCTGCGTGACTCGAGCAAGAACATCCGTAGCTCTGGTGCCATCGTACGGACCCCGCAAGAGTCCAAGAGCTTGCTCGCCGGCTACGTTTCTAGCCTCAAGTCTCAGCATGAAGCTCTGCTCCAGCGTGTGGGCTACCTGACTGGCGGGATTGACGAGTTCAACTCGATGAACCTGCCGGCGACGCTGAGCGCCAGCATCATCGCCAACGCCCAGTCCGTGCTCGCTGAGCACTACGATACCCTCGCCGACCTGACCGACGCCCAGCGACTGGCAAGGATGCGGGAGGTGACGCTGGATGTACTGGCAGCTCGAGCCGTGGTTCGTGGCTTCGGAGCGCTGCCTCCACTGACCACCTTCGTGGTGATGGAAGGCTTCGGCTCGCCCTATGCTGATGCCGACCACCCAGCTACTCCAGCCAGCCTCGCCTCCGACAAGTACGGTCCGTACATCATCGTGGAAGGGGGCAATCAGCTCTACTTCCAGGTGGACAGCTCTGAGAACATCAACGTCCAGGTCCCCGGCTCCTATTCGGCGCAGGTGGCGTCGCAGCTAGTCGAGACCTATGATGTCGACACCGGCGGGGACTACCTCTACATCTTCTCCGAGGCGGATAGCGGGAGCTGGTTCTACGGCGTGAACGTCACGTTGAGTCATGGAAGCGCGCAGAGTGCCCAGGACATCGCTGACGACATCAACGGGGCGGTGACTACCGAACCCATCTTCGCCGAGCCATACAACCAGCGGGTGAAGTTCAGCGGGCCCGTCTACATCAAGAATCCCTCTGGGGCCAACGCCGACTTCGAGAAGGCGGTGGACCCGCCCGCCACCACTGGGGACTGGGGCGACCTGACCTATCAGCCCGAGGCAGGAGACTACTTCTACGTCGACAGCAGCGTGGAGCCCAGCAACACTGGCTGGTGGGTCATCAACAACGTCACTGGCTTGCCTACCTCCTTCAACGCCGACCGGGTGGCGGGTGGCACCGTCGTGGAGGAGATAGCCCCGTTGACCGCTCCTAGCCTGGAGCTAGGACAAGATGCTCGGGGCGTGCTCATCCGCTTCACGGATGCGGTCATTCGAGACTCCATTGAGGAGCGGGCCAAGTTGAGGGTGAGCGGCAATGCGTGCGCCACGTTGGGCTACGCAGAGTCTGCCGTATTCACTTCTCAGCCTACTCCAGTAGCCGATGTGGTGAGGGCCCTGAACGACTCCTTCTCCATCGCACCTGTAGGCACGGCGAGGATGCGAGCAGACGTGGGGTACACGGCCAACGTCTACGACGGCACGATTCGTACTGTGCCTACGAATCCACTCAAGGTGGTGGCGAGTGTCGCCGAGGGTACGGGTGACCTCATCACCAACTCAGGCATTCACCGATTCAACAACCTGAGCTTCGCCGCAAGTGAGGCCACCATCTACAGAACCGTGTTGGTCGCCCGAGGTAGTACGCAGGAGGGCGTTGTAGACACCTGGGGAATCGTTGTGGGCGTGGGCGCTGACTACCTGGATGTGGACTGGCAGGGCCCAGACATTCCAGCGCTGGAGACTGGCATGCAGCTCGAGCTGGGGTGGCACCTGCGCTCCGGGTCTCAGCCAGCTATCAAGCACATCGTGATGGTCATCGAGGATGATGGGTTGAACGACGGCACCTACCTCGAGTGTGAGGCAGAGCCACTCATACCTTCGTGCGAACTGACGCTGACCCGCCCGCTGCCGGTGCCCTACGACCTGGGCTCTCAGCCGCTGAGGCACACAGGCTCGATGGGGCAGCAGCGTGCCGTCTTTGCCAGCACCAGCGTGTTGGCCGACAGCGCCATCGAGATGCAGAGTGGTGATGACGATGCCTACGACGAGTTCTTCAACCCCGCCACTCCCCTGCCGTCTGCTGTAGGCTCCACGCGTTTCTTCCAGACGCCAGAAGAGCCCAAGCAGGTGGAGCCAGATGACCTGCTCGAGCTCTACGATACGAACGCCATCACAGCGAGCTACATCTGCACCATCGACAACGTCGAGGTGGACGACTCATTGGTTCGAGTGGAGGAGGGCAGTGAGCTGGACCTGGACCTGGGCTCCTTTGACCTCGACCCGGACAACGGCATCCCGCTGGCCCGCATTCGCAAGGGTAGGCTGAACAACTTCACCGAGTTCGCCGACCAGGCAAACGATTGGGTAGAGCTGCCTGTCAACGAAACCGTGGCCTACTTCCGTGAGCTCAACCGGCTGGTGAACGTCCTGGCGGTGAACGCCAATCCCACACCAGGGCAAATCAACACCGTGGTGGGCACCCTGCAGAGTCTCAGCAATACGCTGGACCAGCTCGAGCCCATCTTGGCCATCTACGAAGCCGACACGGTGGAGCAGGTGGATGCCCTACTTGCCGCCTACAAAGAGAAGGGCTCGGACCGAGCTTCAGACATCTTGCTCGAAGGCAGGTTCAGGGACTTCTTCAACCTCAGCCAGGATGAGGTGAGCTACGCCGGCGCTGTGCAGGCAGGGGTCAAGGAAGTGATGCGCGCCGACCTACCCGTCAGGCGCTACGACCGTCCTCGAGATGGCTACATCGTCGCCGAGTACGAGGAGAAGGACTTCGAGTACGACTGGAGCGACGCCGAGGATGATTATGAGGACGTGAGTGCTCCAGCTGAGGACGTCGTTTTCCCCCGCTCGGCCTTCTAGCTGGATAGCTAGTTGAGCGGAGACCAGAGCGATTATAGCTATAATTGGCTCTGTAAGAAGCCACCGGATCGTGGAGCCTGTTTTTACGGTATAAAGGCTGTGCGGTGAGGACACGCCGTGGATTGGAGCGCTATGACGAACAGGCAAACAGAGGACAAGTATGAGTTCGACGTCGAGCTGAGCATCCCCGTACTGGAGCAGCTCTTGGAGATGGCCAAGGAGGCCAAGCGCGCCGGTACGATGCGGCGCAACCGTAAGGGCGAGGAGGTCTTCCCGGTCTTCACCGTATCGACCGACCGTTCCTTCGGTCGCCACTGCCCGGGGCGCAAGGGCGTCTGCAAGTGCGGTGGCAAGTTCGCCTTCGTGGAAGACGTCGGCTGGCGCACGGTGGTGGAGTACACCGAAGTACGCACCCTCAAGGGTGTTGAAAAGCGAGTGTCTAGGGTCATGGTCCGCGACCAACCCTGCTGCAAGCTCTGTAGGAGGTAGCCATGTCGACGGTCTACGAGAACATTCCGGTCTACATGCCTCGCTACAAGTGGGTGATGCTGCGCTGCCTTCTCAAAGTAGCTGCAGACACCCTCTACGCTAGCGGTGACCACCTCATCGACGTGAGCACGCTCAGCGACGAGGAGCGTAGAGCTCTGGACGACTCCATCAAGGAAGCGTTCGACGTAGAGGATGAACCGGTAGTACTGCTCAGGGCGCCGGATGAGCAGGACCCACTCTGTATGTACGAGATGGTAGAGCGCAGCCTGGCTTCTCAGTTGGGAGGAGACCCGTTGGAGGTGGGGCTAAAGCAAGGTTGAGTTCAAAAACGGCAATCGTGCTGGTAGACTGAGCTGGTGAACTACTCCAGCATGCGGGACGAGTTTTACAAGATTGCCAAGGAGAAGAAGCCGCCGGTGCCCGGTGAGCGAGATGTACTGCTGGGTACCGGTGGATGGCTTGGCTCTAAGGCCATGAAGGCGGTTGGCAGAAAGGGCAACGCCGCTCTCGTTGAAGAGCTCATGAACGAGACTCCCACCCCGTCAGACGTTCGCACCAGGCAAATCAACCTCTTCAAAAAGATGGTCGGTGGTTCCGGTGTGGACGTCTACGGCAAGCAGCTTACTGGTCACGGCCCAGCTGCCATCCAAGCTCTGAAGACTAAGCCGGCCATGCACATCGCCCCAGAGATGATTGGCATGCCGGGCATCATCGCTCATGAGCTCGGCCATGTTGACGTAGCCAAGGGTCGCATCGGCAAATTCGTCGGGGGCCTTCCCGGTGTGCTTGGTGGGATGGCTGCAAGAAAGGTGTCTCCCTACACAGCACTAGCTGGCGGACTACTCACTGGAGCCAGCAAGGAAGAGGATGAAGGGAAGCGGCGTACCGGCACGGCGATGGCTGCGGCCCCTACTGTGTTGGGCCAAGGTCAACAGTTGGCCGATGAGGCCGGGGCAAGCTTGTACGGTCTGCGTCGTCTACGCCAAGCAGGGGCTACTCCGGCGGAGATGTCGGCAGCCCGCAAGCACATGACCAAGGCGTTCGGCACCTATGGCACCGCTGCGCTGGTACCTGCGGGTACTGCTCTTGGGCTGTACGGGATAGGTCGTGGCGCGGCAGGTATGGTGCGCAGGCGAGCACATCTGAATTCCAGAGCTAGAGAAGAAGCGCCCCCGGACGCTTCTTCCTAGCCCTCAGTTGTTCGGGCTGTGTGCCTTGGCGGCGTCCCCGACAACCTTCTCCTCTACTGGGCGAATGATGCGCTGAAGTAGGCCGCCCACCATTCGGCGAGCCTCCTCATCACGAACTGCCTCGTACGCCTCTACTGCCTCCTTGGTGAAGTTCGGGCAGCCGACCGTGAACAGGGTGCGGGCAGCCTCGAGCAGTAGGGCCTCTGCCACCCTGTGCGCCGCCCAGGACATCGCCGCATCATGCGTCTCCTTGTCGTCGGTCTCGTCGTCCACCATGTCCTCACAGTCCTCGACCATCTTCGAGAGCTGATTGCTCAGCGCAGTGCGGATGTGGACCCCGAGCTTGACGACGAACTCCTCGCTCGTCGCTTCGGTGAGTTTGCAGGTGGCGCAGTCACACTTCTTCTCTTCGTTGGACATACTTCCTCCTTTCCACTGTTGTTATTCCTTACTTGTGCTCAAGTTGTTGTAGCAGTACATCGACTGGCCCGCTGTCCGCTTGACCTACACTTCGGCGTCCGTGTACAACCGTCTGGCTTGGTGGGAAGGTCTCTCTCGAAAGGAGCAGAGCTGTGGAGAACTTGTCGACGTTCGAGATGGGGTTGATTCTGGTGGCTGCCATCACCGTCATCCCGTTGGTGGTGTGGTGGACCAGGAAGATGGATGCTGTGCACAAGGAGCGGCAGTCCGCTGCCATGGCAGAGCTCGAGGAGAAGGCAGCTGAGGTCCGTCAGCAGCAGATGCGCAAGGGCACCCACGACCAGTACGGCCACCGCTTGTGTGTCACCTGCAATGACAAGATGACTCGAGCCACCCAGCCGGCGTTCGTGGTCAAACAGAGCGAGGGCTTCTGGGACTTGGTCAGGCGCCGATTCGGAGCTCCAGCCCGCTACATCGTCACTCAGCTCAAGAAGGGCGACGATACCACTGACGTCTACTGTGACCAGTGTGCTGACCTGGTGCGCTTGGCGCACGAGGACTACATCCTCCGTTACGAAAAGAAGGTCCGTGAGTTCAAGCGTGATGCTGCGGTAGAGCTCAGGCGTTGGCTCATTCATGGCTGCAATGACACCGTGGCCCTGCTCATCGAGAAGCATGACGAGCGCATCAAGCAGACCGAGCCTCAGCCCAAGCGGGCTACGGTCGTGCCACTGAAGACCGACGCCAACGGAGGGTAGATGCCCAAGCATCTGCTCATCCTGGTCGCACTGCTGTGCGCCCTGGGGGCCACTTTGCCTTCAGTGGTGTCCCAGGCCCGTGTCGTATCGACGACCCGTATCGAGCGGGCGTGGAAGAAGACCTGCCCGCATCTCAACACGGCGCTGGCTAGGTCTTGGGCCAAGGTGCTGCAGAAGGAGGCGAAGAAGCGCTCCTTCTGTCCCTACACCGTCATCGCCATCGTCAAGCATGAGACTGGCGGAACGTGCAATCCCAGACTCGTCTACAACAATCTGCCTCGGGAGTATTCGGTGGGCCTGGGGCAGGTCAACGTCATACACCATCGAGATTGCAAAGCAGGAGGCATCCAGTCGCCGGGCTGCCAGGCATACATCGGAATGCTCATGGATGGAGGCTCCAACCTGCGGGTGGTGTCCTCACTCATCACGGCGAATCGGAAGTTCTGTAGAAAGAAGACGGGGAGGTCGGCTCTGTTTGCTCGGTGGTTGAGCTCCTATCAGGGGCTCAACAACAGCCGAGGGAGGAAGGGCGTATGGTGCAACATGCGGCAAGACAAGAACGGCCGCTGGAGCGACGTGAAGACCCCGTGGTCCACGAAGAGAGTCATCGACTACCGTCGGTATCTCGTTCGGACCTTGGGCTAAGCGAATTCTACGTCGAGAGCGAAGCGAGGCGTGAAGAGGAGCGCCTCGAGTCGGAGTCCGTCGCCCGCGTCGTCACCACTTTCTTGGTCATCGCCCTGCTTGGATTGCTGGTCCTCGTGGCCATCATCAAGATAGCTACGGCGAGAGGGTTACGTGACGCTCGCCCAGTGGAGCTGTCTTCGCTACACTGTCTGCATGAAGAATGGTCGGCGGCCCCGCTCCATTGCAGTGAAGAGCTTGATGCTGGGCTACCGACACACCGAGCCGGTGTCTCCGTACTGGCGTCCTGAGACGCGTGCTGACTGCAGCAGAGTTCCTCGTCCTTGCCCCTACGTCGGGTGCCAGTACAACCTCTACCTGGACGTGCTTCGTAGTGGGTCGCTGAAGTACAACTTCCCGCATCTCGAACCCAGCCAGATGGTGGTGTCTTGCGTACTGGACATGGCAGAGGATGAGTGCGGCTGCACGTTGGAAGCGGTGGGCTCGGTGATGAACCTCACCAGAGAGCGGGTGAGGCAGATTGAAGCTCGAGCTCTGATGAAGCTGGAGCGGATGAACCCTCAGTTGAAAGAGTTCGTTCTGAACCGTCAGACTCCGTTAAGCCCCTCTGCTGAAGCGGCCGAGTCTGGATAACGCCCTTGCTGAACAAGGGCCTTTCAGGGGTACCTCCGAAATCGGTGACCATACATGTATGTTCTCCAAATCCGCTCCTTGAATTGGTCGGACCAGGGCTGCAAATAGAAATCCAGCATCTTTTCCCACTTCACTACGAGCTCTCTCGTTTGTTGTTCTCCTTCGGAGAACTTCCCGCCGGCGACAGAAAAAGTTTAGACGCCCCAGCAAGGGCCCTTAACGACCCTCCCAGAACTTTTTCTTCAGCGCCGGAGAAGTGGAGCTAGCGAATGATGCGTCCAGAGACACACCACCCGCTGCCCTCAGTCGACCGCCAGGCAGATGGCCTTGGCAGTCGCCAACACGTAGCCGCTTGCGCCGACTGAGCAGACCCAACCCTGAGCGGAGGCGTTGCCGCTGTCGATGTCCGACTGCGTGAGCGGGTAGCTCGTGCGTACGATGCCTCCTTGTCCAGCGTTGGTTAGGCACCCGCCGGTCAGCACGATGTCCCCAGCGTCACAGTAGACGAACAGGTTAGTCGTGTCATTTGAGACACCGGCGCTGTCGCTGCGCTCGTACAGCATGCTGGGGTCCACGACCCCGTCAGCGCCATCCACTCCTGGGGCTCCCGGAACGCCGGTGGCGCCACGCTCTCCTGGAACCCCCTGAGCGCCGGTGGCTCCGACAGGGCCAGCCGGACCGACTGACCCCGTCTCTCCACGCTCACCCCTTTCACCGGCAGGGCCGGCCGGGCCCTCGCTCCCCGAGGGGACGACAACGCTCTGGTCGCCACATGTGACGAGGGCGCCCGCTGGGTCGGGCTGGACGGTGCACGACGCCCCCGGCTCTCCCGCTGGCCCCGGCTCGCCAGGAGGCGCCGCCGGACACTCGAGCGTACAGGCCGCTGCGATTTCGTCGGGGGTGAGGTCCTGCAGCTCGGTGTAGCCGGTAGTCCCCGCAGACCCCGTAGCAGTTGGGTCCGGTGCAGGAGCAGGAGTACCGGACGACGGTAAAGGGCCGTAGCTCCCGTCGTTCGAGCAGCCCGCCAGGGCGAGCAGGGTTGCGACGATGAGGCCCAGCTTGTGCGTGGTCATGATGTCACCTCGTGATTGTAGTACCAATGCTGCGTGCGAGCACGTCAGCTTTTACTCTTTCCACTACTGTTATCCCCGAACGCCTCTCTGAATTGAGGGCTACGACGGCGGCCCCGAAGGGCCGTGGGAGTCGAACCCAGTAACAACGGCCATCTCCGTCACCACTACTTTTATCCCCGAAACGGTATAAGGATTGTGGACACCTTGTAGGGTTGAAGGAGGACGGATGGACAAGCCACTCTGGCGCTGCATTGGCGTCTTGAACGAGTCCACGGATTCGGTGGGCAAATCCCTCGAACGAGCGCTCAACAGGCTCGAGGATGAGGGCTACGATGTACGTGACCCTCTGCCCATCGGCGAGACCGGTCACTTCTTGGTGTACGGTAGGGTGCTACAGAAGACGAGGAGGAAACGTGGGGACAGTATGCCACCTTCCAGTCGCGGATAGACCGAAGTCGAGGACCCTGCGCCTGCACTTCACGGCCACAGACGCCGAGCTTCGGGATATCCTCATCTACATCTCAGAGCTGCTATCAGAAGAAGTGGGCCCGCACGCCATGAGCGAAGAGGTCAGCGACCTACTTGAAAGAGACGCTGACTCAGCCAGCTGATGCCTTCTTGCTTGTAGAACTGAGCTGAGCTACATCGAGGTTGTTCACCCCCATGAGGGGCCTGGTCAATTCAGCAGTGAGAAAAAGCCTCCCGCCTGCTTCGGCACGCGCAAGTGCTTGGGCGAAGACAGTGTGGCTGAGCGCTGTCGGGGTTGCGCAGCCCCAGTCCTGTCGGCATTTGTGAGCACTGCTCACACCCGTCGATTAACTCGCTTGGCCAGTCCCACTCATGGGGGTGAGCAAAGCCTTCTGCTCTTCCGGGATAAAAGCCGTGGACAGGAGGACACCATGAAAGAATCTCAGAAGCGAGCGCGTCAGGATGTGGTGGCAACTGCATTGAAGACATTGCTCGCCAACGAGGGCAGCGGGCTCACCCGCAAGACCTTCTTTTTACCGACTAGCTCGACTCCATCGGAGGCCGAGATTGAGGCGTGCAAGGGCAGGCGTTGGCAGAAGCCTGTTCTCGATAGGCTCGTGGACAAGGGCCTCTTGGTGGTGGCCAAGGTCGGAGACGATATGGGCTACGGCCCTGGCGACAGAACCCTCATCCGCAAAGTGCTTCGTGACTACGAGGATGATGGGCTGCTGCTCGCCTCTCTGGTCTTTCCCAACGAGGTTCGTGGGGTCGAGCTGCCCAGCGTTCGAGATGCTCTCGAAGAGGAAGAAGCTCTGACACGCCAGCATCAGGTGGACGACGTTTTGGACAAGGTCACTGATACCAAGGCGATGGATAAGATGGGCAAGGACCTTCAAGAGGCCATCGACAAGCACGGACCGGGTCTCGTGTTGGCTGATGCTCTGACCCGGTTCACCTTGGCTGTGAACGAGCAGCACACTACTGCTCGGGAGTCCTACAACAGACTCGTGCTGTCTATGGAGAGTATGGCCAAGGCGTACGGGGACCACACCAAAAGGATGGAGGCCATGCTCTCTGCACAGAGCGCCCGTACAGGTACGGTCGAGACCAAGGTGGGTGGGTACAACAAGCGCCTGGACGCTCTCGAGAAGCGTGAGCAGGAGCACACTGCTGCCATTCACCGGTTGGTCAACATCCTTCAGGAGTACCACGTTCGTGAGAAGACCAACGGTTCGGGCTTCGACGTCAGCGAGGTAGCAGAGAAGATGGCGGCTGCAGTGGCAGTAGAGGTGAAGCCCCTACTTGACGCCAACACCGAGAACTTCTCGAAGGTCACAGCGCTCATGTACGCCCTGCAGGGCAGCACCGAGACGCTGGCTGGTCACTTGAAATCGAAGGAGGCGGACAGGCTCTCTGACCTCAATCGTAGGTTGGAGGCACACATCAAGGACGGGCAGGAGTTGCAGGAACTTCTGTCTGAGGTATGGCTCAAGATGGATGGAGACAAGGATGGCCCAGCGACTGAGTGAGCTGGTCGCCCGCTACAAGCGAGAGTCAGACAAGCTCTCACAGCGGGAACTGGCCGAGCTGGAACGAGACATCTACGAAGCCTACTGCTTCGAGAACCCCAGGAGGCCGAGTGACGGCCCGTTCAGCCGTACTCACCGCAATACGCTGGTGGAGCTGCTGGGCATCACTTCCGGCTACGCAGACAACCGCCTCTACTTGCTGAGGTGTGGGCGAGCCGCAGAGCCTCTTTGGAAGCTTGTGGATGAGGGTAAGTACACCCTCTCTGCCGTGGTCATGCTGCTGCGCAATGCGCGCAAGGAGGCTCAGAGCAAAGGCGTCTCCCTGCCCGACGTGCTGGAGCGCATGTTGGCGGAGCCGAAGAAGCGCAAGTTCAACCGCAGCAATGGTTCTGCCAAGCCGCTCAATGCCCAGGACGCCAAGGACTTCGAGGAAGAGGCAGCCGAGTTGATTCGGGCCTACGTTGCTCGGAGAGCTGTCGACCTGGACGAGCTCGAGCGGGACATGCTGCTCACGAACTTCCTGGGCATGCTGCGCATCGCTCATGAGGAGTTTCGGGAGAGCCTGCAGCGGGAGCAGCGCAGCCTTCGTCAGCAACGACGAGAACGAGAAACGATTGGTAAGGCGCTGTTCCTACGCGCCTGTGAAGTCCTGAGCTTGGACCTGCCCTACGGCAAGGAGCTCAGTGACAAGAAGAGGGACTCGATATTGAAGCTGGTACGTAGGCGTAAAGCTGAGCGAGTCCGTGAATTGCATCCCGACCTCAACCCGGGTCAGACGACCACGAGTGAGGTCATCCAAGAGCTCAACGCTGCGAAGGAGGCGGGCGACCTCTTGGTGAAGTACTTCAGCCAAGGAGCAAGGTAATGGCATCACGCAAGCTGAACGGGGCGAGCACCAAGGACCTGCTTGCCAAGGTGGATATGGACCAGACAATCCCGCATCGTGCGGCCGACATCCTCAACGAGGCGGCCCGGCTGATGCCCAAGCGCTGCATAGACAAGCGCGACTTCGTCAAGATGGTGTTGGCACTGGGCCGGCGCCCGGCAGAGGACTCCAAGGACGTGGAGTTCTTCTTCAAGAGCAAGTGGGGTCGTGTGAAGGTCGTGCTCTACGAGAAGCACGGTCGTGCTGGCATCACCGTCCCGGGTAAGGGCGTGCGCGCCACTACCAGTGACGAGGATGCAGCCGGCACCGACCTGCGCGGAAAGGTCAGGCGCTTCAAGAGCGCTGCTGCTGGAGTGCGGCGCTCGGCAGAGCTGGTCAATCCGACCAAGGTCAAGAACCCCGAGCTGAAGAAGTTCGCGAAGGACGTCCACTCCTTCAAGAAGGTCATCAGCGAGGACGAGCTCGAGCGGCGCCTGCGTCTGCCCGACAAGACAGACTGAGCCGCCGTGAGGCGGTTTGGCCCACTCGGCTTGAGTGGGTGGAAGCGCGCTCTCAACCTCTCTTCGGGCGCGCTTCCTTTAGCTACAAGTTGGAGCTAGCGAAAACGAGCGGGTGTGCAACCCACTCGTTTCTGCTGTCAGGCGCGCTTCTTCCCCTTTTTGCTCACGGGCTTCTTAGGCATCGTCTTCACAAGGCCGGGCTTCTGCTTCAGAGTGGCCCTGTCCCTGCTGAAGTAGCGCACAGCCGGTTCATCGAGGAGCTTCCTGGGCTTGTTCCTCCCCTTGACTTTGGCCTTGCTGGCGTCTGATAGGCCCTGCCATCCTACCAGCGGAACTCCCTCCAGCTCCGCTTTCAGCGCACGAAGCACTGCCAGGATGTTGGCTTCCTGCGCCGCACCACCGACCATCTTCTTCCCGTTCTTTCTGTTGCCATACTGGAACCATTGGTTGAGGGTGTACATCGGAGTCCCAGGCTTGAGTTCACTGCCTTCGATTGCCGACTTGATGGCAGCGTGCACTCGCTTGGGGTTTCTCCACATCGCGTAGTAGACGGCGGCCCATACGCTGGGGGCTTTGCCTTCCTTCCCGACTTTGCAGTACAGGTTGTACAACCCTTGCAGGGCCAACATCTCTTCCTTGTACTTCCTCTCCGTCTTGGTGATGTCGTCTTGCAGAGCTCGTGCGCTCCACCCTTGGGTCAGCCTGTACAGGACGGAGAAGCACTCGGTGTAGTGCTTGGTCCAGCGTGTGGCGGCGTCCTTGTCCCCCATCATGGATAGGTGGTCAGCTATGGTCCGCTTGGTACCACCATCCAATCGAGCGACCTCCTTGGGGGACATGTTGAACACCACGAGGGCAGGAAACGCTGCCTTGGCCTTCACGGCAGCGTGCATGCGGTTCTGTCCATTCACGATGGTGCCGTCGTAGCCGCTGGCGATTGGGTCATGGGTGAAGACGAACTTGCCTTCCTTCATCTCCCTGGTCATGGAGTTGATTCCCGAGGGCTTCTTGCGCCGCTGATTCGGGTGCTGTTGCTGGAGACCAGCCAGACTCAACTCCAAGGGGATGACTGTCTCAAATGCGCAGGAACCGTCCTTGTACTGAGTGACGTACTTCACCTTCTTGAGGAGAGGCAGGAACGGTGTTGCGGCGCGTAGCAGTGCAGCGCTCAGGCTGCTAACCTTGATTTGCCTCATGATGCTTGTCCTTCCTTATGGGAAATTGGGGCAGCTGGCACAGTGCTTGAAGATGTAGTCTGCTGCCTCAGCGTGTGTTTTGACGCCGAGACGTTGCTTGATGACGGAGAGATGACGCTTCCACACATCTACGCGTGGAATGGTGTCCCTGAAGACGATACCTGCTGTGCCCGAACCTTTGGAGCCCTCTCTGCCCTGGGCCCGCTTCACCTTTTCCTTCAGCTCCATCAAGGGGAGGATGGCCGCCAGCTTCAGCCACTTCCTCGCATCCTTCAGGCTGTTGATGACCGGTTGGATGAGAACGAGTCGCTCGAAGCTTACTCGGGCGATGAGGTTCATCAAGCTCTTGTTGCGCGCACACTTGAGCTTGAGACCAAACTTCTCCCAGAGCACGATGCACGATGTCACCTCGTGGGCTTCCAGACACAGCTCCTTGAACGCCCACTCTTCGACGGACTCGTAGCCCCAGGCGATGTACAGCGTTCGCAGTCCTCCCTGGAACTGCATCACATCCACGCTGGCACTGTAGACCAGACGCGCGATGGTAAGGATTTTCTCCCTGTGGCGGTTGTGGGCTGCCACCTTCGCGTCCTTACGTACCTTGTCGGCTCTCGACTTGGTTAGTGTTGCCATCCGTATTCTCCTGACGTGCTGGTTCTTGACCGGTCCTCGGTCTTCTCTTTGCACTTCTCTTATCTCCGCAAACCTCTCCGCTTTGCGGCATAATGCTCCCGATGTCACAAGCTAGCCGTGAGCTGTACGTGATGCGGTTGGAGGGAGTCCTCTCCGCAACCGAGACTCAGACTGGACGCAAGCCAACCATTGACACATTCCCCATCCGCAAGTGTGATGCGGAGCGTCTGGTGAAGGACCGGAGTGTTCTGCTCGACAACATCATGGACAGCGGCATAGAGCCGTCGCTGCCCTACTGGCCGTGCGGGCCGGGGAAGGTCGTGAAGGTAGGATGAAGACAGCGGTCGTATCGTCGAAAGAGCTGGACCCGAAGAAGGGTCTGCGCGCCGAGAACTACATTGCAGGAGCAAGGAGTCGGAAGATTCCAGGCAAGGGCTCAAAGCACTACAAGGCAGTGCGCATCGCCATGAGGTTGGCTGAGGGATTGAACGTCAATTTCTTCTACCCACCCGAGGAGCAGCAGCTTGAGCTCTACAGGGCTGGCTTGCCCATGCCCGCACGCGCTTCTCTGCGGCTGTGGGAGGGCATGGACACCATCAACTACTGGGCTGGCGTCGTACACGCTTGGTCGAAGCGCAAGGGCTGGTGGAAGAAGCCCCAGGGTGACGTGGCCAAGAAGCTACTCATGCTCCACAGCGAAGTCGCAGAGATGACTGAGGACCTCAGGGTGACGGAGGAGAAGGACCTCAACATCATCAACTGGGAGTACGACAAGCACGGGCAGCTCAAGCCCATCGGCTTCGCCAGTGAGCTCGCCGACCTATTCATTCGCATGGCGGACCTGGCTGGCAAGCTCGACATTGACCTGTCTGCAGCTGTCGCCCTCAAGATGAGGTTCAACGAAGACCGGCCCTATCAACATGGAGGCAAGAAGCTGTGACCGAGAACAAGTCGTTCGGCGCCCCGTTCTGGTTCGTGGTGGTCTCGTTGGCCGTCGTCCTGCTGGCCATCGTCCCGATGGCCATGTGCAGAGGGGAGCCGCCGACGCCCGCTCCTGGGCCGTCAGTTCAGGTGGTAGAACCTGTCCCCTCCACGTCGGGCAGCGCCGAGCTGTTGGAGCCGGCTCCCGAGTCGACTGTCTTGCTCGAGCTCGAGGACGGCGATTGGGGTGGCCCTGGCGGGCAGGTGAAGCTGCAGCTCCGCTCTCGGGCGGCCACCGACGGTCCCTGGGACTGGCAGCCGTACCCGTGGGTGCTCATCCTGACGCCTGACGACCCCGAGGTCATGGAGGTGTGCGGCTTCTACCCTCAGCTCCACGATGGCTTCTGGCGCCAGGCTCACTGCCTGACGGGGGACCCGGGGCGCCCCCACGACTTGCGGCGCCTGCGGCTCTCTGTGACGCCCAGTGGGCTCCTGGAGGCTCAGCTGGGGGAGGACCGGCTCCTGCTCTCCATGGAGCGCATCGGGCAGCCGGAGAAGGCGCCCTGACCGAGGGCTGCGACGACACGTGTCGCTGACACAAGAGGCGCATACGGCTCAGATTCAGTAGCCTTCCCCCGCTCCCCCCAGCAGAGGGAACCAGATACGCGCGTTTCAGGGGAGCTGACACAACGGCCGCCCGTGGGCGCGGCGGCGTGCAAACATCCACAGGCCCAGGGCATAAGGCCCGGGGTCGGCTGACCAAGTTGGTCGGCCGGAAGGACGACGATGGAGATAGTGAACAAGGAGATGCGCATCTGGTGCGCAGACGAGAAGCAGCTCACGGCCGAGGTGGCGACGAAGCCGTATGTTCTGAAGCTTGAGCTGCCGGTGGGCGCCCAGTTCCTGGGGGCGTTCAACCTACCCAACCTGATGACCGTGCTTGGCTTCGGCCAAGGCGGCCCGCCTGGGTACGCGTTCTTGGTGGACCCGGAGGAGGACGCCACTTGCGTCCGCTACTTCGCTTCTCAGACAGCCGATGCGCCGTTCCTATGGAAGACGACTGAGGTGGAGTGCTGGAATCGCGGTCTGCTCACGCTGCTGGGAGTGCCGGTGGTGGTTCTGGAGTTGGTGTACGACATGTCTACGCCCGGCATTCAAGAAGCGCTGGAGCGGGGGCTCAAGATGAACGGAGTGGTCATCGATGGCGTGCGCTATCACACGCCTCCGTCACTGCTGAAGGCGGTGGCATCTGGTGGGGTGGATGACGAAGAAGCAGGCTAGTCACGACGACAGCGACGGACTTGTTGGTCAGGTAAATCTGGCTGACATCCCCTTCGTAGAAGTGGCTTGGTCTTCGATAGCCCAGCTCTCAGAGAAGAGTGACGCAGAGCTGCTTGGGATTCTGTCTCACTACGCCCCCGGCCTGTGGGAGCTGAGTACTCATCAGCAGCACCAGCTCATCGAGTACCTGCGAAATTGGCTGACGGCTCTTCGTGGAGCGGAGAGCGTGCGCACCGAGCTTTCCGAGAAGCTCTCCAGCGTGGCCGTGGAGCTGGCGCGTTTGCGCTACGTGGTGCGAGAGCTCGGTACGAAGATGTACGAGAAGGGCGCCTTCACCGAGCGCATCGAGCTTGATGACGACCTGGCCTTCGCTCTCTTCCGCGCAGCTAAGCCACTGATGCTCAAGCACACAGCTCGAGAGTTGGGTGGGTTCAAGGCACCAGAGGACATTGGGGACCACAGCCCGTTCAGGATGGGCAACAAGAGAGAGTTCGAGGCTGCTTTTGCCTCCGGGACTTCGGCGCTCGAGTGTATGGGCTTTCAGGTGGTGGGCACAGACATTGAGACGAAGAACGAGGTTGGGCCCAATACCGTCAGCTACGTACTGGTATTCGACTGTGAGCTCTTACCCACGCACGTCTCTCAGGTTGGACAACGCCCACAGCTCAACAAGGAGCAGCTCGAGGAGGCGGTGCGTGCTTACATGCCGTCTACTACGACGGTTTCCTGCAAGGTCAGAGTGACGCTGTGACTGGTAGACTGACGCATGTTCGAGTGGCGGCATCTGCTGAGTGGGAAGACCTTACGAATCTCCTGCCTTTACTATGGCCACACCTACTTGGGGTGCATCACGTATCCGAAGGGGCAGAGCTGCCGAGGCATTCCGTACGACCCGCAGAAGCCAAGCCGGGTTGTGTACACAGGGGGCTACGCTCAGGTAGCCGACAACATGGAAGGGCACGCCCGTGAACGACTTGAAGCTTTGGTTGGCAGACCTGCTACACGACCTGGCCTGGACGCTAGAGCGCTCAGCCATCAGCGAGACCCTGACGACGATATTCCGACGTCATAAGTCATCCGCAGCAGAGAAGATGCAGAGGTGGCTCGAGTTGCTACCTCCCGACGAACAACGACGTGTGCGAGCACACCTCAAGCACAGGCGACGAAAGCAAGCAGTCTACGGGGGTCCCAGGGATGAGCGACAAATCCACTGAGTTGCTGAGGAGGAAAGGGCGCAACGGTCCGCAGCGCCCTAGCTTCGAGGAGATTCACATGCGGATGGCGGGGTTGCTCGTAGGTAGGAGCACTTGCGCCCGCCTGAAGGTTGGTTGCGTCATCGCCAGCGCCGACTTCAGGAAGGTTTTGGCGATGGGCTACAACGGCAACGCTAGCGGTCTACCCAATCTCTGTGACAGCGAGGAGCCTGGCAAGTGCGGTTGCCTGCACGCTGAAGAGAATGCGGTCATCAACTGCGACTCGCCGAGGCACTGGCCCAAGATTGTGTTCTGTACCCACGAACCCTGCAAGATGTGCGCTAAGCGCCTGGTGAATCTGGGTGGGGTGCAGAAGGTCTACTACAACGAACCATACCGGCTCCATGAGGGGCTGGAGGTATTCAAGCTCGCTGGCATACCGTGCGAGCAGATGGAGATTCGCTGGTGACTGAAGAGAAGAAGCCTCCAAAGGGGCTGACAACGGAGCAAGAGCTTAGGCTGTGGCGAGAGCTCACCATGTTGCTGCCTCACAACTTCGAGGAGTGCAACAGCCCGCCGTGGTCCCAGATTGAGGACCACATCAAGAAGCTTGAAAAAGTGAAGGAAGCCTTCGACCGTGAGAGCGGCAAGGTAGCGGGCGAAGTTCTCAGGCAGCTCGAGAAGGACGGGAGCCGTGTGGTCGATAAGAGCGTCTACGACCAGATGCAGCGCATCGACTACTACGCCCGCAAGGTCTACAAGCAGCTCGAAGAGAACGCCAAGAACGAAGGGGTGTACAACACGCCTACGGGTTTGGAAGCCAAGCTGTGGGAGAACTTCGGCAGGGCGCTGTTTGACGGCACCTGGCAACCCCACGAAGTAAGTCCAGCCTCAACCCACGAGGAGGTCATGGCCAGCGACAACAAGGTCATCAAGGATGCGTACGAGGAGTCCAGGGTAGTAGGAGAGGTCGTCTCTGGTACTGGTGGCAGCTTGTACTACCGAGACAGGCGAAGTGGGCATACCTACAGCATCAAGAAGCTGGACATCGTGAATGACGAGGAGCCTGTCGAGACGATGTTCGGGAAGGAATTCCCTACCCCCAGGGCGGACTCGGCCCGGCCCGTGCTGAAGGTCAAGCAGGACTTCGTTCCCAAAACCGTCGAGTGGCCCAGTCCTCAGAAGCCCCTGGACAAGCTCGTCCAGAAGGCTCTGAACGTAGCTCGCTTGCCCGACATCTACATGACCCAGGACCAGCAGCTCGTGGACCGAACCATCGGTGAGCTGCGCAAGGCCGCTGGGGAGTACGAGGCAGAGCAGAAGAAGCAGGAGTCCTTCCCTGATGAGTGGTACGTGGAAGCCTGCGCCGGTGAAATAGTCGACAAGGCCGTGAAGGTGTACCGGGTCAGACCTATTCAATTTGGCCCGCAGACGCAGCCATTCTACCGAGCCATCCAGGACCTACTTGAGTCTGTCGAGGAGTTCGAGAGAGTACGTCGTGGGCGCATCATCGACGACGCGCACCACGAGAAGAAGAGCTCCGCACCCGAATCACCCGGCATGTTTCAGCGACTCATGTGCGCTGGGGGCAAGCACGAGCCCGAGGGCGAGAAGTACGCTCAGACGCCCTACTATGACCTAAGCCTGAAGGTGAATGGGTGGGCTGGGCACTTCAAAGTCAGGAAGTGCAAGCACTGCAAGTGCCTGTACGTGGAGGAGAAGTAACTGTCAGCTAGGGAGGCATCGTGGAATACATCGTGATGGTCGTTGGGCTCGTGCTGCTGCCGGTCTGTGGATGCAGTACAACATGCTCACCAAGCGACGGCCCTGGTAACTGTCAGACAGGGAGCCATGCGTAGCTACAGCACAACTCGTTTCACCCAATGCGAACAGGAGTTACTCGTCCAGGCGCAGACGCTAGTGGAAGCTGTCCCCTCGACCGTCGGGGAACAGGTGCGTTGCCACGAGCTTGCTCGCGCGGTCGCAACCATTCTGTCGCTTCCCGTGCAAGACGGAAGATTTGAGGCCGTTGAGCATTCATGGATATGGGCGAAGTCCGGCTGGGAGTACCACTCGGACTATCGGGATTTCTGTGGCGCTCCACCGATTCTGGACGTGTACGTGCCCGGCTGTCTGCCTCAAGTGCAGCTTGTGGACTGGTCGCATTGGGGGCTTCCCTACAAGCGGGTGTACGTGCCTGGAGAACTCCGCAACGACATAGACGATGAGATGTTGAAGCGGCTCGTCGCCATGATGGGCGACACCAAGTAACTGTCATTGCTAGAGGAGGAGACATGAGCGACGAGAATGAGCTGAAGTTCACCGACCCGGACCAGGGAATGATGAAGCTCAATCTGCGCCCCAAGGTGGTGCAGCGAGGAAAGTGCTCCACCGAAGTCTACGACAACGGTCAGGTGGTAGTACGCGAGGAGCACGAGCCCGACGAGGAGTTGGAGAAGACAGTGTGGGCTGACCAGCCAGTGTGTCTCTTCGACTTGTACAAGTACGGTAGTACCCCAGTCGAAGGTGCGTACAGGAAGGAAGACAAGGTGGCTTCAGTGCGCATCTGCAAACACTGTGGCTGCTTGTATGCGGAGAAGTCATGAAGCGCCGCAAGCGCTGCAGTTGGTGCAACGAGCTGATTGAGGTCGGCCAGGAGCTTCGCAGGAAGGATGCTGCCGACCTCACTCACTACTTCCACAAGAAGTGCTGGAAGGCACACTGTGATTGGTTGAACGAGATTAGTTCACGGAAGAAGAGACGATGAGCGAAGGGTACGAGTATCCCAACGAGGTCGAGGTGATAAGAGAGTCGGACTCCGGCAAAGCCCTCCTGGTCAAGGACGACGAGGGTGAGGAGTTTTGGGTGCCCAAGTCTCAGATTCACGAGGACAGCGAGGTCTTCAAAGTAGCTGGCAGCAACAGCTACGGGCGCCTCATCGTTACCGAATGGTTAGCGAAGGAGAAGGGTTGGTTGTGACAGACCAGAAGTTCATGCTTGCACAGGAGGCGGCCGAGGAGGTCGTACGCATTGAGCCCGACGGTAGGGTCTTTCTGTATGGTGAGCTCGTGGAGACTGACGAGCAGCGCCTTGCTGCGTTCTCGCTGATTGTCGACTGCAGTCGTGGCAATTACGAGCCGCATGGGTACAAGGACATCGTTGAGATTGAGGAGCCCGACCAGTGAAGAAGACCATCTGGTACATGGCCAAGCCTGGCGAAGAGCGGGACTACGCCATGACCAAGCCTCCGAATCCCTGGTGGGCCGAAGAGTGCAAGAAGCAGGGCTACGTCATCTTCTCGGTTGAAGTCGACCTGCCTTTGGGATGGGATAGTGCCGACCACGAGCTCAAGGGGCGCATTGCAGGAAGGGAGCTGCCGGAATGAAGAAGGTGACGTGGGAAGCCACGACTGAGCGCATGTACGTTCAGCTAGTGCAGGAAGTACCCGAGGAGAAAGACCTGACCATGTCCAACGGGATGATGGCCATGACTGATTCGTTTCCTACTTCCTACCTCATGATTGGCAAGCCGGGGTCCAAGGAGCGCACGCGTGTGGAGGGACCTGACGCCGAGCTGCTGCTTCTGGCGCTCGGCAAGGTGATGTCCATGAGGCCCGGGGCCGGGATGCATACTATGGGTCGCATTCCCATGCCGCCGGGTACTAGCCCCTTCGGCTCTGTAGGCTAGCAAAGTAGGCGGGGGCTGAGGTATAACAGGGGTGGAGTGAGAACCACTTCACTCTTTGGGCCTGAACTGGTTTCGACGTGGAGGAATCAAAGTAGTTGCGTGCAGGCGGTGCTCGACCCGCCTTGACCAATCGAGCAACGGCAGTTGCCAACGACAACGCCACCCCCGCTCTCGCAGTCGACAAGGCTGCGTGAGCCGTTCGCCTGGGTAGGAGCCCAAGTACCCCAGGGGACGTCATCAGAACATGGGTGGACAGCGGGAAAGACTGCTGACTCTCAGGAAAGACTGAGTGGTGGAGGTGCCTACCAACCCCCGAGGCGCCAATCGGTTGCTGGATGAACCAAAACCAATCGCCAGCTACGCACGTGAACGAGACTACTGAGTGAACTTCGCGGACCCGGGTTCGATTCCCGGCGGGTCCACCGGGTTCTGTCAGGTGTGGGTAAAGGAGGGGATGTAGCGCTCCCTCCCAGCAAACCTCGGGAAGTGGTGCACCACTTTCTGCTGTTAGGCTGCCTGACAGAGCACGAGACTTGTCCCCATCAGTCTCGCAGTATTCTGGTGGGGGCACGACGGAAGGTAGGAAACACGTCAGTTAGCTGCTGTCGCAAGCCCTACTGAAAGTGAGGTCGCTAGGAGGACATCCTGGAGAAGGCCCTGTAGGCAATTAGAGCTCAATGGTTCGCCCAGTCCTCGAAAGCCGACCTTCTCCCTGTTGTGTCGTACGGTGTACCTCGGGCCCCATCAACACAGGGTATGGTGTGGGCCCCAACTCTATCCCGGGTACTAGATACCCCGGTGGGTAGGTCAGCGAGACGCTCTTGGTAGCTGACCAACAACGGTTCTCTCTTTTGGGAGGCCGACAAGGAGCCGGGGGTCAGGTGAAGACGGTTAGCCTGACCACCGAACACCATGATGTGACCGCTCCCCAGCAGGGTTTGCACGCTTTCCCCACTGATGTTAGAAGTGTGCGCCCCCGACGTCCCGCAAGGCGTCGGGGGCACCAGCAGCGGGTTCGATGCGGCCTACCCCCCAAGGCTCACGGGCCCGCTGCCTTTTCTTAGCTCTCTGCTAGACTGGCGTCGTGGCCATCAGCGAAAAAGAGCAGGGCGAGGACAAAGCCCGAGAGGACTTTCACTTCGTTGAGCGTAGGGCAGTCAACAACGCCTACGCCGCCCTTGTGGGTCGGCAGTACACAGAGTCGCAGCAGGCGTTCACCTTCGAGGAGGCGTTGGACGCCCATATCGAAGCCATCGAGGGGAAGGATGACCCTCTGCATCCCAACGAGCTCAACCGGGTGAGGCGCATTCGCAACGAGCTCAATGCCGCTGTGGATGCCATCAAGGCGCTGCCTCCCGAAGCGTTCGTGCTCGAGGCCAGCGAAGAGGACGTCAACACCGAAGAGGTCCTCGAGGAGCGCACCGCCGCCAAGGAAGCGGCGAATGAGCAAGCCTTCGGCTCCTAGGGTATAAGCACCCCAGTATGACTACGTCTCTCTACTGGGAGAGTGCTCCTGACCCCGACGGGGACCATGAGGAGACAGAAGAAGAGCGGCGCAAGCGTTTCGACCGCAACATGGAGAACGCTGTGCACGCGATGCTGGTGTGGGCGGAGGAGGTGAGCAAGTCCAACGCTCAGCTCAGCAGGGCGCTGTCTGGTAAGGACGAGTATGGCACTCCTGACTACAACCCCGACAATCCGTTGGCCAAGATTGCGGACAAGTTGGGTGATATCGTCAACATGCTAGGTGGCTACGGTGGCACCAGTCCGTTCCAAGGTATCGAGACGGCCATCAGCGAAATCTCCGAGGCAGCTAACTCGGCCAAGACTGCGATGGACAAGACCTTGGGCAACGCCGCGCTCGATGCCCTACGCTCCGAGAATCAACGACTCACGCACTTACTGTTCCAGGTTCTTGGCAAGGACCTAGAGCGTTCGGATGAGCCGTTCATGACCGCCCTTCGCCGAGCGATGAGGGAAGCCGAGGAGTCTCCAGCCCAGTCGGAATCTCCTCCTGACCAAACCGATTGAAGCTGCCAACTTCAGCTACGCTCAGCCAGTTGTGCTCGCAACTCAGACAGCGGCACGAGTGAACCAGATTGACGCCGTCTTGGTAGAGGCGTTTGCACTCGCAGTTCCTATGTTCGCAGGCCACGCTGCATTGTACAATGAGCCATGGCAACTGCAGCAGACATCGGTTGGGGTTCTTACAGAAGCTACGAGGGTCCGTTCTACCGTGGCAAGGTACGTTACCACCTGCCTTCGAGGCCGACGGAAGAGGACAAGATTCTTGCCGTCATCACTGCAACGGAAGGCGGTCACTTGGACGCGTACAATGGCTACGACCGTTGCATCCGTACCAGTGGGCTAATTCAGTGGTGCGACCGCGCCCCTCAGCACAGTGTGGACGACATGCTCGGCAAGGTCGCCGAGGAGGACCGAAGTCTCATCCTTCCGGTGGACCAGCTGATGAAGACCACTGGCTACGAGTTCAAGAAGGGTAGCAATGGTAAGTGGAGGGCCCACAAGGGCGGGGTTCCCATCAACACGGCCGAGCTGCAGCGCCGCCTCTACTTCCTGAACAGCGATGGCAAGAAGGGTAACTGGGACACCGCCTCGAAGCAGCGGGCCAAGGAATGGGCTGCGGCAACCTCGACGGTCTGGGAGTTCACCGAAGCTCAGAAGGTCCAGCGGGCCTACACGGGCAAACGGCTGCTGAGCTTCGCTCTGCCCAAGGCGCGCCGCATCATCAACCAGGCGCCAGGTAATGGCGTCGGCAGGGCTTTCACGGCTGCCTACCTCAGCTTCGCCGCCAACAACCCCACCTGGGCCTGGCGCGCTCTGGAGGCCGCGCTCAAGGAGTGGAACGGCCGGCCGCTCTGGAATGAGCAGTGGCTCATCCACGCGTTGAAGAGCCTGACCTTCCATCCGAGCGTGGCCATCTACCCTCATCGGTACAAGGCCATCCGCCCGGTGCTCGAGCGGCTCTACGGGGTGCAGCTACCGGACTTCCCCAACGAGCTCAAGGCGTGGACGACCAAGCACAACTACAAGGGCTACATCACTACCCTGCGCCTGCAGGAGGCGCTCATCACCCTCGGCTACGACCTTGGGCCCGCCGGCGCCGACGACCGTTTCGGCAAGATGACCCGTGATGCCCTCCGAGAGTTCGAGGAAGACGCGGGCATTCCTGGGGCGTATCGGGATGGCTCGCCAGATGAGTTCACGGTACCCTCACTGGAGAAGGCGTTGGAGAAGCGGGGAGCTCAGCTCCTTTGGGAGAACGAGTGAGCCAGAAGGAATCTAGCGACATGCCGGGCTACATCGGAGTAGCTCAGGACGAGAACAAGTACTTGTCTGGTGGAGAGCCGGTGGTACGTCCGGGTGTGTACGTCGAGGAACTCCCGGCAAGCTTGGCAGCGCTGTCTGGGCTGCCTAAGGCGGACAATACTCTCAACAAGATGCTGAAGCAGGCTTACGACGGGAGCAATGTCGCTGCCTGGGAGGACAAGAAGATGGCCGCGCAGCAGAAGCTGGTAGAGCAGCTACGTGCCATCGAAGAGAAGAAGCTTCAGGAGGGCATCGCTAAGATGGTGGAGGAAGCGGTAGAGCGCAAAGATACGCTACTCGCTGCCACCAACGACGTCCTCGCTCGGCAGAACAAGCAGCTGCTTGAGCGGGAGCAGGGGCTACAAGACCAGGTCACCAAGCTATCGAAGCAACTTGATGAAGCACACGAGCGAATCTTCAAGCTCACTGACTTGGTGTACTCGAAGTGGATGAATGACGGACGACAAGAGGGACCTCCTGGAGGCCACGAACAAGGTTCTGCGCAAGAAGAACAGGGAACTTCAGAAGGCGCTGGACAACGAGACACTTCTTCGCACGGTACTTGAGCGCAATGAGGCGCTCCGCATTGCCAAGATGGAAGGCGTGGAGAATCGGTTCACCGGTCTCTTCTATGCCATCGAGGTTCTGGCAGCTGAGGTACCTAGCAACACACAAGCTGGGCGTCAGGCTAGAGCTCAGGCGCGTACATTGCTGTCCAAAAGGGGCGTGAAGCCGCCAGCGAGCCTCGGCGCTCCGAGAAAGTCCAAGCCGCGGAAGAAGCGGAAAACCAAGGCGAAGCGTGCTTCTAAGGCCAGCCGGCCAAAGAAGTCGAGTTGACAAGGGGAGCGCCCCGGGCACACTGAAGGTCGGAAGGCGTTCCCTTCGTCGGTCAGGCCCACCCGCTTCCCCATGTGCGGGTGGGCTTTCGTCTTTTTCTAGCTCCATGTCCGTGGTGATAGAATCGGCACATGGCGATTGACTTCCAGGTCGTCTATCCGCAGGAGTCTGTGCAGCTCAACAAGGTTGAGCTGACCAATGGGGCTGGCATCGACGCCCTCGACATCCGCGGTCAGGACTTCCGCTCTGTCGACGAGGTGCTCATCAACGATTTGCCCTCGCCCGATGTCATCGTGGTGAGCAAGAGTCAGCTTCTGGCTCAGCTCCCAGACCGTCTTCAGGGGGCACCGGGTCAGGTCAATACGGTGATGGTACTCTCGAAACGCCTGACGGTGAGCGAGCGCAGCATCATTCGATTCCGTATCAGCGATACCCCGGGGCGGGTTCGCGGTCTGCTCCGTCTCATCCAGCTCTTTCTGAAGACATTGTTCACCACCCCTGGTAGCGACATCTTCGACCAAGACGCTGGAGGTGGAGCGTTGAGGAAGGTCGGCGAGACGTTTGGGGCTGACGAGGGTGGAAACATCGTGAGCAGCTTTGTGGTTTCCGTGAATCAGACGGCTCGGCAAATTGTCGCTCGGCAGAGCCGTGACTCGAGCCTGCCGCTCGATGAACGGTTGATGTCCGCCCGTGTCATCCGAGCGAACTTCGACAAGAACCAGGGCGCATTGTTCATCGGTGTAGAGCTACTTTCCCAGGCGGGTCAGCAGGCCATCGCCAATATGGAGCTGTAATGGCAGTCAGAGACGTAGAAGCCTTCGTCCGTCAGCGCGCCGTCATCTACGACGGTAATCTGGATGTCACCCCAGGAGCGCCCTTCGACGTTCAAGTCATCCAGCCTCTGGTTCGTCGGTTGGGCCCAGACCCGTTCACCGTAGACCTGTCCACGTTCATCAATGCTCGGATGGCTCAGGCATACCCGGAGCTCGCCAGCAAAGACGGCGACACTATCACCGACTTGCTCAACAAGCCGGCCACGCTGCTCTGGGACCCGATTGTTCGGGAGAATACACGCGTAGCTCGCAACGCGTCTTTCGCCGACCCCAGCACACTGACTGATGAAGAAGCCGATGCGCTCGGCGCCAACTTCTTCTCTATCCGTCGTCGTGGCGCCCTATCGAGGGGCTTGGCCCGCATTCTGTTCGCCCAGCCGCAGAACGTTGCGGTGAGCCCGGTGAACTTCTTCACCTCTCGAGGCGGTCTGCACTTCTTCCCTCAGGAGACACAGAGCATTCGTACGGAGGAGATGCTCCTCAACGTGACAGAGGGAGGTCTCTACTACTTCGACGTCAACGCGGTCGCCGAGTCACCTGGCATCTCGTACAACATCGCCAAAGACAACCTCATCTCGGTGGCCAACGTGCCCTCGGCGGTGCAGGTGACCAATCCCCGTCGGTTCCGGTCTGGTGAGGTGGAGGAGACCGGACGGGAGTTCATCGAGCGTATTCGCCAAGAGATTGGCGAGCGCTCGTTGGTCACGCTTCGAGGCATCGCTGCCAAGACCGTGGATGCCTTCCCAGAGGTGAATCGCCTCAACGTAGTGGGCTTCAACGACGCTGAGATGCAGCGCGACATCATCGTGGGTGGCGGCCTCGGCTCCATCCAGGCTGCTGGTAATCAGGGCGTCATCATCTCCGACGGTACGGGAGCTGCGTTCAGCAGCTACTTCAACACCACCGAGGAGGACTTCTCTGCTCTCATCGGTAGCGTGGGCGCCACTTCCGGTTGGGTGCTCACTGTGTTCGACGCCCTCACGGGGTTGGATGTGGTCAAGGACCTCAGTGTGGTGCGCGTGGTGAGTGCAGATACCATCGAGGTTGACGGCCAGGAATTGGTCATTGGTACCAGCAGCGTACGCTGGACGCTACGACGACGTGAGCTGACGCTCAGCCACATCCCAGGCGGAATTCTGTTCCCCGAGGGGCTCGGTGAGACCACGGTGACGGTGCCAGACGACACCATTCACGTGGGCGGCTGCTACGACCTATACACACGTGGCTCGGACTTCGAGGAGTCGACTACGGTGTTCGAGTCGGTCGTCGATGACCTGCCAATTCTCAGTGGTACGCAAGCGTCCAACCCGGCCATCATCTCGCAGTTCATCCTCTTCGGTCTGCGCCAGGGAGTCGACTACGAAATTGGAGACGCCACCTACACGGCTCTGCAGAATGCCGCCCGCTTCAACTACTCCTTTCAGATGCAGGCCGGTCCCACCGCTGGGACGTACCGAATCATCGATGTGGACTTCGGTGCACCTGGTAGCGCAGTCGAGCTGACAGTCGACCCAACACCTCCGGTGCTGAGTGGTCTACTGCAACGTTGGCGTTTGTTCGATGAGCTCAACATCGACCTTCTCGAGCCGAAGGAGACTCGATACTCAGGCAGCGATTTGCAGACGGTGTTGGGCAGCGACATCGTAGAGACTGATTCTGGGGTGGACTTCGACGAGTATGGCGTGGCGGAAGGTGACGTCCTGCGCGTTGATGTCGGCGAGGACGCCGGCGACTACACGGTTGTGGCCGCCCCGCTCCCACCCACCAACAGCCGCCTACAACTCGACCGTCCTATGACTCGTACGGCCTCGGGGCTGTCGTTCAGCGTCTTCCGTTCTGGTGTTGGGGAGATTGTCCCTCCGTTCGTGCGCATCAAACAGATTGAGCTGCTCGACTCATCCTCGCAGCCTCTCGGCTCCATCGTTCCCTACGCCAAGCCAGTGGATGTACAGAGCCGCGCTTTCCAGAACCCAGCTCGTGGAGTGGACCACGAGTTTGGCGACGCTCGTCTGGGATTGGTCAGCGCTGAACTCACGAGCGTCACCATTGGAGCGGGCAACAACGGCCTCAAGTTCCTCATCGATGGCGCTGCGGTCAACATCACGCTAACCAATGGGACGTACGACCTGGATGGCATCGTCGCTGAGCTCAACACGCAGCTGTCTTCCTACTACCCGGAGATGGCGTTGGTCATCTCGGGCAGCCGGTTCGGTATCCGGCCCGTTGGGGAGAGCGGCTATGTGGTTCTGGTGGATGGTTCTGCCCGAACCGACTTGTTCGGAGATACTGAAGTACGCACCACCGGGGATGTTCGCTCAAGCGACGCTTCTAGTGAGGGTGGTTGGGGAAGCCTTGAGCCGGCTATCGACACCGTCAGTGGTTTGGACGTGATTCAGGTCCTCGATGGGTACAACATCGGCTTCTACTCCGCCCCGTTCGAGTTGGACCTCGACATGTCGAGCGTCTATCCGTCAACAGCCTCGACTGCTCTCATTGTGGGCACACCTCACCCAACGACGCCGCTGACGTTCGTTCCAGAGAAGACCTTTCAGCCACAGGCCAATCGCAGAGTGCAGATTGGTACGAGGTCCATCGGCTCGGCGCGCGTCTACTTCTTGGAGCCTACATCCTTCGAGGTCGACCAGGACAGCCGATTCTCTGCGACCAGCGAGGATGGGGGCACCATCTACTTCTTGCCAGACCCGACGCTGGACCATCAGCGCATCCCTCCGCTGCCAGAGGGAGATAGCCCCACCGACGGAGAGAGTGCCGCGGGTGGTTCGAGCTTCATCTCGTCCTCGCAGGACTTCACGACCGCCGGCATTCAGCCAGGGGACAAACTGGTCGTCGAGTACCACCCCATAGAGGGCTCGATAGTGCTCACCAACCCGGTATCCGACCTCGTGGGCAAGATACTGACCTTCGCTATCGACGACGGTCCAGACAAGGTACTGACCTTCATCCGTGATGACCTGTCCCTGGAGGCAGATGAGGTCTCGCAGCTTGGTGTGGTGAGCCAAATCAACGCCGCCGCCGGTCGTACCATCTGCAGCCTCGTCTCCAGCCGACTTCGGTTCGAGGGAGACTTTTCCATCATCATCCGCAAGGGCAGCAGTACGATTGTGCACGCCAATCCGTACATCCTTGGGGACGTGCAAGGGACGTCGCCGACTCAGAGCTTCTTGACGGATGACCAGAACAACCGGTCTCCTCACGCTGGTACCTACGGTATCTTGGTGGCCAGCGGCTCCAATCTGATAGTGGACGATGCCTTTATTTCGGCTACGCCATTCACGTCCCCGATTCAGGAGCAGACGTACAAGGTGCTCCGTTCGGGTGTGCAGCGCATAAGCACGACGGAGATGGCAGAGAACGAAGCTGAGGCAGACCTGTACTACTTCGACGTAGAGTTGGTGAGTGAAGGCGCTGGTGACTTCTGGAACATTGACGCTCAGCAGCAGCTGACTCCTACCGGCTACCGCTCTGACGGCTACTACCTCACCACCGACGATGAGAATCTGACTTTCTCACCTGTCGAGCGCCCGCGGCTGGTGATGTCCAGGAGCATCCTCGAAGAAGGTGTGGACGACGCTCCCGAGAACGCCACGCAGCTCACTGGGGCCAGCGTGCAGATTACCTATGACCGCTCGAGCCTGGTGACCGATATCCAGAACTTCGCAGCCTCTGAGGTAGAGCGAGTCGTGTGCTCCAGCCCACTCAGCAGGCATCTCATTCCACACTTCGTACGCTTCGACCTCGAATACACCGGTGGCTCGAAAGAAGACGTCGTGGTGCCCGAGCTCGAGAACTACATCACCCGTCTCTACCCGAATGACACGCTCGATGCGAGCGACCTGCAGAAGATTGTCACCGACCGAGGCGCCAACTATATCAGGAACCCGCTGGACCTCATCGCCGTAGTTCACAACATCGACCGCACCATCTGGGTGCAGCGCTCGCAGGACAACCTCTCTACTGGGAGACTGAGCGCCTTCATTCCAGACGTGCTCAACGTGCAGAGGAACACGACTGGATGAGTTCACTTCAGCTGGGGAGAGACCTCGACGGGAATCTTGGCGGGGCTGCCGCTCTCAACGACGAGACCGGTGTGCGGGTCTATGAGGCAGCGACAGCTCTGACAGCGCAGCAGCGCTCGGGGCAAGAGGTCGTCGGTCTCATGCGCCGTTCGACTGTCGAACTCCTTGTGCATCACCTCTCCACAGCGGGGGCATTTGCTCTTTTGGCGGTAAAATGCCTCTTGGCGATGTGTCTCACCAACGAGTTCGTCCTCGTAGCCCTCGATGGCCTTGGCGACCAGTCGTGGGTCCATCTCCTTGAAAACGCCCATCGAGAACTAGGGTAGCAGAATGGCGCTCAACGCACTCATCAAATTCGTTCAGGGTTCGAGTGTCGGCAACGGCAAGGCGCTCATCATCAGCGACAGCGCCGACGTGAACATCGGCGTCGTCGACAACGACCTCGTAGCGAGCTGGCGCATCGAGCTGTTGTGCGGACCTCCCGGTTCCCCCTCCTACACTCGCCTTCCAGGAGACCCGCTGGTACTTGGCCAGCAGGCCAATAGCGATACGCCGAGCTACAACTTGACCCCGGACGTTGGTTACCCGGGCTGCTACCGCATCCGCGTCACCACCTACCCGGAAGTCGATTATGGCGGTGTGCCCAGCGTGGACATCCGCAACGTCTGCGTGCTCACCCCGAATCTGTTCTTCGTGCTACCTCCGTACCAGGAGCTTCCCGAGCCTCTGCCGCTGGTAGGTGCAGGCGCCCAGCCAGACGAACTCAACTTCGACTCACAGCCCTACGGTTGGATTGGTGACGCCAACGCCAGCCGCAAGTTGCTCAATCGCGCGCTGCTCGAGATGGATAGCTTCCTCTCTGGAGGAGGGAGCATCGACTGGCAAGACAGCGTACTCGAGCGGAGGAGTGCGCCACCGGTGTCCCCACCGACTGGCGGCCGGTACATCATCATCGCCACTGCTACAGGTGCGTGGTCTGGACACGAGGACAAGATTGTCGAGTGGAATGGTTCCTCTTGGGAGTTCACGGACCCCGACATTGGTATGACGACCTACGTTGAGGACGTCAAGAAGCAGTACACCTACAACGGCACGGCGTGGGTGGTGACCGGAACTGGGTCTGGACTGGTGGGTCCCACGACTCCTGGGCAGGATGACCAGCTCTGCTTTGCCAACGCTGGTGTGCAGGATTACACGGCGGGCATCAAGGTGCTCAACGTTGGCAGCGCAGAAGATGGTCTGGAGCTGTCTCGTGTGCAGGCACCTAGTGCAGGCACGCTCACGCTGGCTGTAGCAGCAACAGCTTTCATGCTTTTGGGGTCTACGTCGGTCGCAAGTCTACCTGCGTCGGATGAGGACCAGCTGGCGTACGACTCCGGTTCCGGGGAGGTGGTGTGGTGGAGACATCCGTGGACGGATGTCACCACACCCAGTTACGGCACCGCGTACGGATTGGTCTACGCAAATGCCACGCCGGATGACCTGTCCTACTCCAGCACCATCACCGTTCAGAATGGTGGTGGAGTGTTGGCGTGGACCGGCACCACCAGCTACGCAAGCAAGCTCAACTTCGGTCCGGGCAGCACAATCATCGGTGCGGAGGACTCGAGCAACAACAACACCTGGCTGTTTCGGTGGGGGACAGTCACATCTGACGTGCTCACCATCGGCGACGACAACTACGCTGCGGGCGTAGAGTACCGTGTTGGCACAGGGGGTGAGCATGTCTTCTACTACATTGGCAGCGAGGCGGTGGCCATCGGGTATGGAGTAGGTGGCTACGTCCGCTTCTCCAAGGCCGAAGGCCGCATCTACATGGATGCGCAGACCGATGATGTGACCACTAATGAACTAGGCATCTACGGTCAGTCTGCTGGTTCAGGTTCCGTCGGTGATATCGATGGCGGGGACATCGGTATCTACCTCGGGCAGGGAGTCAACTCTGGCGATGACGGTGCCGTGGTCTTCTACGACCTCTCTACCGAGTTCTTCCGCATCGACAACCTCGGTTCGCCCCGCCTCGTTTTCCCGTTTGGGGACTTCCACATCTTCATCCCTGGTCCCAACGTAGACTTTGCTGCGTTCGACTCTGGTACAGGCGTTGCCAGCTTTGGCAACACCACTACCGGCAATACCGAAGTCGTTGGTTCGGGTCTCGTCAAGCTATCAACCGGCGGCGGCTCACTGGATTACGTCGGTAGTGGACTGCAGTTCACGTATAGCAGCGGAGTCTTCATTAGCGCAGCAGCCCACGCCAGCGCCGCAGGTGACTACATCAGGATTCTGGGGCAGAGTGGCGCTAGCGGCTTTGGCGGAGGTGTTGTTGAGCTGGTTGGTGGTGCTGGTGTAGGGACAGACCAGCCTGCTGGAGGTGTTGGGCTCTACACAGGTACGCGTACTGGTACGGGAAGCTGGAACACCGTCGCTGCGTACAGCGGGTTCCCCGGGGCGGATACGCTGCTCGGTGAGTTCGGCAACGATACCAACGGCGAGTACCTAGCGCTGGGTTCGGCTGACCAAGCCGAGGATGGACTTCTGCGTCTTCCCATCGATGGCGCCATCATGGGCCGAGTCGGAGCTGGCAACACGCGCAACATGATGGTGATGACGTCAGCCTCCGCATTGGTGATAGGCGACGTCGCCGGGTATTCACACACCGAAATTCGTACGACGGGTGGTGGTATCCGCATCAAGGATTCCAACACGGGTAGCGGCGACCTCACGTATGGTGAGTTGGCCTCCAACCGCTTCTCCATGTATGGGGATAATGGTGACGGGGTCATCGCCCAGAATGCTCGAACTACGGATGGGGACGGCTATAACATCGCCATCCAGGCACAGGATGGCGTAGATGCAGGAGCGGTAGACCGTAGAGGCGGTGGCATCTACGCGAGGACCGGGGCCCCCGCCAACGCTGGTGATGGCGGACCGTTCTGGGTCGAGATTGGCCAGTCAGGTTCGGATGTCGAGGTCTTCAGGCTAGGGCAGGACACCGTGACCAGTATGGGTTCGGTCGCCGATGGTGACACGCTCACCTATGATGACACCAACGGTGAGGCGGTTTGGGTCAGGCACCCGTGGACTGACATCACTGTCCCGTACTCATACCAATCGGCCTACGGCTCATTGGTGTTCGTCAACGCCTCCTCTGACCCAGACGACCTGGACTATGCGAACCTCGTGTGGGCGACCGATGCGGTCATTGGGTTCTACGCTAGTGTCAGCGGAAACGCTCACGGTCTACGCGGCCAGAACGTCAGCACCCTGTACAACCTGCTGAACTTCGATGCCTCCGGCTTGCGGATGGATATCGGTGGTGACCATCCCAGCGACGTATCGAGCACAATCACGTCACTCTACCTGACTGCTTCCACGCTGATACGGCTCATCTCAGAAAGCTACGTTCAGTACGACGCTGACAGTGAGACTGGATACCATCTGTTCAATGTGGATGGCGAAGAGATAGTACGCATCAACGATGCTCTGGTGGTCTCCGCTCCAATCGAAATGGGCACGGCTAGCATTGCTGAAGTCAGCTCGGACCTGGTCTACAACGTAGCTACCAGCCAGGCACATATCTTCAAGGTGAACAGCGTCGAGGTAGCGCGTTTCGACTCTGGTTCCAGCCCACGCTTGTTGTTTGCTGACATCGGTACCGACGGTGAGCACACCATCATCCAGGTTGATATCGATGGCGACCTAGTCAACGTAGTGATGGCAATCGAGGACGAAGGCGATAAGAAGTTGGCCTTCGGCAGTGAGGACTACACCTCCTATTTTCTCGGCGCTCGCGTTACCGTTTTTGGTAGCACCGGCTTGGAGATTGGCTCCAACGACTCGATGAGTCTGAGCAGTACTGATTTGATGGAACTGAGTTCCGAGTCCGAAATCGACCTGAACTTCGGCAGCGGCTCGGGCTTCGTAATTCAAGAAGATTATTCAGGGTTGCTGCGCATAGACGGTCAGGGAACTGGCAGTCTTCCTCATCTGTCATGGAGCAACAGCGCTGTCTACGAGGTGCCTGAAGATAAGGCTCACATCTTTGAGGTGGACGGTGTCGAGGTGGGTAGGTTCGATGCAGGGGGCAGCAGCCGACTGAAGCTCCCAGCGTATGACGACGTGCTCCAGTTCGGCCCTGATGCAAGCGCTGCGCCTAGTGGAAACATCCGAGCAGGTACATCATTCTACCTTCGCAACTACTACGGTGGCCATGAGGCGGATGTTCTGGGAGTCGCTAGCGGGAACATCTCGTTGGGTGACGCTGATTACTCGTCGCTAATTTTCAACTACGCTGGCACCTTCGACATCTACAACGGGGCTACACGACGACTGAGAATTAGCAGTACAGGGTACAACTTCGATATCGATACTGGTGACAGCTGGACCTTCGATATCAATGGAAGTCAGGTAGCTGAGCTCAAGGCTTTTGGCTGGTATCTTGAAAACGACATGTCCTTCTTCATCCATGACGGTACAAGTTCCTACTTACGCGTCATGAATGTGAACTCCCTGGGATGGGTCCAGATTGGCGTGGCCACGGCCACCAAGACTTTCGTCTTCGGCACCGAGTTCTGGATTAACTGCGGCGGTGACGTACTCAAGGTTACTACGACCACCTGGGAGTGGCAGCGCCAGACAGTAGCTTGGAAGGCAGCGCCAGCAGGCGGAGACCCCATCCTTACCCAGTACCAGAACACCGACGGCAGCCCTGGCGACACCATGCTTATACAAGCTCAGCAGGGCGGCTCCGGAGGCGTTACCGCTGGTGGTAAGTTGCAGTTGGCGGGGGGTCTCGGGAACAGCGGTGGAGTTACTGGCGCAGTGGAGGTGCTTAGCGGGACCACAAAGCGCTTTGAGGTTGGGGCTACTGGTATCGCCTTCTTCGCCGGGAACCAGATAGCTCAGCAGTCCATCGTCAAGCTTACGGACAGCACCGGTGGAAGTACGGACGATACAGTTTCGGATGTCGGAGCTAGTTTCAACCAGGCTACTTTGAACAACAACTTCGCCGAGCTCACTACCAAGTTGAATAGCCTACTCGACAAGTTGGGCGGTGCTAGCGGCTACAACCTTCTTTCAGTTTCCTGATAGGAGATGACATGACTGACTATGCACACAAGGACAACAACACCATCACTCTCACCCTTGAGGTGACTGACCTCACCATGGACCTCTACCGTGACGTCGAAACGAATGACATCATGGCAAGGATGAACGTGACGGTGTCCATCTCTGGGGGCTACAAGAAGCGCCTGTCGATGGAGGGCAAGGTTGAAGACTTCATGGACGCTGGGCAGTTCACTACCTGGAAGCAGCTTACGGCTCTCGTCAAGAATGGTTTGCTCGCCCAGAAGTTCGATACGGTATGACCCCCAAAGAGGTCTACATCGTCGTCCCTACCTGCCGACCTCGGTTCGTGCAGAACGTGCTGGACAACTTCAACCGGCAGCGCTTCTCCGAGCGCAAGCTGGTGGTGGTGGAGAACGGTCCGGCCGTAGGCGCCTACGCCCGCTTTGCTGATGTAATCATTTCCTGCGCGCAGAATGTTGGAGTGGCTAGAGAGATGGGTGTGGCCGCCGTGAGAGAGCGTGGTGGGTACGTCGTCTTCATGGATGATGATGACTACTACGGTCCTGACTACATCACCGAAGTGGTCGAATACGCTCGGAGGGGGCAGGTGACCGCAAAGGCCAACTACTTCGTGAACGACACGGTCTCGGGGCAGCTCCGACTATTCAAATGGGCTGAGGAGGATTCTTGGGTGGAGTTGGTGCACGGCGCCACTCTGAGCTTCTGGGCTGACGAGGCAGCGGAGTTCCTACCTGTCCGCCGTTGGGGCGAGGACCTGGACTGGTTGAGCCGGATGAAGAAGGCCGGGAAGAGCGTCTACTCCACCAGCCGGTACAACTACATGTGCGTCCGCTACAGTGCGGGCCATCGTCACTCCTGGCCCTGCAACAGTCGGACCATGGTCAACTCCTGCAAGGGCCCGGTCTACAACCTTGGGGAGGTCGACCCCTACGTAATAGACGGTCGCAAACCGTGCCCGGATGGTGTACTTCTCAACGAAGGCCGTGTGGGTCCACAAATGCCAGGAGTACAACCATGAGTGAGAAGAAGCAGAAGGTTCGTCGCGTCTTCATTCCCGCCAAGGAGGCTGAGATTCCCCTGCTTGCAGGTAGAGAGGACGGACCTCGGCAGAAGTATCCGTATGCCTACTTCATTGAGTGGGCGTTGAACACCGGCAAGGCGCTCAACAGCAATGCACAGGGAGCGCGGATGCAGGTTCATATCGACACTGCTTTCCGCAGCCCGCGAGAGAACGGTGAGGGCAAGTACTTCGACCTCGAGCAGAAGCCACAGCCGCAGTGGCAGGCGCTCAAGGAGGCTGTGGAGAACCCCGGTGAGAAGGGGTACCCCATTCCTGGGCGGTACTTGCTCGACTACATCGACTCCATCGCGGAGGCGGAAGAGGTGGAGCTCGAGGAGTAGTTCATGGGCGTAGGCGGGTACGGCGGAGGTCCTGCGGGCAGAGTTCCGTGGGGAGGTGCGGGCACAGGTCCAGGCGAAGGTGCCTTCGAGACTCTTCCGTACACGAGCTCGTGGAACATCTTCGACCTGCAGCCCGACGACATGGACCGGGTTGCTGTCTTCTACGAAGTCAGCACCAGTGGCAGCAGCTCGGGCTACGTCGTCGGCTCGTGGAGTCTGATTAGCGGAGGTGCGTACCCTCCGACTGAGCAGGACCTCACCATCACCGGCGTTACCGTACCAGCCACTTTCACCATCGAATATCGCGTCAACTTCAAGATGCTGCCGGACAACTTCAGCAGTACAGAAGATGACCACATCTACTTGAGCGCCACGGATATTCAGGGCCCATGCTTCGGGCTCTTCGTGTCCAAAGCTGGTCTTCGCTACACCGGCTCTGTTCACATCGACCTCGGTACTGGAGACCTCATCACCGACCATCCGGTGCAGGACCTGCCGGGCAGCGCCACCTACATCGAAGAGGATGTACCGTTCGTCATCCGTGCCGTGGTCGACGGCCCCAACGAGCTCGTCTACCTGTTCGTCACTCGCGAGGATGAGCTTGCTACGACTGGGCACGTTCTGCGCGCCCTGCTACCTACCATCGATGCATCGACAGCCACCTATCCGCCAGTGGAGCGCGTGCTCATCCTGGTGCGGGGTACGGTGGCCGACCAGCGTTGGGCAGAGCTCACCTCCTACCACTTCTCTCAGAGCCTGCTCATCCCCAACCTGGCTCCTCGAGCGGACGCCGGTATCGACCAGGCCGTGCGCGCCTGTTCCATCATCCAGCTCGATGGTTCGGCCAGCTTCGACCCGGAAGGTGAGCCCATCACCTACGAGTGGAGGCTCATCGATGGGCCCACACCGAGCGAGTTCGTCTTCGAGGGAAACGACGGCTCGACCAGCCCTCTGCCAACCCCCACCGGGTTCACCGACGAGTTCTACTCCGAGGAGCTGAAGGACGAGAACGCACTCGAGCCGATTCAGACAGGAGACGTCATCACGGTGGGTGGTGTCTCCTACACCATCGACACTATCGTAGGAGGCCCGCCATTCCACGTTGTCGTGGAGCTACCTCAGATTCCCGACAATCTCTCGCTGGCTCCGTTCAAGCTGCTGCGACAGTCGGGCATCAGCGGCCCCACGTCGGTGAAGCCGACCTTCTACCCTGACGCGCCAGGCTTCTACGTCTTCGACCTCAGAGTGCACGATGGCGTACTCTGGAGTACGCCGAGTGGGTTGAATCGGGACATCGTCCTGGTCAACGTACTTGAGTCCCCTCTGCCTCGTGGATGCGTACCGGACCTCCGATTCGTCTTCAACTACCTCAGCGATTTCTGGTCGTTGGTCGAGGGGCGCGAACAGATTGCGACCTTCTGGAGCTCGCTGGCGCAGGTGGCTGCCACCGAGCTCATGACGCTCTGGCAGCACGAATACAACAAGAGCCACCGGGACATCCAGCGCACCTTCATACGACGGTGGTTGCACTACGACACGCTGCTGGGCGAGCCCATTCCCGAGCTCACCAGGATACGGGCCATCTGGGGCGGTGTGACCTCGAGCGCGATGAGCGGCCCCACGGCAGGTATCAGCGGCACGACGCTCGTGGTGTCTTCGCCCCTGCTCGACGAGGACGTGACCATCACGGTCAGCTACCCGGACCCTGTGCCGCCGGAGTACCTGGCTCTGGAGCTCGGCAACCGACTCAGGGACCGGGCGGACAGCCGGTTCAGCGTCACCGTCATCGAGGACCGTACGAGCGGCGACAGCTACGTTCGCATCGACGCTCCCTTCCCCTTCACCATCGGGGCCGGGACCATCCCCGTGTTCACCACGGGCGACGAGGGGCGCGCCCCCAGCGGCTCTGCCGGCTCCTCCACGGCTACCAGGACCTACAAGGTGGAGCGGTCCCTGGCTGGCCTGGGGCTGCAGGAGGACGACCTCCTGGTCTTGGATGGGGTGGCCTACCGTATTGCCCGGTTGCTGGACGAGCCCACCGACGACCTGGCCTACCAGCGCGTGGTGGTGAAGAGGGATTTGCCTGCTTCCCCCTCATCCGACTGGCGCATTTCGGGTTACATCACCTCGGAATTGTTGGACTTTTACGCCGGCCTGGTCACGGAGGGTGACCACGTCGACCTCGAGGTGGTCGAGGCCGGAGTCGAGAACGCGCCCAGCGCCGAACGTGTGGAGCTGGTGGCGTGCACTGCCTGGGGAGTCGCGGAGACCAAGCCCTCGGCCCTCGCCATGGACTTCTGGCCTGTGGGCGAGCAGTTGGCCGACGAAGACCTCGAGGTACGCCTGGCACGCGTGGTGCGCCGTTCCTACATCCCGGTCGACGAGCTCGTCACCGACGTTCCTACGCTGCAGGAGTTCATCGAGATTGAGGACGACACGGCGACGCTCAGGCGCAATGTCGACTTCTACATCGAAGAGTTCCGAGGACAGAACTCCATCCGCTTCGTGTCAGGGCAGGGTGGAGGCTACGACGTCTTCGAGGGAGCGCGTCCGCCCAACCGCCTTTGGGCCGAGTACACCTACATCGACAACGCTCCGGTCATCGAGGCCAACTTCGGGCTGCCGGTGGAGCTCACTCGAGACCAGCTCGCCGAGCTGCCCGGTACGGTCGACTACCTCAGCGCTGTGCGCGGTCTCTGGTACGCGTACTACAACGGTCCAACCCTCTACAACCTGCGGGTTGGCGCCCAGATTCTGTTGGGTCTGCCCTTCGCCGAGCAGGCTGGGACCATCGAGGAGATTCGAGAGGACTTCCTCAGCAAGCAGGCCCGTATGCTTATTCGGGATGAGGACCGCACGGAGATTGTGCGCTCCTACACTTACCCGAAGGCGCTCGAGCGGGAGGTCAATCCAGCGACGGGTGAACGCTATGCTGTGGGCGACAGGGTGGAGAAGTTTGCCCCGTTGGTGGAGGGCGTAGAGGTCATTGACTACATCAAGGACCCGGATTGGTTCCTCGGACTCTTGAACCAAGGCACGTTCTACGAGGTCGAGAAGCTGCACAAGTTCTTGGTGCGGGTGAGCGATGAAGCATTCAACTTGAGCGCTTTGCTGTTCGTCCAGAACTTCATCCGCAAGGTGAAGCCGACCTATACGTACCCACTCTTCCTCGTTCAGAAGAACGTAGCGGACACCGAAATCAGCGTGGTCGACGAGGTGGAATACTCCGGGTCGCTGCGTTTGTTCGACTCCCTCTGCCGTGGTCGATTGGGTGCCTCTACCATCTTCGATGAGCCGAGAGCTGGGCGTACCAACATCAGCACGCCTCACATGGGCATCCGCAACCGGTTCGATAGCGACGACGACCCGGACAACGCTGACCCGACGTTTCCGACCCCTGACCCTGTGGCTTGGGGCTATGACAAGGAGTACCTGTGCCCCCATGACGGTCTCACTGCCGAAGCGTCACAGTACTTCGCCGCTCCCTTCACCATTCAGTACGATTCCGTGTTCGCCTTCGACCAGGGAGCTAAGGAGCCGCTCAACTACAGTGATACGGGAGCGCCTTTCACCATCCCAGTCTCGCCTGGCTACACCGTCGATGCGGGGAAGGTGCTGACCAATACGGGCACCATCACTACGCTGCGCCTGGCCTTCATTGGCTCGCCTGGTGCTGCAGTGACCACAGAGGGCTCTACCGCTCTGTCTACGGTGCAGGCGGCGGCTGCCGACGAGACCTTCGACATCTCTGTTGACGGCAACTTCCTAACGGTGAGCCTCGGCACCGCAGGGGTGGACCATACTGACGTCACTACCTTCCTGGCATTCATCAACGACCAGCTGCAGCCAGCCTCTCCTCCACCGGGCTTCAACCCCATCGCTGCAGTGGCCAGCCAGGGCTCGAGCGGCATCGTCTTCACCAGCGATAGCATCCTGGCTGATACCTACATCGAGCTGGCTGAGAATGCCGGAGGGCTAGCGCTGCTCGGTTGTACGGCCGCCTTCTACACAGCTCCTACGGACTACAAGCTCGACGTAGTGCGCAACACTACGGTGGAGCAGACTATCGACCTTGAGCTCAAGAACAACACCGAGACGGTGCAGTCGCTGAGCATCTCGGCTACTGGGGGTGACACCATCTACTTGCGCGTCTATGTAGCTTCTGGTGGGTCGAGGACCCCTGCCTGGACGCAGATTCTGGGGCAGGTAGTCTTGAACGACGGCACGGTGTGGAAGTTCGATACTGGTCAGCCTGACTACTCGGGCTGGCCTGGCTCGGCGCCTGCGGCACTACCCGCCGGTACCTACTACCACGTGCGGGAGCTGGTGCCGTGACGCCGAACGTAGAGATTCGCCACTACCGGCGGGGCAAGCTGGTCTCTGAGCAGCACATCCACAACACCTGGGTGTACCGAGCGCGGGTGTACCTGGCCAAGCTCGTCAGTGCCCACGACTGGCCCCCGTCCGCGTTCTACCAGAGTACAGAGCGCGTCAAGTATATGGGGCTCGGTATCGGCGGAGTGCATCAGAGTCCGCTGTCCACGGGCGCTCCGCTGTCCAGCGACTATCCGCCCGGTTCAGATGCGCAGTACGCTGCGGCCGGTCACGTCACTGATGGCGATGGCTACAGGCACGACTGGCCGGAGCATCCACGGCTGACCGACCCCAATCCAGACCCCATTCTGAAACCGTACACCAATCAGCTCATCCAGACGATGGAGCGGCCGGTGCGTAAGACTGGCACGGCTGGCACAGACTACGACAGCGCGCCCGGTACGGATGTGTGGCTGCTCGGCCCGCCAGAGGTCTGGTTCACTCACCAGCAGCCTTCCGAGCTCACCGTTCACGCTTCGGTGGATGGTAGTAGCGACTACTTGCTGAGCGGTTACACGGTTGTGCCCATCACGGAGGCGGCTCTGTTCACTGACGCAGCTGATGTGAATGCTCCATACAACCTTCTAGTTGCGTACCTGACCTTTGATACAATCCTTCTCGACGCCAACTCGCTCGTCGAGTTCATCTGGCATGTAAGGTTCGCCCCATGAAGTTCAGCTACCTCTCTGACATCGAAGTCAAGCAGAATGTGCTCATCACGGTGCGCGAACGTGGCAAGCTGGTCACGGTGCGTGAGGGGCACAACATCTTCGTGGACACCGGCCGTGAGTGGATTGCCAAGCTCATCGCATACGCTTCGTTCTCTCCAGATACCTACGAGGAGGACAACCGGGTTCGGTATATGGGGTTCGGCATCGGCGGCTCCAGCCAGATTGCTCCGGCTGTGGCTGATGCCTCGCCCATCGGAGGTTCGGGCGACCCGTACGAGGCCAACAGCTACCCGGGTGTTGGTGCCTACAACCAAACCGATACCGACCCTACGGTGTTCACCGTCGAGCGCCCGGTACGAATCCTGGGCTCTGCCGCCAACTATCCCGGTATCGCTGGCGACCAATGGATTGGCCAGATTCAAGCGCCTCCCGACCACGCCGTGGCCACGGAGACGACGTTCAGGCGCCACTTCACCCAGGACGAAATCAGCTACGGGGCCTTCACCTCGGTGCCGTTGTCTGAGATTGGGTTGTTCACCAATGCGGCCGACCCGGTCAATCCGCTCAATACGCTCATCGCGTACGACACATTCGACACCCTCAGCAAGACGCCCGCCTTCGACATCGAGGTGGTTTGGACACTGCGTTTCTAGGAGCTCGGCATGGGCAACTTCCACCGTTTCGTAGACCCCAGCTACCACCTGTTCGCCGGTGAGTCCTTCCCGGGTTCGCCGGGAGGTACGGGCACTGTCGGTGCACACACCTACGACCGCATCAACGTCATCAGTGGCGGCACTGGCGCTAGCGGTAGTGCCAACGCTGACGCACAGAAGAGTGCAGCAGGCCCTAACCAGTACACCTACTTCGTCGCCTTTGGCGAGGATGCAACTTCCTCAGACGCCAATCGTGGCATGCGGGCCCTGGCGGAGAACTGCGATGTCATCGACGACATCTTGCGCGGAGCCTTGCCACGTTTGCTGCAGACACCTTTCGAGGATACGGCAGTCGGTACGGTGTCGTACGCCGACATCACCGATGACGTATTCGTCAGTGACAACGGCGATACCACGAGAAGTCCGGCGGAGTTGGCCGTAGTCACAGACGGCAACGACAATCAGCTGGAGGTCGGCGGCACGGCGGTGGTGGTGACCGGCATCCAGCAGACCGGTGGAGGCGCGAGTGTCATCGGTACGGCGGCCGACGGCTTCTACACCGACCCGAGAATCACCTTCTCCCCCGGTATCCCCAACGGGACTACATACCGCATCTACTACGGCGAGCGTAGCAGCCTGGGGCGTAAGGTGGAGGCTGACAAACTCAGCTTCCTCGACACCCAGCTCAGTGACATACGAAATGCCTCGCTCGAAGAGAAGGTGTGGGCACAAGGTCTCAACGAGAAGTATCGGCGCTCGTCGAAGTATCCCACCACCTACAACCTCGACACGGCAGGTGACGGAGCCATCATCCAGCGAGACGGACCCGCTCCTGAGGTGGTGAACAATGCCGTTGATTACGTCACCGCACCGAAACAGTACCAAGACCCCTACTTGGCACTGTGGAAGGCGAGCCCACAGGAGCTCGATGACGCTGCCGATAACGATTACAGCGGCTACATCGGCTACCTGGCCATTACTCCACGGCATGATTACGGCGAGAGTTCCTCAGTAGAAGCGTCATCTAAGGGCCTGCCTTCTGCTGGGTTCCTAGCTGCAGTCCCTCGCGACATTCGCGCTGATACGTTGAATGCCAAGACTACGCTCACTCGTGTGGATAGCACTGCCTACGTCACGCTCAATCCAGAGAGCGGGTCCGGCGACGATGCACGAGTGGTCCAGCTATCTGGCAGCGACTACTTCATCAACACCAACGACCGCACAGCGGTTAGGCGTGGCGTAGATTTGCTAGAGCTCACCTGGGATTCGGGGGACGTGGAAGTCTACGTCATTGCGGAAATCAACGTCACGGCTACAAGCGCCAAGAGACGTGCATATCTGCTCACTCTTGGTGGAGAGAAGCCGACGTTTGCGAACAACGACGGCACGGCCAAGGCACGTTGGATTCAGCCCACTTTCTTTGCTGGTGGGTCATTGGCAGCGCAGGGATGGGCGAGTCAGGAGTACTTCCTCAACACATTCACCTCTTGCCCGCCGCCTCCCTTGGTTGAAAGCCCCACAAGCGTACAGGCTCGCGCTGGAGGGTCCCCGTTCTTTGCCGGCTGGCCATTGGACGCTGAGGAAGAGCCAGGAGTGCAGGTCGCTGCGGCCTTCGAGGTAGGGGGATTCGTCACCAGTGACAGCAGTGGAGTAGCAGACGGCCGTAAGCTATCCATGTTGCGTGCGTACGCTAATGGCGACCTACAGCACCTTCAAGGAGGGCGACATTCGGGTCATCTGGAATCTCCCGGCCGTACTAGCCAAGTGCACGCCAACGTCAGTGGTACGGATGGTAAGGAGTGGGACCCCGAATCACACTACTCCACGCCAAGTACGGCGTTGAAGGGGAGCGTCATTGGTCTGAACTTCACTGGGGCGGCTACCTATACGTTGAGTCTGCACGCCAACTACACACCACGGCACGGGGACCGTTTGGTGTGCTACCTCTACAACGAAGGTGGAGGCGCCGTGAGTATGACCTGGCCGAGCAGCTTCCGCTTCAGTGAGGGCGACGACTCCATTCCGTCTGACGCAGGTTACGTTGCCAAGCTCGAGGCCATCTACCTCAACATGGCCAGCTTCGGCGGTACCGACCAGTTCTACATCACCAAGACCGCGTACGACCTGTCTCCCTGAGGAGTGAACAATGCCTAGATTCTACGACATCACCATCGACGGAGACGGCGGAGTAGTTATCTGTGAGTCGGGTAGCAAGATGACTGGCTCACTCGACCTTGGCGATGGAGCCAACGCCTCGGCCGTGGATGTGGAGAACCTCTCGCACATCGACATCAACTCGGGGGCCTACCTCCTCGTCAACTTCGGCACCTCAACTCCTGGCGAGATTCGGGTTGGTACATCTCCCCCGGGTAACGCGCCTGGAAGGATACGTGTCCAGGGAGTTGCTACGCTCGGTGAGGTGGGGGAGATTGTTTTGGAGGGCGCTGCTGGCGAGGGCGGTAAGCTGACGGTGGGGGAGAATGCTCACATCGACATCGATTCAGGTTCGGGTCTTGGAATCGGCCTGGTCGGTTATGGCTACACCGGCAGCAAAGCACAGCTCTACGTCAACGAGTATGGCGTCATCGACGTGCAAGCTAGTGGCGGGAACGGTGGGGAAATCCGGTTGGCTGGGTCTGGTGCTCGAATCAGTACGAAGAACGGCGCCGACGTCAACGTAGAGAACTCCTCTGGTGCCATCGGAGCTACTCTGTCAGGTGGGGCCGGTAGTGGTTCTCCAGCTCGAGCTCTGGTGGAGGTGAAGAACACCCTTGGTGAATTTGCATGCCGTGGGCCTACAGGTGACATCGTAATGTCGGATGGCTTCATGGCTGTGCAGCACGGCGCAGGGATTGTGTACGAGAGTAGCTCGGGCTCGTCCACCTACAGGCTTATCAGTGAGGCCACTGTCGACACGGACGACATCAAAGCACGGTGGTACCAGTCGTGTGAGGCTGGTGTGGGAAGTAGCCGCTCCATGCTCTTCTACACGCTCAACGCACGGTGGAACGGTTCGCTGTGGGAAAAGGACCTCTCTGGGCAGCCTGCGCTTAGGATGGCTCTGCCTGCGCGGCAGAGCGTCTCCAGCCTTCAAGTTTCGTACAGAGATTTGGACACCGACTGGACAGATGCCGCGTGGGACCTCGTGCAGGTAGAGTTGGGGATGACGGATGTAAGCGGCAATCTCGTCGGCCTACTCAAGATGGTTGGTGCGTCATTGCCAATCGCATCAACTCCACAGCCAAACACGCTGTACGAGAACAACATGGTCAAGGCGTACATGTACGCCAGAATCAACGCCGGCTCTGTCGTTGAGGGTCCTGTCGGCTTCAATCTGGAGATTGATGCGCTGAATTCTGACCATGTGCAGCTGGGCTTCCTGACCCCCATGAGCTCCGCGAGCTACTGCATCTTGCCCGGTTCAGCTAGGAAGTATGGTCGCTGGACGACCGTTTCTGGCGCCACCGCAAACGACTTCGACTACTACATCAGCAGTGGGACGCACAGCGCACCCACGCAATACAACCCCAATACTGAGGCCGAGTACTACATCGACGTCATTGTGATGGGGAACCAGACGTAGGAGGAGCGCATGGACGACCTGCTCAAGAACCTCAGCATCCCGGGGGTACTTGCCCTCGCTGTGATGGTGGTCATCGCCGTCTTCTTCACACGGCGCATCGTCGAGCTCATCTGGCCGCACCTCAAGAAGAAGAACCCGTACGTCACCAAGTTCTCGCAGTGGTACAACCAGGTCGTCCTCTACGCCATTCCACTGGCATACGGTGCCCTCTTCGCCCTCATACCCTCGAAGTTCCTGTTCGGTGATGTCGAGGACTTCTTCGGCAAGCTCTTCGCTTCCTGCACCGTGGCGTGGTTCAGCGGCTTCCTCTACAAGGTCTTCAAGAAGCTCATCCTCAAGAACTACGACGTGGACGTGAAGTTGCCCGAGTCACCGGTGGAACTCCCGCCAGAGGTGTGAGGTGCCGATTCCAGTCTTCATGATGGGCGTCTGGAGCGGCCTGAAGAAGGTGTGGCTCTGGCTCAAGAAGTACTGGATGTGGCTGCTCTTCCCTGTCGGCATCGTGGTCTTCTTCCTGGGCCGTTGGACGAAGTCCAAGCCTCCTGATGTCGTGGTCCCAGAACTTCTGGGTGCTGCCGACAAGAAGCTCGAGGAAGACGCCAAGGCCAGAGAAGCTGCTGAGCGGGCCAAGGCAGAGCGTGACCGTATGCGCGACGAAGTGCTGAGAGAGCACTACCGCACCATCGAGAGGCTCAGCGAGAAGCAGCAGGACAAGGTGGACGAGCTCGTGGACGACCCCGAAGCCCTGAACGAGTTCCTGCTGAGCGTTGGGCGGGAGATGCGAGATGAATGAGCAAAAGTACCTCGAGTTGGTGTCCGAGGTGGAAGCGGAGTTCCCCGACTTCTCCATCAAGAACAAGGAGGAGAGCCGGCTGATGAAGGTGTGCGACTTCTGCTTGAAGCTCATCACCTTCTGGCAGATGAAGACCTTCATGACGGAGTTCTTCACGACCATCGGCTACACCATCTACGTTCCCTCGAAGCGTTGGACGGAGATGGACCCACCCAGCAAGGCCAGCCTACTTCGCCATGAGCGCGTTCACATGCGCCAGCGCAAGAAGTACGGGATGGTCCTGTTCGCCTTCCTCTTTCTCTTCTTTCCTGTGCCGACCATTTGGGCCTACTACCGCAAGAAGTTCGAGCAGGAAGCCTACGAGGAGAGCATCCGTGCCTGGTATGAGTACTACGGACTCTCTTACGTGCAGCACAGCAAGACTCGCCGCTACACCATCAACCACTTCACCAGCGCCGAGTACTTCTGGATGTGGCCCTGGCGGGGCGGCCTCGAGAGTTGGTATGACGACCTCGTGGCCCACCTGTCGAGTGGTTGAACGTCCCGTTACAGACCTCTTTCTGGTAGCCTGATGCAGTGCCGGACCGCGAATTCGCCCCAGGAATACCGGCAAGTCGCGCGGTGCGCGCTCTGCCGAAGTTCAAGAAGCCTCAAACCTGGGAGATGGGGCTTCACCGCCATCAGGCTGAGCGCGCCGGCGAACACTTCGACCTGAGGTTAGGAGACCCATCCACCGGACGCGCTCATTCCTGGGCGCTGCGCAAGGGTCTGCCAGGCCCTGGGGAGCGGCGCCTGGCGGTGCAGCAGCCTACTCATACCCTGGCCTACATGGATTTCAAGGGCCCCATCAGTGAGGGCTATGGCAAGGGCAACGTAGAGCTCGCACAGCGGGACAAGACCGAGGTACTTCGCTCCGGTGACAACGAGGTCCGGTTCAACGTCTACCGAGGCAAGGAGAACCAGGAGTTCGCCCTCAGGCGCATGAAGAGCGCTGGTAACTGGTTCATTCAGAACGTCACCCCCAGTCGTAATACAGGTCCAGCCCAGAAGCTGCCTTCGAGCAAGCCGAAGTACAAACTCGTGGCGCCTGAGAAGCTGGACCCGGACGACCCGAATACGGAGATGCAGGCCAAGCTGGATGGGGCGCACGTGCTCTACCAGTTCAAGGAGCCGGGCAGTACGCCCAGGGTCTTCAGCTACCGACCTACCGAACGGGCTACCGGAATCATCGACCACACCCAGAAGCTCGAGGGTTTTGGCAAGCTCAGGACGCCCAAGGCGCTCGCCAACACCACTCTGCGCGGCGAGCTCTACGCCGTGGATGAGCAAGGCAAGGCTCTACCGGCCGCTCGGGTCGGAGGGATTCTGAACGCGGGAGTTTGGAAGAGTCGTGAGAAACAGAAGCAAGAAGGCCGGCTTGTCCCAGCCGTCTTCGACGTTGTCCAGCATCAAGGCAAGAACGTCGAGGAGCAGCCCTACGCCGAGAAGAAGAGAATACTCTCAGCGGCAACTCGAGCAGCTCCTTGGCTACAACGGCCTCGGACTGCGACCACGCCCGACGAGAAGCGAAGACTGATTGCCGACATCCAGGAGGGGCGGGAACCCTCTACAGATGAAGGCGTCGTCGTTTGGCACAAGGACAAGCCTGTACCCGCCAAGAGCAAATTCCAGGAAGAGAGGGATGTGTACGTCCGCCGCATCTTCGCCGAGGCCGGTGAGAAGCGGCGGGGCACGATGGCCGGTGGCTTCGAGTACAGCACGACGCCGAAGGGCCCCATCGTCGGGCGCATTGGGACTGGTTTGTCTCATGCCATGAAGAAGGACATGCTCGAGAATCCCTCGAAGTATGAGGGGCTGCACGCCCGCGCGAAAGCGCTCAAGACGCCGAAGGGTTACGCTCCGCGCAACCCAGTGTTCAAGAGCTTCCACCTCGACCAGGACATCCCGGAGGACGCGAAGACTGCCATGAAGAAGACAGCAGGCGCCGCCACTGAGTTCGTAGCTGGAGTAGACCCGTTCGGTGTCCTCTCTGGGAGGCTCGGTCAGGAGGCAGAGCGGGAGCAGGCGAGTGCGGCGCGCCATTACCGAGCCAGGGCGCTCGGGGCCGCCGGCGGTATGGTCGGCAGTGGGCTCATGGTGCCCTCTGTGGTGAGCGGCATCGTCCAGGGCGCGCAGGCTGCGGGCGGCGGTGGGGGCGGCGTACGGCAGCGTCTGGCACGCGGAGCGGCGGGTTTTGCCCAGGGCTTTCAACGACCCGTTCGAGGACTGGCCGACGCGGCCAGGACCACCAAGTTCCTCGGCCGAGCGGCCAGGACGCCCGGCGGTTCGACGGCTACAGCCGGTGAGCTCGCCGCTATCCAGAGGACTCTGAAGGAGACGCCGCTGGGGGCTCTGGCGCCCCACGTGGCCGGTGCCAAGGCTACTCCAGAGGCCACTGGCGAGGCGGGCCAGAGGATGCTTCAGGCCCTACAGCGCTACAAGGCGACCGGCAAGCTCCATTTGAGCCCGGAGGAGGCGGCGAAATTCCATGGCCAGGCTAAGGGCGAGACCGCCAAGTTCATGGCCGGCTTGGGCCTCGGTGGCGCGGTAGGGGCTGGAGGGGCAGTCGCGCAGTACGAGAAGGGCAGGTCAGCGGAGAAGGGTATGCAGCAGCGACTCGAGGAAAAGAAGGCTGCGGTTCGAGGCTACTACAAGGGCCAGCCGGCGAGTCCTAGCACGGTCAAGTTCAAGACTGAGTATCAAGGCATCCCTATACATGTGGACCGACCACGCGGCTTCATCATGATGGGTGAGGACGACAAGGGGAACTCTTGGAAGCGTCGCTACAAATACGACTACGGCTTCATCCCCAAGACCCTGGGCGGGGACGGTGATGGCCTCGACGTATTCATCGGCCCTCAGAAGAAGGCTGAACATGCCTACTGGGCGGTGCAGAAGAAGTCGGATGGCAGCTTCGATGAGTACAAGGTCTTCTTGGGCTTCGACAGCCGGGATGAGGCGGCAGCGGTCTACCGTAAGCACATCCCGAAGAAGCTCCTCGCTGGTCTGCTCACCATGCGGGTGGAGATGATGAAGGCTATGCTTGGTGGCCAGGAGCCTGCAGAACGGATGCAGAAGGCGGCGATGGCGTTCGGTTTCGTCGATGAGCTGCAGAAGCTGGCCAAGATTAAGACCGAGCTCGAACCCCATCAGAGACGCGTGGTGGAGAGGATGAAGAAACAGCCGGGCTTGGTGGTAGCCCATGGGCTTGGCTCGGGAAAAACACTTAGCTCCATCGCGGCGCAGGACGCGTTGGGGCTACCATCCACTGTCATCGTTCCTGCATCTCTGAAGGCCAACTACGAGAAGGAGAGGGAGAAGCACATCGTCGGCACTTCTCCTGAAGCTGCGCTATCCACTCTGCAGCGTATCGCCCGTGCTGGTGAGGCACCGGCATCGCCGATGATGATTATCGACGAGGCCCACCGGGCGCGCGAAATTGGCACTAAGACCTACAAGGCTCTGAAAAATAACATCGCTGAGAAACGAATGCTGCTGACGGCTAGCCCCTTCTACAACCGCCCGAGTGACATCGCCCCGTTGGTCAACATCGCCGCGGGCGACCAGGTCCTCCCAGGCGACCCCCAAGCGTTCAAGCAGAAGTACATTCGGGAGCGCACAATCAAGCCTGGGCTCATCAACAGGATTCGTGGCGTCAAGCCTGGGGTGGTGGCGGAGCTGAACCCTTGGCAGAAGAAGGACCTCAGCAAAGTGCTGCGAGAGTGGGTCGATTACCACCCGAACAACCAAGAGGGTTACCCGCAGGTGCAGCGGGAGACCGTCGAAGTCCCGATGACGTCGAAGCAGCTCAAGCTGTACGACGGCCTCATCGGTCAGGCGCCTCCGTGGGTAGCCATGAAAGTCAAGGCCGGGCTGCCACCATCGAAGCAGGAGTCTAAGGACCTCAATGCGTTCATGAGCGCCGTACGGCAGGTTTCTCTCTCGACTAGAGCTCACGCCCCAAAGGAGCCACCGCAGGAGCCCAAGATTGATATGGCCTTCACGCGTATGCATCAGGGGCTCGAGGGCAACCCCAGGTTCAAGGGCCTGGTCTACTCGAACTACCTCGAATCGGGCATCAAGCCCTACCGTGAGCGACTCGAGCGTGCTGGCATCCCATACGGCGAGTTCACTGGTGACATGAAGAAGAAAGAGCGCGACCAGATGGTGCGCGACTACAACGAGGGCAGGAAGAAGGTGCTGTTGGTGAGCTCGGCCGGTGGCGAAGGTCTGGACTTGCAGGGCACGCGCCTGATTCAGATGATGGAGCCGCACTGGAACGCCGAGAAGCTCCGGCAGGTGGAAGGTCGTGGCATCCGCTTCAAGAGCCATGAGCATCTGCCCAAGAACGAGCAGAGCGTGAAGGTCGAGAGCTACTTGGCCACGCGCCCGAGGGCAGGCATACTCGAGAAGATTCGGCTCAAGAAGCCTGGTGGCGGTGCTGATGAATACCTGACCACGTTATCGGGGCAGAAGGAACAGCTCATCGAGCAGTTCCGCGGTCTCATGAAGGAGGATGCAGCATGAACTGGCGCGTTTTTCTACTGGTCTTCCTCTTGCCCTCCATCGTCTGCGCCCAAGCTCTTCCGCCCATTCCGCCAGGCGAAGACCGCATCGTCCCGCTGCCCAAGGGTGAGAAGGCCCCCTACAGTGGTCAGCTCTTCGACCAGGATACGGCTCTGCGCTGGGCCAATTGGCTGCAGCAGTACAAGTTGAGGCTCAAAGAAGAGCAGAAGATGTGCTCGAAGTTGAGCTCTATCGAGCTGCGCTACCAGAGCAAGTTGCTCAACATCGAGAAGCGGCGTGCCAACGCTATAGAGAGCGACCTGCGTGCTAGGCTGAAGCGCTCGGAAGAGGCGAGGCTACAGGCCGAACACGAGGCCAGGAACCCGCCTTGGTACACGACGAGGACGTTCGGTATCATAGTGGGTGTGGTTGGCACCGCGGCCATCTTCAGCGCCTCCATCTGGGCCTTCAGCGCGACGAGTAACTAGTGGCTGAAATCACCATCGGCAGGGTCCTCGACAAGGACACCGACAGCGTCTCGAGCTTCGAGAAGCACATCCTGGTGCCTGAAGAGTATGACCACATGGACCTGAGCTACACGGCCGGCAAGGTCAGCCAGGTGGTCTACAGGCAGGGTGGAGCAGGCGGTACCATCGTGGCTACCCTCACGCTGGGCTATACCTCTGGCCGCCTCAGCTCCGTGACGAGGACCTGATGGGCGAGCCGGCACTGGAGTTCAACCCATTCACCGGTACGCTGGATTGGGTTGCGCAGCCCGATGACGTGTCGGCGCCTGGGGAGTTCACCGTGCCCTCCGGCGCCAACGTCGGTGACCTGGTCTACCCGTCGGGAGACCTGGCCATGGCGCAGGCCGACTACTCCAGTGCAGCCACGCGTGCCGTAGCGTTGATTGTAGACAAGCCCACGAGTGCGACCGCCACTCTGCTCTTCGGTGGGAAGGTCAGTGGGTTCGCTGGGCTTACGGCGGGAGACGAACTATTCTTGGGTAGCACAGGAGCCTTCGTGAACAAGACCGGGCTGCCCTCGACCGATGGCTACATCATTCAGAGCATCGGCTCGGCCGTGGACCCCACGACCATCATCTTCAACCCCCAGATTCCGATTGTACTCTGATGGCACAGAAGAAGTACCGGCTCACGGACAAGGCGGACCCGTTCCTCAGGGAGGGGCAATTCAAGTTCACTGTCGGCTACGACAAAAACTACGGCACTCCGCCTCTGCACGTTCGTGTGAAGAACCTGCCCGTCGTTACACTCCCAGACGACGGGATTGTGGTCACCACCAATGAGTTCACTCAGAAGGCACTGGCTCTAATGATGGTTCCGCAAAGGACTGAGCGGAACGGTCAGAAGTGGCCTTCTGGATACCTGTTTGAAGACATCACAGGTCAGCCCGGTAACCCAGATGTCGACCTCGACACCATCCTGACATGAGGTAGTTTTACAATGTCATTCGCACTATTCGTAAATGCAGACGGCAACCTTGAGCAGATTGGTGTCGGCGATACCCTGAATGTCGACGACATCGACGTTGCGGGTACTGGCAACATGACCATAGGTGCCAGTCTTGGTACCGGTGATGAGCTACAACTCGGAGCAGGTACGAGTGGGGATGGAGACGTTCGGGTTCTGAGCGACCTCTACGTTGACAATGACCTCTACGTCACCGGCTCCTCAGCTATCTCGGTGGATGAGACGGTCACTGGTACGTTCAACGCCAACGGCAACGTCAACCTGGGCGACAACGTCTCCGCTGGAACCATCAACCTGGGTGGTGGCTCCAACGATTCGGTCTATCTGCTGGGCGACGCGCTCATCATGGGCAACAACACCAGGGGTATCGGCACCAGTGCTACGGACGCTGCTGATGAAATCTGGTTGAGCAGCGTTGTTGGTGGGGCGGGCAGCGGTATCAACCTAAACGCTACGGGAAACGGTACATCCGGTGCGGAAGCCATCGGCGTCTACACTGGGGGGCTGACCATCTCCCCGGCAACTGATGACCTGCAGACGGTCATCGAGGCGCTGGATGCCGCTATCTCTGCGGGAGGTGGAGAAAGTCTTCAGCAGACCTACGCCATTGGCAACACCATCTCGGTGACGACGGCCAACGGTGCGCTGCAGTTCAGCAACTCGACGGACGCCACCGATGTACTCGAGGTGTCACGCACGTTCGTGGGTGCGGGCATCGGCATCGACCTACAGATGGGCCCTGGCAACGAAGCCGTCACCGGCATCGGCATGAGTATCACGAGCGGCACCGGTGCTACCGGGGATATGCTGTTCATCAACAACCTCGGTAGCGGCGACGCAATCGAGATTCAGGATGGTGGCAACACGGTCTTTAGAATCTCTGGCAGCGGCGCCGTAACAGTGGGCAACAATTCGGTCGGCAGCACCACTATCAACGGTACCTTCGTACAGATTTCGCCGCAGACGAACATCGACATGCTCCCTGGCGCCAACAGCGACGTCAACATGACGGTGGGTGGGTCAGGCAGCGTCGATATCACTAACAGCAGTACTCCCACGGGTACTCTGGTCCGAATCAACAACACAGGTACCGGGCTCGCGCTGGACGTTCAGGATGGTGGCACCCCTGTACTACAGGTCGATGGCGCCGGTGCCGTGGATATCACTCCTACCTCTGGGCAGTCGCTGACCATGACGACTGCTGGGGTGGGTGACGTTGACATCAACGTTGGTGGGAACTTCACGGTCGATGCCTCGTCGAACCTGTCCCTCGACGCGGCGGGGGCAGTGAATCTGACTGCATCCGGCTCGAGCAGCGTGACGGTGAACGCGTCCGGGACCGGCAACGTGACTGTCGACGCTGTAGGTGGTGAGCTCTTCCTCGACGATACTGGCAGTTGGGGCGGCTCACTCTCTCAGTCTGGCGACCGTACCCTCACTCAGACTGGTGCTGGTGAAGTCCTCAACGGCGCTACTTCTCTCATCGGCGCCATCAACCGCCTGGCGGACAACATCGAGGATGAGGGCGTTGAGCAGTTTGTCTCATATCCCATCGAGAACGGTGTGACTCTCGCCGCTGGAGATTGCGTGTCTCGAGGGGCCACCGCTGGTCGGGTGCAGCTGTCCGATGCTGATGGCACTGCTGACCAGAAGAAGTTCGTGGGTATCTGCAGAACTGGTGGAACCGGTGATGCTGGAGGTACGGTCATAGCTACCGTGTGGACTCCGGGTGCTCTGTGCACCGGCGCGGGCTTCACAGCAGGTGGAGCTCTGTTCGTGCCGGATACTCCGGGAGACCCCACAAATGCGGCTCCTTCTACTACCGGTGACCTGCTACAGCGCGTGGGCTGGGCTCTTTCCACAACCCAGTTCATCCTCGACCCGGGTCCGCCTGTCATCTTGTAGTTCTTCCTGGCATGACTAGAATGGCGACATGGCCGCTAGGAAGAACGCCAAGAAGGCAGTAGGCAAGAAGAAGACTTCATCGAAGTCGTCACAACCGGTGTCTTCGGCACCGTCACAACAGGCCGAGCTCGACGAGCTCAGAGCCATGAAAGAAGAAGCCGCCAAAGAGCTTGCTGAGCTCAAGAAGGCCAGAGAGGACTTCAAGAGAGAGCAGGACTTGGCCCGCATCAACCAGGAGATGGCAGCGGGTAACGCCCCTCCCATTCAGCCTCCTCAGCCGCAGGAGACAGAGAAGGAGCGGGAGGAGCGAGAGAGGAAGCAGGAGCTCGAGGAGCGTGCTCGAGCACGAGAGGAGCGGCGCCTAAGGCGCATGGAAGAGCGTGAGCGGGCAGCAAAGGCTGCAGAGCCATCTCCGGTCTCCAGCTTGGATGAGGCTCGGGCTAAGAAGGCCAAGCCACCGGCCCCTGAGAAGGAGCCAGTCACCCTGCCGATGGATGAGCTCCACAAGTACAAGCTCGCCACTTTCAACCGCGCCTACCAGGACGCGGTAGAGAAGCTCAAGGGTCCGCTGGTTCAGAAGTACAACCAGCTGCTCAACGAGGAGCTGCAAGAAGTAGCTAAGAACGACCCAGAGTGCATCCAGGCTCGTAGGGACCAGATTGGGTGCATCAACGAGCTCGTGAAATTGCTCGACCCTCAACTACCTGAGGGCTACGCCATCACTCAGTGCTTGACTGACAAGGGCGTGGTCGTGGCCCAGTACGTTCCTGACCGAGCCGGGAAGCCGCTGCCACTACCAGAGGAGCTGGCTCCGAAAGAGGGGTAATCTGTGGCTGATGTCACCGTCCTATATGTCAACTCAGACGGTAGCCTGACGCAGCTTCAGGACGGCGACAATCTGCTCACCGACAACCTCAACCGGAAGTCCTCTTCTGGTAACATCACCATCGGTGGGAATGTCACTGGTGCCGGTGAAGACGTTGTAATCGGTGCCAGTCTATCTGCCACTGGCGAGGTCCTCCTGGGCTCGGTTGCCTCACAGGCTCGAGTCTTGGGGGACTTCGTGGTGGATGGTGCGTTGGGTGCTGACCTGGATGGTGGCGCATTCGACATTTCCAATATCACCGTACTGACGTTTGCTGGTTCTAGTGCCACCAGTGGTGACATCAACCTGCCAGACGACGGAAGCATCTTCAGCTACGGAGGGGGTGCTGAGAGACGGCTCTTCAACGTAACTGGCTCGGCTGTCTTCCTGGGTGAAAACGGTGCGGGGGGAGCTTCAGGTGTAGTCTCAGCGTTCGACATTGAAGCCTCTACCAACGTCGACTTCAGTATCGGAGCAGCGGATGACGTAATAGTCTCCATCCAATCTGGCTTCATACAAATTCTAGAAGCGGGTGGTACCCCTAGCAGCCTGCGCTTCTACGATGGAGATACCTCCAACTACGTTGCCTTTCGTGCGCCTAGCACCATCGGTGCAGATGTAACGTGGATTCTGCCAACGACAGATTCTACTGGCACTCAGTATCTGCGCAGTGACGGTGCTGGTAATCTGTCGTGGGGAACCATAGCAGGTGGTGGTGACGTAACTGGCCCCGCGTCTTCCCTAGACAACGTAGTCTGCCGGTTCGACGGAACCACAGGCAAGGCTATCCAGGGCGGCACGTACGCACCAACCTACGACGACCTGGGGAACTTCTACGTCAACGCAGATGGTGGGACCATCAGCCCGTATGACCCTAAGCTCATGGGGTTCGCCAACCTCAGCTCTGGGGAGGCTGGTCGGTTCCAGTTTGGCGACGCAGCGAATGCATTGCAAAACGGTTACGACCAGTGCATGCAGCTCTACTCGTACCACACGCTTGTTCTGATGGGGGACAGGCAGAGCGGAACCGGCCCTGCATTCGTTGCTGGCACTGCAGAAGATATCAGCCTACTCGTCCTGAACTCAGTGGCGGGCGATGTGGTTGAGGTTGTGCGCGGTGCTGCAGGTCAGACGGCTGATTTGCAACAGTGGCAAAACAGCGCTGGGACTTCGCTGGCGTCCATCACCTCGGCTGGTCACCTGAACCTCATCAATCACGACGTCGACAACGCCCGTACCGTCTCCTTCAACGCCGCCATCACCGGCAGTGGTGCTGGAGGCGGCATCAACTGGACCAATGGGCAGAAGCAGCAGTTCACCATGACTGGCGCCGGTGCGCTGACCTTCACGGCGCCGCCCGGACCCTGCCAGCTCACGCTCGTGCTCATCAACGCCGGTACCTACGCGCCTACCTGGCCGGCGGCGGTGGGCTGGGCTGGGCAGACCGAGCCACCGTGGACGCTGACCGGCACCGACATCGTGACCTTCTACTACGACGGCACAACCTACTGGGGCGTCGCCTCCCTCAACTTCGGATAGGAACGGACCATGGCTAGCACTACCACCAGGCGCGATTACGCAACCTCTGAGTTCACTTCAGCGACCGAGGTGAACGTGGGCATCTTTGCCCAAGAGCTTCAGGACGACGCCAGCGTCGTCGAGAAGCCTACCAACGTCTACAAGTCTGGCACGACCGTGACTGTGGAGTGGGTTGCAGTGACCGTCTCCCAAGGCACCATCGACGCAGTAGACGCTGATGTAGCTGCGCACGTTGGTGGCGGCTACGCCACTCCGCCAGTCACCGAGAACTTGGAGGCCGAAACCAGCGACGACAGTGGGGACGAGCAGACGCGGCTGGAGCTGGACTCTGGGCTGCTCCCTGCTGGCAACTACCTGCTCGGGTGGTATTCCGAGGTGAAGTTGGACGCAGAGGTGGCGAACAGTGCAGTGGCCGTCCGGCTGTACGTCACCAAGAACGGCGGGACCGAGCAGGAGCGCGGCACTTGCGTCTGGCCCTACTCTCAGTACCACGACTTCGCCGGCAGCTTCCCGTTCGTGGCGGCGGACGGAGACCGGTATGAGCTGCGCCTAGCGTGGGAACGGCTGGGAGCGAGTAGCAACCCGGCCTTCATCCAGCGCGCCCGCTTGTTCGTTCAGCGGGACAACTGAGGTGCGTGGATGGCGGTGAACATCCAGACGGGGCTGGCATCGTTCGGTGATTCGGTTACCAACGTAACGGTCTCGTCCTACACCGCCTCCAAGACCTGGCTGCGCTACAGCATGCGGGTCGATGGCAACGACAACGCCTGGGACTGCCAAGTCATCGCGCGTAAGGTTGATTCTACTACCGTCCAATTCGAGCGCCGGGGGAACACCGGCACGGCTTACGTTCGCTGGTGGCTCATCGAGTGCGACGATTTCTCGGTGCAGGACATCGACTCTGCTGCTCCGTTGGCCAGCACTACTTACGAGGACCACACCATCAGCGCGGTTACCACCAGTCGTACCTTCGTGGACGTATCGGCGCGCATGAGCGGGGACCGCGAAAGCGACACCCATCCTCGCGTGAGGCTGACCAGCTCAACCAATGTGCGCATTGAGCTGGGTGCTGGGGCTAGTGGGGACTTCGAGTACTTCATCCAGGTGGTGCAGCTGGCGGCCGGCTTGAACCCGGTGGTGCAGCAGCTCGTGGTGGATGACTCGACCAGCGACGAGGAAATCGCCATCACTCGTGTCGACCCACTGAAGACACTCCTGGTCGCTTCGGCTACCTATGACAACAGTGGCACTTGGGCAAACACCGGTCTGCATACCGTCCGCCTGAACCCGGCGGGGAGCGCAGTGGAGATGGTGCGCACCTCCCAGACTGGCGAGAACGTCGATGCGGTGGTCTACGTGGTGACCGCCGACATCTTCTCGGTGCAGCGGCGCACTGTCACCACGACTGGCACCACAGGTACGGTCAAGTTCTTTCCACCCGGCAGCATGGACCGCACCTTCTTCGTGGGCGGTGGCTACTACAACGGGGGCAGCCAGTACGCCGTGAGCAGCGGCGGGCCGGATTCTGCTGGGTTCACACTCACTCCAGATGGGTCATTCAGTACCATCACGGCGCAGCGCGAGGTTGCCACAGGAACGGCGACAGTCGAAGTGCAGATGGTAGAGCTGCGCGGGGTGTTCGTGGAGTTGGACAACATCGCCACCGGCAACGCCGGCGCCAGCGTCTCACACACGCTTACGGACAAGGACCACCGAGTGGTGCTGGTGTTCGTCGACGACGAGAGCGAGACGCAGGCCAGTGGCGTTACTTATGACGGAGAGGCGATGACGCAGGTGGTGGCTTCCACCTCCACTCCTGGCGCTGGCAACGCCTCATCCATGTGGGCCATCCTCGACGCGGACTTGCCAGGGAGCGCGGGCAGCTACTCCGTCGTCGTGAGCGGCCTTGACGCGGGCGCGTCGGTGACGGTGGTGGAGCTGAACAACGTGGCGCAGATTATCCCCACCGGCAACCGTATCGACAACACTGAGACCGGTGCTACCAACGTCTCAACCTCCACCGCTACCGCGGGTCCACGCGACAGCATCGCTGTCGGTGCGCTGGGCATGGGGGATACTGCTGATACCATCTTGGACCCGCCCACTGGCACTGGCACCTGGACGCGCCTGTTCTCGAACGACGCCAGCTCCGCTCGGTACAAGGGCGCCTACTCCAAGCTCTTCAACAACCCGGGGGACAAGGACTACACCGAGACGGGAAGTAGCTCCGACTGGTTCCGCTCGTCGCAGACCCTGGCCATCTTCATGGCCCACACCATGCCCAACGTCCAGCACTTCAACGCACCCTGGTTCGGAACCAACTCTTGAAGTGCTAGGATGTACACATGTCCATCGGAGTACAGGTAGACAAGGCTACTACTTCGCTGCCGCTATTCCTGACGGTGAATAGGGCTGGTGCTGGTGGCATTACGGGCCTAAGCCCCACAGTGGCTGTGCGGGATGCGTCTACGCTCAACAGCTACCTGGACTTCAATGATGGAACCTTCAAGACCTCGGGGTGGACCACCAAGTACGCTGCCCTATCAGAAGTCGAGCGGGGACACTACCAGCGCTCTCTCGACGTCTCTGCTCTACCCGTCAGCGCCTTCGATGTGCTCATGGCGGAGTACCACGTGGACAACGGCGCTGACGTTGTGGGAGATGCGTCAGACGTTCTCATCGTGGTGGAGTTTGAAGGCGACCTGAAGCTCGTACGTCAGAGCATCACCAACCGCATGGAGGAGTTCCCCGGCAATCCTGGGCAGCTCGTATTGTGGGACGATGATGGCATCACCCCACTCAAGACGTGGCAGCTCAGGGATTCTACCGGTGGTGGCATCGTGGCTACGGTGGGCTCTCCTGCCAAGAGGAGTGCGGCTACGTGAGTACTCGGTCCGGCTTCGTCATGCGGACCTTTTTGCCCATTGGTCCGCTAGTAGTGAGTCGAGGGTTTGGCGCATTGGGTGAGGTGCTGGTTGAGGAAGAGCCGGACTTGTTCAAGACCGGCCCCACTCAAACGACGGTCAAGGCCGTCACGAAGAGAGCACCGTGTGCCGTCATCGTTGTGGAAAGCGACGATGACGACGATACCTGTGGCTAAGAGAAAGCTGTGCGGACTGCGCAACTTTCTCCCCCGGGCGCGGACTGCGCTACCGGAGCTCAGGTGGCGGACAACCCTCTGAGAAACTCTGTCAGCTGCTGAGGGGGACGTTCGGCTGCACCACGGATGACGCAGCCGGCAGCGAAAATCATCTGGTTCAGCAGTGTCCCGTACTCCGCTGGCTGCGGCAGCGACTGCCGCCGCTGCAAGTAGAACGCAATGCTGTGTGTGAGGAAGTCGACCGGGTGCACTATCGGGTAGTGCTGCGTGTAGCTGCTCCACCCGACGTACCCGCACTTCCTACACCACCAGTAACGACTCGTGCCCTCCCACTCAATCTGGCCGTCGCAGAACTGCATCTGCGGCTGCCAGTCCAGCTGAAGAGCGTTGCGAGGCTGTCCGATACCCAGGCGCCAAGGCTCCTGGTCCACTAGAGCTTGGACTTGTGAGACGCCTTCCATGAAGTTTCACCTCCTTGGGTGGCGTCCCTCCGTCGTGTCTCGGGCCCTTCCCTAGGCTATGTCTCGGCCAGCTGCGCACGACACAGTATGTCGACGAGCTGAGCTTTGGACGCCTTTGGCGGGAGCGGGAGTCCCAGCGCTACGACGACTTCGCAGAGCTGGGATTCCATCGCCTCACTCAGACCTGCGGCATCAGGCAGATAGCGCAGGTCCTCGTTCTTAGGTAGTACCGCCCCTGGCCAAACTGGCGTCTCTATTCTTTTCCCTCCGCACCCAACGTGGCCAGGATGCTCTCGACGAGGTTCGGGTCCTGTGCCTTGAGCAGTTGCGTGACCATGTGAGCGCTCAGGCCCTGCTGTTCAAGCTGTAGCAGCTGCAGCTGCAAGGAGAGCTTCAGCATGCGCGCCACGCCGAGGATGTCCGAGTGAACTTCTTGCACCAGCGCGTTGTTGCCACTGTGGACTTCTGCCAAGGCGGCGAGAACCCTGCTGGCCGCCTCTTGTTTGGCCATGATGCCCCGCAGAGTATCGAGCAGAGCTGGCGCCGCCTGCCCAGCGTCGGCGGACGTCACCGGGGTCGGCGCGGGCGGAACCGCGGCGGGCGGCGATGGAGCGACTGGCTGGGCGGCCGGAGGTGCCTGTGGGGGCATCTGGGGCGGCATCTGCGGTGGGGTGGCCATGGGCACTGGGGCGGCTGGGGGCGGCACCGGCGGCGGCATGGCAGGCGCCACAGGGGCGGCCGGGGGCGCTTGGGGAGCCGGCATCTGCGGCACCTGCGGAGGCATCTGCGGCGCCATCTGGGGCGCTGGGGCGCCCGGTGCGACCGGAGGTGCCTGCGGTACGCTGGGCATCTGCGGCGGCATCTGGAGAGGCATCTGCGGGGCCTGCTGCTGAGGCGGGACGGGGGCCTGCGGCATCATGGCCGGTGCCGCGGGCGCTACCGGCGCGGCGGCCGGAGACATGGCAATCTGGGTGGCCGGCGCGGGCGCCGCTCCTCCCTGGGCGTCCCTGGCTTGGAGGGCTGCGGCGACGGTGGTCGCCATCTGCTCTTCGGACTGTCCGAGGAAGGCCGTCTCTGCGGCGTCATCGGAGAAGAGCTGCAGCTGGCTCGCCAGGCGGAAGAGCACGCCGCGGCTGTACGGCGGGTTCTTCTTGAGCTCGTTCACGTCACGGGGTGCGTTGTCGAGAGTGATTTCCAGTACGGTCATTTCATCCTCTTGGCTTGTACTGCTGGATTCGCTGTTCGTTGCTCGAGTTCGCGCTCAGGCAAGTGATGACCTGAGCGTCTAGGCACCCGAAGCATGGGTTTGGGTTGTCCGTCATGAGTCCTTTGGCAGGACACTTGAGTTGGGGTTGCACCGTGTGCCAGTAGTCTCGAAGGAAGTTGATGATGCCGACCCTCCACGAGTCGATGGGGTGCAGCCCGGTATTCATCTCTGGTGGGTCTGCCTTACCGAGCAAGTAGGCCATCAGCCACTCCCTCGGCGTGCCTGGGTGTACACGAATGCCGGCACGCCCGCACATCTGGTAGAGCTCAGTGTGGTTGAGCCGCTGGAGCGGCGTGGAGATTCCTGAGCTCTCTGACGATGTCGCTGATGGGGTTGTTTGGGACATCTTCCTCATTCCACGCCCATACATGGGTCGCGTCTTCTGGGCCGTGCTCTTTGCGGACCGTGACACACCAGTGATGCGAGTCGTCCACTCCGGTGGCCTCACACAGCGCGTCCTCGAACAGCTTGAGCCTATTGCCTACATCGAGTTTCTTATACCGGCTCTCAGCCTTGCTTGGCCAGGTGGTGTTGTAGACAGCTTTCTCGTCGCCAAAGACGAAGAGGATGACCAGTACGTACGGCACGTTCGGCTTGAAGTAGCGCATCTCTCGTGGGTAGGTTCGAGCTAGATGGGTCTTCGTTGCCACCTTGTACTTCTTGCCCTTCTCCGTCAGGATGCGCAGCGGGACCGTCTTCTTACCCTGCCTCTTCATCTTGGTGAAGTAGGCATTGTTGACGCTGATGGGGACGCTGGGAACGTGCAGATGAATCATCCGAATTGCCGCCCCAGATTGTGGCCGCGCCTGCCCTGCTCAATCTCCTGGCCCCGGATGGTGACCTGTCGGGAGAGCATCTTCAAGTTGCGCGATAGGCGGTCCATCTGGGACTTCACCACCAGCCGCTTCTGCTGAAGCATCTGTAGGTACAACCGAAGCTGCATGTAACGAGGGTCGCACTTGGCGACCTCCTTCATGTAGTCCTCGGAGGGCTTTTTGGCCTTTGGCTCTGCCTTCGACTCTTCGCGCAGGCGCTCCTTCGTCTTGAGAGTGATGACATCCATCTCGTTCTCGGTCTGGATGACGGCGAAGTCGATGCAGGCCAGGCAGTATTCACTGTAGTTCTGCCAGGCGTTCACCTGAGCGTAGAGGTTGGTGTACCTCGTCGTGTCCTGGTCTGTCAGCTGCTCAGCTGAGACGTACGGAGGACACGGGAAACTCGGAGCAGGGATGGGTTGGAAGCCTTCTCGTGCCAGCTGACCCATGACGCTGTTGTAGGTGTCCCAGTTGTCATGGATGTTCTGGTGGGCTCCTTGCCCCAGTCCCATCTGCTGCGGGAGTTCGAGTTCGTTGTTCATAGCTCTCTGGCTGACGGCGCAGCCTGAACGCGCCCAGACGTGCGCAGGTAGTTGGGTTGGCAGGTATGTGCGAATGCACACCAGCTGCAGGGCTTACCCTCTTCTCTGGCTGGGAGCTGCCCGGCCGACGCCATCTGAGTGGCCGTCTGGAAGCGTGGCTGCAGCTTGGTCTCCCACAGGCGCTGATTGAACTGGAAGAGCCAGGGCGCCTCGGTGTGGGTGAACAGGGAGTTGCTCTTGTTGTACGCGAGATACCACATCAGAGGCAGGTCCAGCGTGACCATGTAGATGCACATCTGGTCCTGGTGGTAATCCTTCGGTTCCTTGAGCTTCTCGAACTCGGGGGCCGACATGGTCTTGATTTCTAGCCCGACGCGAAGGTACGGCTGTCCCTGTGAACAGAACTCGAAGATGCCGTCGCAGTGCGAGTGGACATTCCACTGGGCGGCAACACCTCCGAGCTTCGGGCTCACCTTGGCCTCGGGGCTGAAGTAGATTTCAACCCCACCGCTGCGCAGCCACTTGCACATCTCCTCCAGCTCGTACTGGATGAGCGCATGTTGCAGCGTACCTACGTCGAAGCGTCGCTGCATGTTCACGTCTTTCTGGTCGGGCAGCACAATGCGCTCGGTACCGAGGATGCCGTAGACCAGCTTGCGCAAGCAGCCGGATGACTCAGAGGCATGGATGCCCGTAGAGCGACCGCCCTCTCCGAAGAAGTCGACCTCGAGCTTGTAGCTGCCGCTCTGCTGAGCCTTCCACTGCTCCCAAAGTCGGGAGAGTTGCTTGGCGTGTTCGATGTACTGTGCCTTGGAGCCGCCTACGGTCTGTAGGTCAGCTATCGTCAGAAGTGTCACGTATCAGCTTCCTCCACACCTGTTCGGGGATGAGCACCCACGAGTCTTCCAGGCGGTTGAATGCGGGGTCACGGAAGTCGATTTGGAAGACTGGGGTCTCCCGCCCTTGGCACTCAGCACGAATCTTGTCCAGGTCCGAGCGCTTGACCGAGTACGACTTCTTGGTGGTGAACTTGTTCTCGATTCGGAGGCGTCCGTAGACGCGACCATCACCCTTATTCCCGGGAAGTGCCCCGGACCCGCACTGAGCCCGGCCGCCAACGCCTTCGGCTACTCGCCGCTCCTGCTTCTTGGAGAGGCGCCGGCGGTGCTTCTTGCTGAACTCACGGACTTCAGGGTCTGCCAGAATGCCGACGTGGTCCTTCGTGAAGAACTCCTTGTGCTTGATGCACACCATGCACGGGGTGGTGAAGCCATCCACCCGGACAGTGGCCCAGATGTCTGGTTCGCTATCTGGCGTGAGTTTGGTGTCTGGCGTCAGGAAGCTAAGTCTTACCTGTACAGGCATTGAATTCCCGCAGCAGCCAGAACCTCACGACGGACGGCGAGTTCGTACTCGAAGTCCATCTCCATCATCTTCTTCATGTTGGCATAGTTTCTGGCTTGTAGGGCTGTGACTTCCGTGCCGTCAGGTCGGATGATGCACACCTTGTTTTTGACTTGTTGGATGACGCCTCGCT